TATATGAGCTAGTTGTGCGCCGATTCTTCGCCACCCTTGCCGAGCAGTCTTCCTGGGAGGTCTCTAATCTCTCTGTCGATATCGGAACAGAGCCCTTCAAAGCAAGCGGAGCGAGGCTGATAGAGGCTGGATGGCGTGCCTACTACCCTTACAGCAAATCCGAGGAGATCATCCTTCCAGAGCTAAAAGAGGGCGAGCGCCTGAAGGTGTTAGGGCATGAGGTTGCCTCCAAGGAAACCCAGCCGCCGGCCCGGTATGGCCAAGGAAGGCTGATAAAGCTCATGGACGATCTTGGCCTTGGGACTAAATCGACTCGCCACGACATCATAAGCAAATTGTACGCCCGTGCATACGTCCACGGCAACCCCATGAAGCCTACGAACACAGCCTACGCAGTTGTTGACACTCTTGAGAAGTACGCCTCCGCCATAACCAAGCCGGAAATGACCCAGACCCTCGAGAAGGACATGACCAGCATATCAGAGCGCAAGATCAAGGAGGCTGAAGTCATAGATGAGTCCAGGGAGATGCTTACCTCGATATTCAAGGAGCTGGAAGAGAACGAAGAGGAGATAGGCACATCTCTGCGAGAAGGTCTCCGAACCGACAAGATCGTTGGAACTTGTGAGAAGTGTGGCTCCGAGCTGATTGTCAGGAGAGGTAGGCGCGGGTCCAGGTTCATCGGGTGTTCAGGGTGGAGAAGGCGGTGAGGGTGGAGAAGGCGGTGAGGGCGGTGCAGGGAAGGCCGGAAAAGGCAAGAAGGCCGGAAAGGGCAAGAAGGGCAGCACAGGTGCAGGCGCGGGTGGAGAAGGCGGTGAGGGCGGTGAGGGTGGAGAAGGCGGTGCAGGGAAGGCCGGAAAGGGCAAGAAGGCCGGAAAGGGCAAGAAGGGCAGCACAGGTGCAGGCGCGGGCGGTGAGGGTGGAGAAGGTGGTGAGGGTGGAGAAGGTGGTGAGGGTGGAGAGGGCGGTGAAGGTGGAGAAGGCGGTGAGGGTGGAGAAGGTGGAGAGGGCGGTGGAGGGGAAGGCGGTGAGGGCGGTGAAGGTGGAGAAGGTGGTGAGGGCGGTGCAGGGAAGGCCGGAAAAGGCAAGAAGGCCGGAAAGGGCAAGAAGGGTAGCACAGGTGCAGGCGCGGGTGGAGAAGGTGGAGAGGGTGGAGAAGGCGGTGAGGGCAAAGGTACAGGAAAGCAAGGTGGAGAAGGTAAAAAGAAAAATTTGGGAGGGAGTACCCGTGGGGAGCGTCTTAAATCTATCCTACCTATTGGGTCTGTTGTACAAGTAACTTCAACAGGAGAGACAGCTAAAGTAATTGATATTTCGGATGATGGGCATATTTCTGTTAAGGTAATACCAGAAGACACAAATGAGTCTGTTGGTGATGTGTACTCTGGTCTTACTTTAGATCAGGTACGCGTTTTGGAAATGCCTAAAATTGGAGGAGAAGGTGGAGGTGAAGGTGGTGGAGAAGGTGGAGGTGGAGAGGGTGGTACTCCCGGTGGTGAGGGCGGGGAAGGTGGAGGTGAAGGCGGTGGAGAAGGCGGTACTCCCGGTGGTGAGGGCGGGGAAGGTGGAGGGGAAGGTGGAGGAGAAGGTGGAGGAGAAGGTGGAGGGGAAGGTGGTATTCCCGGTATTCCCGTTGATCCTTTTGACAATATTCTGGCACAAGCAAAGAGAACAGAACAGCAGATAAAAGAGGCTTTGAAAAGGGCAAAGGAGGGTGTGGAATCTCGTCACGGTACTGAGGCTGGTATTGATTTGATGAATCAAGTAAGTGAGGAGGAAGTAAAGCCGGGAACTACTGCAACAAACGATGAGATTGACAAAGCAGTAGTCGAGGCAGTACAGAAGGCTTTGGAAGAAATGCGTCGTAATGGTACGATAAAAAAGAATGAACTTGGTGAGGAAGATTTTGACCCGCAGAGTATTATTGATAATGCGCTTGGAGAGGGTGTTATTGACGTTTCCAAGATTCCTGCTCTGAGAGGGATTGGGTCAGAGTCTCGTTGGCGGGAGATAATGAGGCGTGTTTTGAAACACATTATTAGTGTAGACGAAAAGCGTGATCCTAACGTGATTTCTCGTAGGATTGAGGTTGAAGGGGCAATGGGTGGGAGTGTTGAGGAAAGGAAAGTTAAGAATGTTCTCATAATGGCAGATAGGTCTGGTAGCTTTAAGTCAATGCATGTGTTTCAGCCTGCATTGGAAGCCTTGAGGGATTTTTTTGAGTCTTATCGGGCTATTTTGGGAAGTGCCGTTGTGCATGTTTTCTTTTGGGGTTCTCTTGACAGGAGTAAATATCTCAGGTTGGTAGGATTTTCTGATACTAACTTAAAGCGTGTACTTGCTGATAAGTTTGATGGTGGTAATACTGACTTTACCTTCAATTTTGTAGCAGCACTTACCAAGTGCCATTGCCCTGATATTATTATTCAGTTGACGGATGGTGCATTCGGGGATACGTATAGTGAAACTGTTAAGAATAAAGATTTCAATACTGTTTTTACACCAAGAATTAGAAAGAGAACTGTTTGGGTTTGTCCAAAAGGATTTCACGGATTGAACTTGAAAGAAATTTTTAAGATTGATCCTTCGGCAAGGGAAAGATTGGTACTTTACAATATGTCAAAGGAACCGAGAGTACGTCCAATAGAATAGTGTTGTGATAGAGGTAATTCATAAAAAGAAGATATACTCAAGGATAAGAGGTAAACATGGACCCTATTTTGACTGATGACTATTTTCCTTCTACTGATTCTTCCACCTTTGAATTGGTGTGTGAGAAGGAAAGTCTACGTCCTGGCGTGATAATGAAGGTGCGCGGGCCTATTGGTATTACGGAAACTGAGAATAGGAATGGTCGTGTTTACACGAATGAGTTTTGGGATAGTGTGTTAAACCGTGATGATGTTCAAGTAGCGATAAAAGAGCGTGCTTTAGTTGGTGCAGCAGATCATCCCGCAGATAAGTTTGTACCTCCTTTGTCTACTGTTTCTCACGTTATGACAAGTGCGTGGGTGGATAAGAACAAGAAGGCTTTGATGGCAGAGTCCGAAGTTCTTGACACTCCGATGGGGCGTATAGTTTCTACCCTTTTGAAAGCGAATGTAAAGTTAGGTGCGTCTACTCGTGGAGGTGGAAACACAGTTCAAAAAGAGGGAAAGCAGTTTGTATCTGAGAAGGGTTACAAGTGGGGAGGGTTTGATTTTGTTTTTGAGCCGTCCGCGCAGAATGCATATCCAAGACCTGTACGGGAGCAGATAGAGAAAATTATTCTTGAATCTTCTCCTGATTCTTTCAAAGAAGACCCTGATTATTTCAAGCGAATACTTGAAAAACTTGGGTGTAATGGTGATTTGATTTTGGAAAGAGTGAAGCAGCCACAACCGTCTCTCAATGAAAGTTCCAGTAAGGATGCTCTTGTCATTGAGGAGTTAAAGAAAGAAGTTGAGGCTTTACGGAAGAAAACAAAGTCCCTTGAAGAGACACTTTCAACACGAGACTCTGAGTTGCAGAGGAGCAAGTCAGAGGTAGTAGAGTTGAAGGATAAGATTTCTGTTTTGGTGGAGTCGGTTCAGGTTACATCGAAGATTGAAACAATGGATTCTGGAGATAGTCTTAGGGAAGAAATGCAAAATCTTGAGACTCTTTATGATGTTGTCCAGCATGAAAATGCTAATCTTATATCCGATATTGAGAGTGCGATTACTCTTGCAAAAGCAAAGAGAACACCTCAAGTCGTGATTGAATCTCATGCTGCTGACACGTCAATTAAAGAGGGTCAGGGTTTGGCAAGACTCCTACAATACGGGAGGAAAATTTCTTCTCTGATCGAGTCAAATAGCCTTCTCAGTAAGAAGGTGGAAGAGTTGACCGATGCGCGTAAGGAATGGGACTCAGAGAGAAGGAAACTTATCTCTGAGAAAGCATCTTTGTATTCAAGACTTAACCTTGCGTTAGAGGAAAGTGCGGTGGAGGAACAGCATGAAGAGGATCTTTTTGAAGAAGAAGACCTGATTCATGAAGAAACTCCTAAGCCTGTCCTTGTACATAAGGGGAATCGTCCTCGGATATTTGAAGGGGCTTTACATAAGCCTATCATTGGTGGACTTCAAGTGATACATGAAAATGTTGATCTTCAGTCCGCTACCAAGACAAGTCGCGCCGACTCGGTTTGCGACATCATCAAGAAAATCTAAGGAGTTTTCCTATGTCAAAGGCTCTTAATGAAGTTGCATTGAATGAGGCGAAGGAAGCCCTTTTTGGCATGGCTGATTATGCTATGTCGAAATGGAGCGATATTTTGGAGGGTGTCAAGCGTGGTAAGCCTGACGTAAGTGAGTTGACCCTTGCTACTACGGCAATTTGTCTGGAGAATACCGACCGTTTCTTCAAGAGGATGGATGAAACGACTGCGGCTGTCAATGTCGGTTCTTTCATCAAGCATGGGTTTGAACTCATTGCGGCAGTTCTTCCTTCCCTGATTGCGAACGAGATTGTCTCTGTCCAGCCGATGACACGGCGACAGGGAGAAATCTTCTTTCTTGAGTTCCTGTATGGAACGACTCGCGGTGACATTGCTGCGGGAACGAAGATGTTTTCCTATGATGTGGCTGGCTCTGCGCAGGCGGGCGCGGGTATCAGCTATACACATGAGAAAGGTGTCTCGCAGACCCTTTCAACGGGTGATGGCGCACATGCTCATTACGGTGGGGCTGGCGTGGCAATCAATCCTCTCAATGCTCATCCCATCGTTGCTGGAACACTTGTCATTACGGCAAAGAAGGCTGGCGGTGTCGTTATGACTGTTCACGATGATGGTACTGGAAACCTCATCGGTGATGTTGGTGCTGCGTCAACCGTTGTGCCTACTACTGGTGTCGTTGACGTGACATTCAGTAACAATGTTGCCAATGGGGAATTGGTGACTGCGGTGTATGACAACAATTTCGAGTCAAACACTGAGTTGATTCCCGAAGTGGATATTTCCATCACGTCAATTCCTGTGACTGCTGAGAACCAGAAGTGCCGTGCGCGTTACACGCTGGATTCTGCGTGGGACGTTGAGCAGGCTTTTGGTCGTTCGGTTGACACGGAGTTGAAGGCTTCCTTGGCTGCGGAAGTGCGTCAGGAAACCGATGGTCGTATTCTGAGTGAACTCATGGCGGGTGGAACTGCCACAGGGTACACTTGGAACCGGACCCCGGACGCGGGCGTGCCGTGGAGTGAGCACAAGTGGGCTTTCTATGACAAGAGTATTCTCCCCACGTCAAACGCGATCTTTGCAGCGACTCGTCGGGCGGTTGGTAACTTTATTGCGGTAGGCACAGAGGTTTCTTCGGTTGTCGAGGCTCTTGCTCCTCTTTTCAAGAGGGAAGGGACGATTCAGCCGGGACCGCATTACATTGGGACTCTGGGAGACTTCCGGGTTTACAAGAATCCGTACTACAATTCCCTGAAGTATCTCCTTGGCTACAAGGGCAATATGTTCTTGGAGGCTGGTTATGTGTGGGCACCGTACCTGCCACTTTACACAACGCGGACCATTGTGCTTGATGACATGGTTGGGCGTTTCGGTATGGTGCAGAGTTACGGGCGCAAGTTCGTGAACTCCAAGTTCTTCGCCCCTGTTACGATTTCATAGTTTTCACTTTCCTACGTAGGAATGTGAGAAAGGGGAGGGTACGGGAAATCTCCCGTACCCTTTTTTTCAAACACAGGAAGGTTTTTTATGTTTCTTGTGACTAACATGGCTAAGAACACTCAGGTTGTTGTAATTGCAAAGAAGGAAATTCACTTTGTTCCTCATCATCCTATAGAACTTGATTCTTTGTCCGATTCGGAAAGGAAGTTTCTTTTGTCCGTTCCGATGAATGTTGTGGAGTTTGATGTTGGTCCTATGGTTCTTCCGGCGAATGAGAATGCTGTTATGTCAGTTGTAGGGGAAAAGCCTGATGTTGCAGATGGCCCTGTTGTTTTGAAAGATTCTGTTGCTGTCTTGGATGAAGTGAAAATTACCGTTGATAAGCAGGAAGTACAGGTGAAAGATGTTGTACCTGCATTTTCTTTGGGTACAACGGGCACAGGTAGTATCAAGGCTTTTGGACGCAAGAAGGTAAAGTAAATGACGGAAGCGGATGTTATTACTTGGGTCAAGCATACCTTGACAGGTGATAATATTGTTGATTTGGAGACAGAAGATTCTGCTATAACTACGTTTATTCGCGAGGGTGTCCGAAGGATAAAGCCTTGGTACTATGAGCCGAAGAAGTACGAGACTATCCCTGTATCAGATGCAAGTAATAGTGCTATGTCTGGGAACAGTAGGTGGTTTCTAAAATCTGCTTTGTCAAAACCCGTTGATTCCATTCATCAGATTTACAATACCCAACAAGAGTCTGCGGGTGCTTCCGATGTTGACTCTCAGTTGTATGGTTTACAAAGTAGAATGATTTATACTGCGGATATTGCTCATGCCGCATACTATCAAGGATTTCAGAGTCAGTTAAGTACGTTTGTTGGCAATAAGATTACATGGATTGAGTTAGAGGATCGGGTGATTGTCTCGGGGTACTTCTTTGAAAACCGTGTGACTGTGTGCTATCACCCTGCTGTAAATGTGATGGATGATATGACGTGGGATAAGGCTATTACATGGGTAAAAGAGTTTGCCCTTGCAAAGTCAATGGAATCAGCAGCGAGAATCCGTGGAAAGTTTAAGGGTGGTGATATTAACATGGAGACTGATGCGGATGAAATGATTGGGACTGTACAGACGATGCTTGCTGATCTTGATGATAAGTTGACAACTATGCAGTTGGTCGAGGTAGAGTAATGCTATGCCTTTTATCAATCCAGATACCAAGTATCGGTTCACTACTCAGCTTGCTAAGAAAGAGACACAAGACCTTATTGCTTACAAGAGAATGGCAAGAGAGAAGTACGAAAGAAGATTTCCGTTAGTCCAGTATTACTCTTTTCTTCTACCTTTACAAGCTGCTTCTGGGGGAATAACAACTGATCTAAGTGTATCTCTTGTTGATGATTTGTGGGGTGAGACAGTACCGGATGCTTTAGCAGGGAATTTTACACAGCCGCACACTGATCCGGCAATTGATCCAACGAAGTATGACCATTTTGCAGAGCCAGTTGATTTGAATGTCAACTTGATGTGGGAAAAGTCTGAGAAGAATTTAGTCAAGCAGGGAATAGATGATGTTCATGCGCCAAGATTTGTCTTCTTGAATTTTCAGTTTGAGTTGTTGGGCATGAAAATCAAACCTCAAGATAAGTTTATTTGGCGTGACAATATCTATGAGGTTGAGACATACGAGTTGACAGGACGATGGTTTAACACTGATTACTTTTTGTATTCTTCTGTGACTGCAAAATCGAAGCAGCCTGGATCATAATAGCAATCTTGGATATACTGAATTATGAGTCGATAAATGAAACTTACAGGAGCACGTTATGAGATTTTCTCAATCAGAGATGTTTCAAGTGATGAATGAAGTTTCCCCTACCCAGGTGTATGAGTATGTGAAGGACAAACTTGGTTTTTTGAGAAATTGGACGGGGAATATTGACGATCACAAGTCAATGATTGAGAAGGCGTTTGGCATGTATTACAATGCTGGATTGCCCGACCGGGATTTGGTGAGTGAGAAGATTGCCAAGAAGGATTACTCTGGTGCTGCCAACTTGATGTTGGGATATGCAGGCGGTGGGAATGTTGATTTTCATGACTTCAATCAGGCGCGTGGGTACAAGTCAAAGGGGTATGATATGATGGAAGCGAGAGAGCAGAAGTTGATTGATAAGACTTCCCTGATTCGGTATGCGACTGAGCAGGGGAAGCGGGTGTTTGGTAATGCTCTTTCTTATGAGAAGGTTGAGAGCATGGTGCGTCATGCTGTTGATCTTACAAGGGAGCAGCGAGGGGATACGTCGTGTGCTCTTGGTATTTTGAAGCGGTTTCTTACCCCTGTCGCGGAGTCTACCCAAGAGTCTTCCTTGGATGAATTGATTGACACTGAGATAGCTCCTGAGTTTGGACTTGAGAGCGTAGAGGAGTTTGAGGACGTTGATTTTGATGATTTGGAAGAGGCAGCAAAAGGTAAGGGCAGTGCGGTTACTATTCTGAAAAAGGCTGTAAAGTCTGCTCAGAAGAAGTACGGTGTTGACGAGCCGGAAGCAAAGTCGATGATCTTTGGTCGTCTTCGGAATCTTCGTCGGAAGCCGAAGGGTAAGAGGAAGGCAAAGAAAGAGTCTGATCCGGCTTTTTCCAACAGGGCACCAAAGTATCGTGAACAAGTACGTGAAGGCTGGAATGACAAGTCTGCTTCTTCCGGTGGGGCTGCTGCTGGTTCATTTCCTCATGCTCCGACAATTTCCAAAGAAAATCCTATTGACAAAAGGCATGACTATCTCCCCAAGAAGAACAAAGACAAGGATATGATGGCGGGGGAGGACGAGGGAGACGAGGATACTTTTGCTGAAAGTGTAGACGAATTGATTGACACTGAGATTGCCCCGGAGTTTGGGCTTGATAGTGTTAATGAGTTTGACGAGATTGACTTTGACGATCTTGAGGAAGCGGCAAAGGGTAAGGGAAGCGCAGTTGCGATTTTGAAGAAGGCTGTCAAGAAGGCACAGAAGGATTATTCTGTTGATGAGCCGGAAGCAAAGTCGATGATTTTTGGAAGGCTTCGCAAACTACGTAAGAAACCCAAAGGCAAGCGGAAAGCCAAAAAGGATGAGCAAGTAATTGAGGGATGGAATGACAAGTCTGCCTCTGCTGGTGGAGCAGCGTCAGGATCGTTCCCGCATGAGCCAACAAAGTCTGGGAAAAATCCCATTGACCGAAGAGATGATTATGTTCCTGCTGACAAACTTTTCTTTAAGGATATTGGTAAGGATGTGCAGGAAGAGATTGCGAAGTTTGCCTCTGGTAAGGTTGACAAGAAGACACTTGAGAGTTTTTTGAACTCTGAGATGTCCTATGAGAAGTTTACTCAGTTGATTGAGGATGATGATGTTATTGAGGGTTTGGATGACATGGTGTACCCGATTGACGAAGGCTCTGTGGATTTGGGTAAGATTGAGAAGCAAGTTAAGAAGATGGTAAAGGATTTGTACAGTGGCACAGGAGATGATGATGCAACGGAACTTCCTTCTATGACCAAGGAAGTTATGAAGTATGTCAAGAAAGCAAAGGGAGATTTGTATAGGGCAGCGAATTTTGCTGATGATGAAGGAGACGATAGTTATTCCGATATTCTTCTTCGACTTGCAAAGAAGGATGAGCAGTCCATTGACGAGGATATTACTTTTAACTGGAGAAGTAAGACTGTTGGTAATTTTGCAACCAGTTCTGATATTGATAATGCGATAGATGAGATTGGGAATAATGATAAGTTAGGGAAAAGTTTTTGTTTTACTTTGTTAGACAAGTATATGCCTGATTCATACCAAAGAGCGGTTCTTGCTGTAAAGAATGCTTTGAAGATAAAAAAGGTAGATTTGGATAGTTATTTGATGGAGTATGTGGATGGTATAGGTGAAAGTCTTGAGGATTGGTCGGATGGTGACGATGATGTTATTTGTATAGGTTTAATTTCTGCTTGTCAGCAGATTTTGGATGGACCTTCTCTTGATAAGGTAAAGGATATTCTAACTCCGCTTGCTAAGAAACTTTTTAAGAAGCATGAGAAGGATTTTGTTAAGACAGCAGATATGGAAGGTGGTGTTAAGGTTTCAAAAAGAAAAAAGAACGAGCAGTCCATTGACGAAGGCTCTGCGGGTATCCAGCGTTACGGAGTTGATTCAGGGGAAAAGGTGAACTATGAGGGTGAGTCTTTGATTGTTATGGCATTTCAGTACACGGACCCGACAAAGGGGAATTTCCTTGGGATGGGTGATGGTGCTTATCCTTCCGACTATGACGTTCCTCTTGGCTCTTGGATTGCCTATGTCTACACCAATACGGACAAGGTTTACGTATGGGCATGGGGAGATGACCAGAAGCAAGCAGTAGCCGAACTTTTGGATATTTTCTGATGTCCTGAGTATGACAGGCAAGAAAAAAGGAATCCCTCTTCTGTAAAGGAGAGGGATTTTTCATTTATGCCCCAAAGAATTTCTAAGACTCGTCAAAAGGCGGTGATGTGGGGCACCCAAGTTCCTAATTTTTATTTTGGGTTGATCCCTGGTATTATCCGGTCAACGGGGGAAGCCTTTGTTAAGAAGTTGGCAACTGATACTGCAAGAGGAATAAAGAGCAAGATTATTCAGCAGCAGTTTCATCATAAGCCTCTTACTCCTAACTATTTGTTGTGGAAAAAGAGAAAGGGATATGATACAAGGATTCTTATTCGGACAAGGTTTTTCTTGGATAATATTGGTGCATTTAATGAAAGTGTACGGGAGGCTATTGTTTATAGAGTTGGTGTAAAGGACTTAGCTTACCCTGATGGAAAGAGATTACAGACGATTGCACGGTACTTGGAGTATGGTACTTCCAAGATGGTTGCACGTCCTGTTTTTCGTCCGACAAGTAGAGAGTTGAGTGCGAAGATTCATACGCATGTGTTGAGGCTGTCGAATTTGTTGACAAATAATCTAAAAAAGAAACTTCCTCATGTGGATGTTGAGCAGATGGTTTCCCGTGCATTTACAACAGGTAATACTGAGATAATGCAGCAGCGTAGAGTGATTATTCGAGGCATGGTTCACAAGAGGCATGTAAGGACTGTGAGGTAGTTTACGGATTGGATTTTACGTGCAAAGGTCAACAAAGTCTTGGATTGTAAGTCATTGGACTTGACCTTTGACTTGGGATTTTCTATTAAGTATCGGCAAGTTGTTTTTCTTAATGACTATGATGTAAGCGAGGCTTTACGGGATGATGCAAAGAATTGTCTGGTGTTGTTGGTAGGTGGTCACAGGATTATTGTCAAGTTAGAAAAGAGAGAGGTGATCTACTTAGCTAAAGTATACTTGTATTTACCTGTAAGAGTTTCTAACTGCTATGATGATGTAGGGGATAAGCGATTGCAGAGTGTAAATAAGGTTATGGCTTCTCTTTCCCAGGGAGGATTTGACTCTGAATATTTGAAGTCTGTTTTACCCGATGTAAAGATGCCTGAGAGGGTTGATTGATAGCTTATTCGATATACTGAATTAGAGGAGGAATTTTATGGCATACGACGTAGAAGTATCCAAGCAGAAGGGGCTTGAAGGTGGAGTAGAGGGTGCGGTTGTGGGTGCTCTTTCTGGAATTGTGATAGGTATTCTCAAGATTCATGTAAATAATGTCCCTCCCGAACTTGATAGTGGAATTTCTATCGGTATTGGAGTGTTGGTAGGTGCTGCCTTTCTTGGGGTAAAGCGTTTGGTTGCAAACTGGCATAAGCATCACAAGGACAAGTAACATGATGTTTTTCTATGAGGGTGTTTATCAGAGTAGTTCAAAGGAGCGGACTTCCAAAGAACTTGAGGCAATCGAGTTTGTCAAGAGTTCTTTTGAGGCTGCGGGTCATGGTAACTTTGTCAAGTCTTTGAAAGATATTACTACGAATGCCATAAAGAGATTCGGAAAGACTGGTGAGAATGCTGTTCTTGTTACTTTGAAGATGATGCTTGACAGTCCAGAGGTGAAGGACAACGAGCAGTTGTCTAATTTTATTTCCTCTGTGTTGAGTGGGGAGAGGGTGTCTCGGGAAAAAGAGTCTGAGAAGCAAGAGATCAAGGAAGAGTTTCTTTTAGAGAGTTTACTGGGAAAAATTGCCTCTATTGCTGCTGCTCCTATTGTTATGGGTTTTGGAATAATTGGAGCAATTGCGGGGGGAATTGCCGGATTGGTTAAGAGTGGGGCGAAGTTGTTTCAGATCGCTAAGAAGGGTGCAGGGGCACGCAAGAAGAAGCCTGACTCAAAGGGTCGCCAGAGGGTCAAGAGTTTAGCCAAGGGCAAGAAAAAGGCCAAGGGACGTAAAGTAAGAGGGACTGCGACGGACCCCGGAAAGAAGACCCCGAAAGAGGCAGCGGATGACTTGGTTTCAAAGAAGGGTGGGGATAAGACAAAGGCACGGCAAGCTGCTGTTTATCTGATGAATATTAACAAGAAGAATCCAAAGAAACATGATTTTTGGTCACAGGTTGTTGGTCATATAAGGCCGTCCTTGAAGGCAAAGTTACCACGACCGAAGCCGAAGTTTATTAAGATGCGAAAGCATAAGGCGAGGGCTGCTGTAATTTCTAAGAAGAAAACAAAGAAGAAGGGAGCAGTATGAGTTTACTTCAGGAAATTTATAGTAAGGAAGATAATCTCGATGAATCACGGTTTCCACCAAAAGCGATGGACTATAACAAGGTTGACGATCCTGATGCTTTTTGGAGATATGATGTTGATGATGCAGCCAAGAATAATGCTATGATGCTTTTGAGTCAAGCAAAGGAAATAGGGGATGTAATTTTGTGGTTGAATGTGATTGCTGGTAATTGGAATGATGGGCTTGGAAGACCGAAAAAGAAGTAGTCTATAAAGTCCGCAAGGGCTTACATATATGGGCGTGCGCGTGCGCGTAAGCGTGCGGGTAGGTCCAACGGATAAGGCCCGTAAGGGCTTGACAGATAAGTTCTCCTGGTAGTTTGAGAAAAGGTACAGGTGTATCTTGGCAAGTCCATACACTTTGAATGACTCGTTTCGTACCTACGATCAGATGGTATATCTATGGTTAGATACGCTAAAGGTAAACTATGGTGATATTTCAGGTACTCCGCGTCAAAACTTCGGAATATTGAGATGCTTTGCTACCCCGCATCGTGCTGTTGCTGAGATGGAGCAGCTTCTTGTTCGTAAAGGATGGCTTGACCCGAATAATCCCGGCATTGGTGACGGGATGGATACAAAAGCCTTAGAGACTTGGAAGAGAATACCCCTGCCTTTTGTTTCGATTTACAGACAAACACCTACCATAGATGAAACAAGATTCATGCGGTCTGGTGTTAGATCATTGTCATTTAGTCCCGACAAGAGAAAAGCAAATCTTTCAAGAACTCCTCTCCCGATAAACATTCCTTATCAGCTTGATTTTTGGTACAAGAGAAAATTTACTGAGGCACATATCTGGGAGTGGCTGTTTTCTCAGATGGCAAATTATGGGAATGCACATAATGAGTTATTCCGCACGGTGACAATTGGGAATGGTTGGGGAGACAAGATAATTCCTTTGCGTTTGGAAGGAATGTCTGACAACAGTGACTTAGAACCTTCTGAGTCTAACAGAATTTTGAGAAGTACCGTTGACATGGTAGCGAGAGCGTGGCTTTTCTTTCCGCTTAATGATGGAGGAGACGGTACAAAGATTGTTGGGACAGTTCTTGTCAATGAAGAAGTTAATTCTGACTGTTAGGTTGGTAAATGATAACTAATACCACCAAACTAACTCTTGATACTGATAATGGAAGATACAGCAGTTCTCCTTCTGTTGTTGTTGCTAATTCTGGCAGGATGTTGGTGTTTTATGAGAAATTCTTTACTTCTGGTTTAACAGGATATTCGAGTCTTACTGCCCATATTACTTCTACTCCTCCATTAACCATAAATATTCCAGCGGGTTCGGGTAATGTAAACGGTTCTTCTATTTCGTGGGGTTCTGACACTCGTGTTCTTCCGATTGATTCTTTTATTCTTGTATATGCGGATTCAATGGGTCTTCATTATGTAACCTCGTGGACTATGGAAGACATTGCATCTTCCGTAGTGCTTGCTTATATAAATGTGGGGCATACTGCTATTGTAACGGTAGAAGAAGTGGAAAAAACTGGTAGAGGGATTTACATACGCAAGCAGGAACTATCTGGCAGTGATTGGGTATGGACGGATGAGGAAATTCGCCTTAGTACAGGTGAGCAGCCGAGCGCATTTTATGACTCTTCCCTTGACAAGGTGTTTCTTTCATATAAAAAGGACAGTGTTGTTTATCTGAGAGTTTTTGATTTATCCTCTGAGTTGACTTGGAGATACTTACCGAATACTCAGAATAACGTAGGGGTGATAACCCTTAATCACCAACCTGACATTAACTTGACATTTCAAACTGCCTCTGCTTCAAGGGCAGTAAGTTCTATTACTAATTTAGAAATTTACCCTATAAGCGTTACGGGAATGTGCTTCAGGCTGGTGGGATTAGATTACAAGCCTTTCATATTCTTACCATTCATCTTGACACCTAACACCAATCTACAGTACCTTAATTATCCGTATTACATTGAGGTGTGTTCAAAAAGTGGTAGCACGTACACCGTTGAAGCCTCTTATTCATTCAATGCCAACGGTGCCTTTTCCGCTGACAGATGGGTACAGTGGTCAGGTTCTCTTGGTGTAAAGTATGTTAGATTGCGTGCCACTTGCCCCGTCTTGATTCAAGGGGATGTAGTTACCCCTGAAGCAAATTACAAGCAGGTTGAAGTATTTGATCCTTTTGAGAAGCAGACAGTTGATGGAAATACAATTAACGAAATTATCATAGCAGATGAATTGACTCCTTTGCCGTCTGCGGGTATGAGGAGTTTACTAACTAAGACTTTTGAGTATATTGACAGCAGAGATTTTGAGCAAGACAGTATCACGTTTCAGACAGCTTCAGGGATGAGAAGTGTGCTTGCGAAAACTTCTGAGTATGAGGAGAGCCGAGATTTTGAGCAAGATAGCATTACGTTTCAGACAGCGGCAGGAATCAAGTCTTTGATGATCGTTACCAACACATAGGAGATTATATGGTTCAGGCTAAAGGTTTGTATGAGTGGAAACTGGTTGACAAGGACACAGGACTTGTAGTTCAGGAGGGTTCGCAGTGGAACCTTTGTACTGACTATTTGTTGTGGACTTTCATAACAGGCTCATTTGGAAATTATTTCTACGCGACTAACCTGTGGATTCAATTATCCGATACGGTTCCTACAGTTGGAGTAGAGTATCGTCGTGCTGGTGCCTCCACTGTTTTTAATCTTTTGACACAGCAAAGTGACTCTGGTGGGGTAGACTTCTCTTTGAGGTCTAAGTATAATGCTGCGAGTTTTGCTCCTCCCGTGTCACCCAGAACCATTGCAACCATAGGGGTAGGGGGAAGTGGTAATCCTTATAGATTTATCTCATACATCGTTCTTAGCACTCCTATTACTCAGCAAACGAATCAATATCTCTACGTCAAGTACACGAATTTCTTTAACTACGCCACTGGAGGGTACAAATCTCCCAACAATCACTTCATTGAATACGGCATCAATTCGCAACTCCTCAAAGGTGGGGAAACGCTATTTAACATAGATGGAAGGAGCTATAACTACGGCACTCCTGTTATCTCTCCGTTTATCTATCCGGTTGATTTCAATAAAGTGATGAGAAATCCTGAGTGTGCGATTGATTCAATTAACCCTCATTACTTCAATACTAACAGGAATGACGGTGGAGCAGAATTTGTTACAGAAGTTAAAAGGGATTACGATGTAGGTGATATTATTGGACCGTTGGGGAATGTTGTATTTCCCGGTAGGAAAGCCTACTATTCGGCTCCTGACAGTGGGTTTATGAATCAGATTTATGGCATAAGCCCGATTCCCGATCAAGCACCTTCTATCTCTCGCGTGTTTGTCCATCCCGCATCTCGCATTGCACAGATATTCTCCGATCCGTCTTATCCAGCATCTTCACAAGGTGGTATTGTTCTTTCAGGAATACCTACTACAAAAATACCGATGGTGGGACGTGTCAAGATTACAAAAACGGGAGACGCTTCTGATCTTGTTGATGAGACATTTACAGTTAATCCTGCCCCAAATAAGATTTTTGTGAGTCAGAGTGCTTGGGCTGTTGACGACATAGTAAGATTTACTTCGACGGATACACTTCCTGATCCTCTTTTACCGAATCTTGACTATTATCTTTTAGACGGGGGTACAAACTTTAGAGTATCCCTATCTCAAGGTGGGTTAGCGGTTGTTATTACGAATACAGGAATTGGTACACATACTATCATTCGTCAAAATACTGGTAAGTATTCCTTGGAGGTTCAACCTTGGACGTGGCCCAATGTTTATTCGTCTGGTCCTGGGCACTTGAATGCTAACCAAATATGTATGGGTGTGGACATTGACGGAAAGGCAATGCCCCAAATTCTTGATGCTGTTTATGACATTGGAGAAGGTGGTGTTGGTTGGAATGACGAACCTACTTACATGCTTCGTGGACAGGCTCAAATCAATGATTATATCTATTCTGTGCAGAAGAGTAGGGTTAGTGGGGTTCATAACGTGTGTCGCTGGCCTTTGATGAGTTTAGAAACATCTGATGCTTTGTGTAAATGGGGAACGAGTTCTCTTGTTGTAAATGGTCTTATTCCTGATGGTAACTTTTTGTACATTTACACTACAACGGGTATTTACAAGTACAATAGTGCTACTCCGACAGTCGCCCCTTCATTGCTTACCATAATTGGGCTTATTGATACCAATATCTCTGATTTGCAGAAAGATGTTGTGACGGGATATTTCTGGTCAGGGCATTCTACTGGACTTAGCAAGATTGACATGGGCGCATTAACAGCTACTCAATATCTTAATACAGCAGGACAGGCTTTGGATGGTTTGACTAACAACGAAGTGAATATTCAACGAGGTCAGTTGGATGTATATAATGGTCGTGTAACCCGAATGGGTGATCCGTCTGGTGGTGGTGTTACTGCCTACCGTCAAGGGTGGGTAATGGATGATGGGGTAGGTTGGTATAAAATATCTGGCGGAGGTATAGTAAATGAGTGGGTTTCTATGGGTGGTGCGATAAGGAGAGGTACAAATCAGATTCTTACTTTTTGCTATTACTATGGATACGAAATTTCCGTTATTGTGACAGGAAAAGGAACAGGATCACTTACTGTTCTTAATACATACTCTACGGGTTATTGGAGCAATGAATATACCGTTGCTTGTGTTCAACTTACTAATGATGTGTTTTTGGTTACATATTCTAATGATTGGAACACCTCTAATATAGGTTCAGCTACTTTTGTGTGGGGCTCTCCCCCACAAACCGCTGCACCCGGAGGACTTACAGGCGCGTGGGTTAGTGGACGGGACTTCCTATCTGCGAGGAATAAAGTAGATTTTGGTAATGGTATCTATGGTGTTATGGTGGGTCCAGTAATCCTTGCTCAATATCCCCCGGTTCCCGTTAAGTTCGGTTATCCCGTTAGCAGTTGGGTTAAGGATGATTCAACAGATATTCTTATCAAGAAAACAGGAACTCAAGCATTACTTCACGGTGTATCAGTAGCATTTAATAATGCAGTAGGTAAAAATTGGGACCAACAATTCATTGCTACAGAGAGATTTACTTTTGTCTACGCACCTTACAAAGTAAAGGACAACTTGCAAACCGTACAAGTCAAGGCTCGGTATTATTCTTGCGAGGCCAATGTAAGCTCTGGAGTACCTGTGACTGTTCCGAGTTCTGACCCTCGGATTTTTCACATTGCAGAACAAAGTAACCCTGACTTTCGAGATATGGAGCCTGTTGATTGGATGGTAGACGTATTTGAAGGATTGACACAGTATACTAAGTTTGTTTTGCCTGCTGAAACGGTGTGTTCTGTTGACTTTGGTACAGATGTTTTAACACACGGTCTTAATATTCCAACAGGGACTCCTGTTCGGATAACAGGTGGTTATTCTGCTATTAACGGTACTTATCGTCCTGTTTTTCCTCTCAGGAATTTTGGTGTGTATTACGCTATCAATAATGGTTCTACAAGTTGTAAACTTGCTTATACCTACGCTGATGCGATAGGGAATGTACCTATTGACTTAAAGAATATACCCGCGCAGGATTACAATACTTTCATTCAAGTTATTCAACCTACAGCAGGCACGTACATAGCAGGTGTCAATGGAGTATTTGTGTTCTCAGCGGCAGATGCAGGCAAAAATCTTACTTTGAAATATCTCTACACGCTGTATTCATAAGGAGAAGATTATGGACAAAGCCATTGTTATTGCTGAGTTGTCAAAGGTGGGTTTTTATGCTGCTTCCTTGTCTTCGGAAATAGTGAAAGACCCATTCGATCCGGTGAAGATGGCTGACGGACTTTTCAAGGCTCAGACCGATCTTCTCGGGGCAATGAAGGAATTGTTGACAGATTCTACAATGACAACACCGGAAGGACAGCGATTGAAGCAGCTTGTGGTAGGATTGGATTACGCCGTTTCCAATGTACCAAAATGAGTATACCTGTAACTGACAATACGGAATTATTTCAGGGAGGTTCTGGGTCAGAATCGTTTCCTCATAATGTCATTGTTAAGGGGTCTACATGGTCTTTGTACAAAAGCGGAGGCAGGCTATATCTTAAAGAATATGAGGGGTCTTTTGTTTACAGATTTGATTTTGTTGTTAATAAGTTTTCTGTCTCTCGTGCGTTAGACTTAGGGGGAGTTTTTTATGCGGATAGGTTTTGGTTGTGGTACACAGATGTCAACAATAATCTTACACTTTTGGAGATAGAGCCATTTTCGGGGGTTTCTCCGATTGTTCATGTAACTAAGAATATTGCGTCAAGTGTAGTTGACGTGAGTGTTTACGTCCAAGAAGAAAAACCTATCAGAGTTTTCACTGTATACTCATATTGATTATGACTATTGGACTTAAAGCACTTCAGTTTGTAGACATTAACGATACTTCTCCAGAAGTTACCGTACTTGATTGGAGTGCCACCAGATCGAATGAATTATCTAACTTTATTGATACTAATAATTTAGATGTTGTGTTTGTAGATGCCAGTTCTCCTCCCAATGTGTATACTACTTCTTACGTAGTCCCTGTTCCTGCTTTAATATCTGCTGTTCAGTCTGGTCCTTTGACTGTAACTGTAACTTGGGGAGTGTCCACTGGTTCGGATGAGTATTTACTTCAGCGAGATACGTCAGCCTTGTTTTTATCCCCTGTTAATGTATATTCTGGTCCTAATCTTACGTTTGATGATGTTGTTCCCCTTGCCGATACTTATTATTACCGTGTTCTTGCCAGAGTAACAAGTCTTTCCTTGGAGTCGTTTTGGTCGAATGTTGTCAGCTTGACCATTGAGGAGTCTGTTTTTGTAGATGACTTCGTAGTTGTGTCTGAGTTTATTGGCATTGATATTGAGGGAGCCGATTTAGTAAGTGATCTTGTTTCTGTTTCCGAGTTTGTAAGTATAGTTATTTTCACAGAAATTCCATTGAGTGCTGATTTTAACGTAGTAACTACTCCAGTAGGAACAAGATTTATTAACCTAAGTAAAGGAGCTAATTCTTGGTTGTGGGATTTTGGAGACTGTAGAAATTCTACAGAGCAGAATCCTCCTTTGTACAAACAGAGGCCAGGAACATATACTGCATCTTTAACAGCAAGTGATGGTGTTACTTCAGTTACTTCAATTAAGACTATACATATTCCTGACTATATCGAAGAGGTTCCTTGGGATGTAATAGATACAGTAGTTTATTCTTCATACAACTGTACTCCACCTGAGACTATTCACTTGATTAACGCGAGTGGGAATGCATTTTTCAAGGTTTTTGATAGGGATGTGGGAGAGATGCGTTTTGTTAATCCAAGGATGATGTTTGCCCCGGCTGATGTGTTGAACGATTACCTTGTGTCTCATTCGTTTCCTGTGTGGCCGGAGACTTACGTGGTTGAGGGAGTTTTTATCTCGGAGAATACGTGGTCGGTACAGATATTGAATGTTGGGGGAGTTCCTTTATTCACGTTTGTCATGCCTGCATCAAAAGTTCCTTTACATTTTCTACAGTCCTTTGTTATTGCTTCTTTGGACAAGGTGATAAGTGTTAGGATAAACTCAAAGGATATGATTAATTTTAAGATTTTTGAAACTAAGCGAGTTTCCTATCATAAGTGTGCTTACTAAGGAGATTTTATGCTCAAGTCAATCATGGTAAATGGTAGGATGATTCATTATGATGACCCAAGCAATCAACACCAATCTGGTGAAAAAACAATACAAGAGAAACCGCAGACTCAGCCTGAGTTGACCAAAGCAAAGGAGGAAAAGTCTGATGTTGTAGTACCGCCGAAAGTTGATTCAGGTGAGACAGGTGGAGTGAGTGCGGGCGCGGGTGGAGAGAGTAAGATTGTGCGCAAGAAAAAGAGTCGATTAACCCTTTAGTAAGGAGTTTTACTTATGGGAAATTCATATCCCCTTCTTAGCCCTGGTGTTGCGTTTCGTGAGTTTGATTTCTCTCAGTATGCAGAGAGACTTTCGACCACGATTTTTGGTGTGGTAGGACGTGCTGCAAAAGGTAAGGTTAATGATCGTAACCTTATTGCAAATCCTACGGAACTTGTCAAGAAACTTGGATACCCGAATCCGGCTTGGAAGGATAAGGCGTGGTATGCGATGGAGCAGTTTCTCAAGATTGGCAATCAGGGCGTGTTTGTTAGGGTGATAAACCTGAAGATTCCGAATGAGGCTATTGGTTCTGGTAATGGAAGCCTGAAGAAATTTACAGGAACTTTGACAAATTCTCCTATAACACCGTCAACGATTGATATTACGTATCCGTTTACAGGGACGCATCATGTAACTGATAATGGTTTGGGAAGACTTGTAGAGGCAGGGAATGATATTGGAAGTATTGATTACCAGACAGGGGATTTTGACATTGGAGATGGGAGTGATGGTTTCTTGAATCCTCCTGAAAGTGGTACTAATAATATCCATTGTAGCTATTCTGAATCAGGTATCTCTCAAGCTATTGTCAATGATGGTTTGGGACACGACTTGCTACGGGTGTCTGCAACTTCTCCGGGTACTTGGGCAGATACCGGGGATACTCGTATTCAGATTTCAATTCAGAATGTTACTGATGCTGATGATTTTGATTTCATTGTGCAGGGATGGGACACACTTTCCTCTGCTTTTGTTGCTGTGGAGTCTTATCATGGGGTAAGCCTTGACCCGACAAGTGATAATTTTGTTATTCGGGTTATCAATGAGGGTCGGAGGGGTGATCCTATTTCTACGAATGTGGTAATTGAAGTTTTGCCTTACAGTGTTGCTCATCCGACAACTGCTCCTGCTGTAAATAACTTTACTTTTGCAGGAGGAGATGACGGGATTGATTGTGATGCCATCGACTATGCTGGAACGTATGCTTCACAGACTGGTGTTTATGCAATGTCAAACAGCAAGATTCTTGACTTGAACCTTGTTGCTGTTCCGGGTGTGCAGATTGATGGGACGCGCGTTGACCTTGCGAGATACCATTCTATCATTGTTGCAATGGATGATGTTTGTCGCAACATTCGCCGGGACTGCTTCTATCTTGTTGATCCGCCGTTGGGCTATAATCGGGAACAGGTCATTGCATGGAGACAGGGAGCGAATGGTCCGGCGAAGGATACCTCATACGGTGCTCTGTACTGGCCTTGGGTGGTCGATGATGATGTCTACAACAACGTAAACGTCATCCTTCCTCCTTCTGGATACATTGCCCAAAGGTACGCTTACAATGACGCGGTTGCAGCGACATGGTTTGCGCCTGCTGGTTTGAATCGGGGTGTGTTGAATCCGCAACCCTTGGGACTTCAGTTCACTCCTACGGACCCTGACGTGGATTACTTGTATGACCGTAAAGCGAATTGCAACGTCATTGTCCCTGATCCCTCCACTGGCTTTACTGTGTGGGGTCAGCGGACCTTGCAGAATCGTCCGACAAAACTTGACCGGGTGAATGTTCGACGGATGCTTCTGTATTTGGAGAAGGTTATCTCTACCTCTGTTCGGTATCTCGTTTTTGAACCGAACGATGACTTGACGTGGACTACTTTTATCAATCTTGTTACTCCGTATGTGGAAGAGGTAAAGAGGGGCAGAGGTCTTGATGATGTGAAAGTGATTTGTGATTCGTCAACGACCGATGCGACAGCGATTGACAGAAGTGAGATGTACGGGAAGATTCTTTTGAAGCCCACGGGAACGGCGGAGTTCCTAACTGTTGATTTTAACCTTTACTCGTCTGGTGCCAAGTTCTCAGAGTAATTTACTAAACTCTATACTAAACGGAGGAAGCTATGAATGATCTAAGCGCGTCGCATTTAGCTGCGCAGGGTGGGGCGTTTGAAGAGCAGCGCGGTAACAATGCCATTCTCAGGATTTTTGATCTTGCTGAGAATGTGATTGTTGACAGGGGAGAGCATCTTATTACTCTTTCCCTTCAGTCATTTCCTTTGCCCGTGACTACAGTGGAAGCTCTTGAGACAAACTTCTTGAATGAGAAAAGGAAGATTGCCGGAATTGTCACCTTTGAAGATATGGAGGTGATGTTCAAGGACTTTGTGGACATGCGGACGGCACGGGTCTTGAAGCTGTGGCATGAAAAAGTCTATGATCCTGTGACAGGTCGCATTGGTCTTGCCAGAAACTATAAGAAGCGTGGTGAGATCGAATTGTTTGGACCGAATCAGCAGTTTCATAGGTTCTGGTCTTGCATTGGTATGTTTCCGACGACGTTCAATGCGGGTCAGATTGATATGGCTTCAGCGGAGCCTGTCAAGATTTCTTTGACTATTTCTATGGACAAGTGTTATGCTTCGAGGGCGGCGACAGCGGTGAATCTGGTTCCTACGATATAGTCAGAAGTCAAGTGGAGTGGTGATTACCTAATCATCACTCCACCTTGATTGTCTATGGTTTTTATGTTATCACTCTCACTCTGAGAAAGGGGCTATGTATGTCTATTGAGAATGCAGTTCCAAGGTCTTCTTCAGTTCCTCTTCCTTCCAACACATTTTCTATCACGTTGCCAAGTAAGGGATTTTTGTATGACGGGAAGGTTCCCGATGGTACAGTCATGCTTCGTCCCTTGACCGCAAGGGAACTTTCGATCCTGTACAATCCCGGTGGTGATGCAATGATTAAGTTGAATACGATTATTTCTTCTTGCGTTGTCAATTGCGCCATAGACCCCGTGGATTTTCTATTGACAGATCGTATGTATGTTCTCCTGATTTTGCGTACTCGGTCAATGGGTGCGATTTACTCTTTCCCTTTGAAGTGTGATGCGTGTGGAGCGCAGTACAAGGAAGAGATTGATATTTCAAAGGAATTGAAGACGAAAGAGATGTCTTCTTCTGTGAAGGAACCTATTGAGTTGAAGTTGCCCAATTCAGGGGAGATTATCACATACAGGTTCTTGCGCGGGCGCGACGAGAACTCAATTTCTAAGAGTGCAAAGCGGATGTTGATGCAGTCAAGTGACCCTTCTGACCCATCTTTCATTATGCGAATAGCAACCATGATTCAGGCTGTGGGGGATAAGACGGACTTGGATTATTATGCGAAAGAGCAGTATGTCTCCGGGTTGGATGCAGGAGACATAAATGAGATTTCTAATGATGTCGAAGAAAAAGAGTCTGGTATTTCTCTCATGGTCAACACAGAATGTCGAAAATGCGGCTATCTGGACGAGGTGATGATGCCGTTTACGGCTGAGTTTTTTCGTCCAAGAAAAAGACAGTAAGCAATCAGATATTGATGACATGATTTTTGAGTTGACCTATTATGGAAGGTTCAATCCAGAGTGGGTTGAATCTTTACCGTGGGAGAGATTCAGGTATCTTCATAAGAAGTTGGCAGATACTAAGAAGGAAGAGAAAAAGCAGGAGGATGATGCAATGAGGGTTGCAAAGGGTAAGCCACATTCTCGCGTGTCAAGAAGGGGCTAATAAATGCCTGCTGGTGCGGGAACTGCTGCAATTGGAATGTCGAATGTAGGGTTTCTCCTTTCATTCGTGGATGATGCGACTCCACACTTGAAAAGAGTTACGTCTGCTTATCGTCAATTGACAGCATCAATGGACGAGGCTTACAAGAAGGCCAACCAGACAGGTATGTTTACTGGTGGGTTGGATCGAATTATTAACAAGATGGAACAGTACGTCGAAATAGGTCATCAGGCGGTAGGCTTGATGGCCTCTTTTTCTCAGTTGTCAAGAGGAAAGTTTGGTAAGGTTGAGGTGGATGTAAAGTTGCGTAGGTTGCCGAAACTTGTTCCTTTGGAAAAGGGAGCAATTGTAAATAAGCCTACACATGCTCTCATAGGTGAAGCTGGACCGGAGATGGTTGTACCTTTGGGAAAGAAGAAAAATAGGGATTTTTGGAAGTGGGCTTTACCCCAACTTTTGCCTATGGCACATGGAGCGATACCCGGAGGAGGGTTGGGAGCGACAGCTTTGAGAATGGGTATGCGGAATATGCGAGGTATGCATGAAGGCGGGGAAGGTCTTGAACAAGTTTCAGAAGTGGCAAGGAGTCTAAAGTCAGAATATGCAGATATGGAAACTCATATTTCCAGTATGGTTGATCTTACTAAAAAGTTGCGGGAGCATTTTGGGCAAACAAGAGATGAAATGTTACAAACAAGAAAAGCCTTGATTACTTCTTTTGACGGTGCAAGTTATGACATAGAGCGAACCTTTGAGAATATGTATGATTTAAGAAAAGAGTCAGAGTTGACTGAGCAGGATGCAATTAAATTGTCAAAAACCTTGGGTCTTGTAGAGGATTTTCAGGGAGCTAACTTATCAAAGTTTGCGAAAGACCTTTCTTTTTATACCGAGATGGCAGCGGATGATGTAAACCAGCTTGTTCTTGATATGTCGGAAGGTTTTAGGGATGCAGAAAAAACAACAGGTATTACTATTGGATTGAGTAATATAACGGAGTATCTTGAAAAAGCAGCAGATATATCTAAGAGTATGACAGGGATATGGAAACCGGAGGAGATGGGAAAAGCTATTAAGTCAATGGCTGCTATGGGAGCAGGGATGTATAATGCTGGTCTTGATGCTGACCTTTTGAACGAGGTTATTAAGGAGGTGAATTTTGGATCGTTTGAGGCGAAGGTTGCTTTGCAGAGATTTGGTCTGTCTGCTGAATTTGTCAATAAAAAGTTGGCAGAGGGTGATCCTGGTGCAGTAATGGAGAAGTTAGCAAATTTAGGAGAGGCTACAAAAGGGAATACTCTTGCAGCTACACAGATGCGGAGTGTCTATTCTCAGATTTTCAATGTTTCAGAGGAGACTTTAATTGACTTAGCAGCAAGAGGTAAAAAAGGTAAGCAAGCTACAGATCAATTAGCTCATTCTTTAGGTAAGGCTACGGGAAGATATGAGGCTTTGAATAAGGCTAATATGAAGTCAAAGTCTTTATGGCAACAGATTAACATACAAGTGACAAGATTTACTAAGACCCTTCCTTTGATTAACAATATAGTGAATGCTCTTGAAGGTTTACTTCCTATGTTAGAGTCTATTTTCTTCGGGTTAAGTTTGTTTAGGATGTCTGGTGTTAGTAAACTTTTTTCTGGGTTTTTTAAGGGTGTGGGAAAGGCGGGAGAGGCAGGGCTTGTTACTAAGATGCTTTTTGGTAAGGGAGGAAAGAAGGGATTGAAGGGAGCACTCAATAGTTTTTTTGAATCTATGGTTAAACCTCGTAAGTTTTTTGGTAAGAAAGGCAGTATTTCTTTGTCTACTTATGATAAGGAGTATGAGAGAATATTTGGTAAAGTAGGTAAAAAGTCAGCAGGAGCGTTTGCTAAGTCTTTTAAGGCTTCAAGTAAATTTACAGGAGGACTATTTACTGGATTATTTAAGAGTATGCCTTGGATGAAAGGGTTGTTTTCATGGATACCAAAACTGTTTAAGTTACTGAAACTTGGGGGTGTTATTGGGTTGATAATGACGTTGGCCGATTTTTTTGTTGTTGCATATAAGAACTCTTTACCTTTCAGGATTGCATTGGAGCAGTTGCGGCTTAGTTTTATGCAGCTATGGGATACTATTACTAAGTTTATGGCAGATACTTTTGGAAAAGGAGCAATGGGGGATAATTTTAAGTGGCTTGGTGATTCTTTAACTTGGTTTGCCTCACTTGTGTCTACAGGAGTTGTACAGGTATTAGATATTTTAGTTGTAGCTTTGAAGGCTGTGGCCGGAACTATTATATCCATTGTTAAGATAATTGGTTCTGCTGCTTCTTTAATTGGAGGTGTAATAGGGTTGGTGTCCGGTCAGATTACCCCGAAAGAGTTTGGTAGGTTGATGGGTGGAGAGATGAAAGATATTGGTAATGTATGGACAGGATTATTTGGAAAGAAGGAAGTAGATGTCCAGGCTGTTAGGGCAGATATGGGAAAATCTGCTGTTGTAAAGGAGCAGGGTAAAGATGTCCTTGTAAATGTAGATATGTCTGGAGTAGAAAAAAGAGTCGATGCTTTGAGAAAAGTAAATCAGCAGCAGCTTGATTTACAAAAGAAGAAAAAGAGTGGGGGAGTTACATCAGGAGGTGTTCCTTTGGCTTCTCTTGGTGTTTCTTATTGGTAATAGACGGAGTTTCCTATGTCAAGTGCTTTGACTGGCGGAGAATCTTTTGGGCGTGCCGAGCACGAGGCAAGGGCATACCTTTTGATTGATCGGAATTATCCAAAGAAGTTAAGAGAATTTTTTCCTTTTTACAAACTTGGGTTTACATATTTGCCGGAAGAGATTTCTCATTCTGGTGCGGAAGCTACATATAATGATATTGACATTGTAGGAAGATGGGCACCTTATCAGGTTTATCAAAGTACATCTGCGGAAGAACTTTCTTTTACATTGCAGTTCTTTGCATATAGGAATGTGTTTGATGATGTTGTGTCAAAGGTAAATTTTCTAAGGTCTTTGAAGTATCCGATTGTGTATCAAGGAATTTCTTACCGACCTCCAAAGGTTTTATTTGTGTTTGGAGATTTTCTTGCGAAGATGTGTATTTTGAAGGAAGCTACACCTACATATCGTACTCCTTGGGAGGTTTTGCAAGAAGATGTAGATGTACCAAGTAAGCCTGTACATACATTGCTTCCTATGGTTGCAGAGTGTAGTATTACTCTTGGAGTAATAAGTGATATTCCTGTTTCGTTTAATGGAGTTTTGAATAATGATAATTTGGGGTTAGCAGCGATAAATCCTAAGTTTGTAGCTTCTGCAAGAACGAAAGTTGCTGAGTTGACAGTAGGGACAGATTTTGACAAGTTTATCTCTGGAGGAAGGGCAGCTTAATGTCAGTAGATTTACAGCCTTCTTCTCGGATGTTGATAACTCCTTTACTAAAAGAGGGTAATTCTGAGTATTTTGATATTTGGGAACCAGTGAATTTCCCTGAAGCAGATGATGACATTATCCATCGAGTTACAGAGATAGAAGTTGGAAGGTTAGACTTGATTGCTGTTCAGTATTACAATGACCCTAATCTTTGGTGGATAATTGCACATGCAAATAAGGTAGAGGATATTTTTGAAGAGATTATTCCGGGCATCCGTTTGAGAGTTCCGTCTTTTGATCGAGTAAGACTTATACTAAGTGATATTGTAACAGGATAAGTGAATGGCACCAGAGGCTTTACCGTTAATTCCTTCGGGTACTTTAAGACAGGTTTATTTTGATTTGTCTATAAACGGTAATATTATCCCGATGTATAACTATTTCCAGAGCTTTACATACGAAAGAAAGACTAACGGTACAGGAAATACTGGAACAATAACTCTCTTTGATCCTACGTGGACCTTTTTGGAGTCCTTTATTTTACTTCAGGGTGCTACTCAGGCTAAGATTGTGTTCAGGTATGGATGGGCGGACTATTATTCCCCTGCCATTGATGGGGTATTGACTGGATATGCGCCAGAGTTTACTTCTGATGGGGTTACTTTACGGCTGGAGTTTTATGATATTTCTGTTGATGCAAATTATGATAGAGGAAATTTGTCTTTTAAGGCTGGAATGAGGATTTCTGATATTGTCCAGAAATATGCTGATAATAGAGGGATTAAGGCTATCATAGAAAAGACACGAGGGGGATTTGATAGTCCAATAATACAAAGAAATTGTAATACTCTTTATTTTATTCAGAATGAACTTGTTCCACGGGCAGTTAATTTGCAAGGTTTGGGAGGGTATACTTTTTTCTTTGATGAGTCGGGTGCTCTTCATTTTCATACTCCTTTGTACAATCCTAAGAATACTGGTAAGATTGATGTTTACAAAACGTACATTGTGTACAGAGGAATGAATGGAGAAGTTCTTTCATTTTCTCCAAGTGAAGACGCTTACAAGCAGGTGTTTTTGGGATCACATGATGTTTATGTGGAGAGTGTTGACCCTATAAAAAAGAAGGTAATTAAGACTACCGTAAATGCTTCAAATTATCCTATAGCTACTATTACAGGTACAGGAGAAGTTAATGTAATTAAACCGAAAGGTAACTCTCACGGTAGAGTTATTAAGTCTGCACATCCTAAGCAGGATAATATTGATGATTATGGAAAGTCAAGATTTGCATTATATAACTTGAATAACTATACGGCAACTGCTGAAATTGTAGGTGATCCAATTATCCCTATTCAGTGTTTCGTAGAGTTTATTGTTATTACTGCACAAGATAGAATACACCCTTTGTCGGGTATTTATTGGGTAACGGGAATTACTCAGAGTATTGAGGGAGGTAATTTTACATCATCCTTAGAAATGTCAAGAAATTCTATGAATACTCCAAGGTCAGCTTCACAGTTAGACCTTGAGACGAGAACAAAGATAGGAAGTATTTTGCGAGAGGTAAGGGAATCAAATCTTGTTACAAAGGTTGTAGAGCCTAAATGAATTTGACTCCGGCACAGATGATTAAGGACGGTATGACCCCACAGGAGCGGCTTGGTGGTATTTATCGTGGCTGGTGCGTGGACAATAATGACCCTGATAAACGGGGAAGACTGAAGGTTTACATTCCGTTTATTCATGACGAGGATTATAGAAATGATACAGATAGGCTACCTTGGACGGAGTACATGGCCCTTGATGGAGGTGGGAATAACTATGGGTTTGTTTTCATTCCGAACAAGGGGGATACTGTTTGGATAACATTTATCAATGGAGAATATCAATATCCTGTGTGGGTAGGGACTTGGTACGGTTCTCCTAACGGACAAACGGAAATTCCAAAAGAGGCACAAACAGATTACCCCGAAGTACGAATCATAAAGACCCGAAGTGGGCATTACTTGAAGTTTGTAGACAAGAGCGGAAAAGAATCAGTAGAAATATCTGACAAGAATGGGAACTCAGTTCTTATAGATTCAACAAAGAATGACATGGATATTACTGTCAATGGTGATTTAACTGTAAATGTGTCTGGTGATTGTAACTTTTTGGTAGGCGGGCAATGGAAACTAAAGGCTGATGGAGGAATGGTAGAGGAAACTCCTGGGCAGTTGGTACATAAGGCTGTACAGATTCAGAATAACTCGTATGGTGGAATATAGATATGGCATACTCTTGTCAAGACCTCTTTGATAGTTCTATCAAGTTTTTATCTACTATAAACTCGAAATTGAGTGTTGTTGTTGACAAGGCAAACAAAGTCAGTGCAAAGTTGGAAAAGTATTCTCAGGGTCTTGACCTTGGGGAATTGATGCTCAAGTTCAAGTTGCCGGATGTTCACTTGCTGACAATGGAGGAGTATCTTGATTTGATTCTGGGATGTCCTATTGCTGTTTGTGTTTTACCGAATGCGCAGATGTTTATTGATTGGGTAGAGACGTATATAGCGAACAATGGTCCTTTTGATCCTGCAAACCCTCCAGCAGCCGTATTAGCTATGGCTACCACGTATGTCCAGTTAGCGAATACAAAGGCCAAGGAAGCACAGGCACAGGCCGCACAGGTCGTTTCAGGGGCAATTGCGAAGTCTCCTTTGGGATTGATTGCCAGAATGAAGGAAGCCTTCGATACGTTGGTTAAAAATTCTGGTATTTATACCTTGATACAGGCAACCGACAATACACTTTATTGCTTAATAGCAAAATATCCTGCCTCTCAGAATGACCCTGCTGTTATTAGATACAATTCTTTGAAGTCTCAGGTATCTTTTGATGCACAGGGAAATGTCCAGACAATGAAGAATGAAGATCAGGCTGTGATGAATACGTGTACAGGTATGCGGCAGGATTTATCATCAATGGCAAGTAGGTTGTATTGACATGCAAGCAGTAGGACGTAATAATGACATGGTTCAATACAATTGCGCACATAACTCATATCCGTATAATCAACCTCCTGGCGGGTACTTGATTTCTGGTGATAAGACTAAGAAGTTAGACGGAAGTTTTGTTGTACGTCAAGGAGATCAAGTCCAGCTTAATTGTACGATATGTGGGACAGGTTCGGTTGTGGGAGGTTCTACTGTGACAAAGGGAGACAATGGGTTTGGGTTTGCACGAGTAATGGATTCTGTAGTTGGTCCTTCTGGTTCCGGTGTGATTATTCAAGGTTCCCCTGTAACTTTTTCGGAGTAGTACATGGCTGCAACTCTTGACGATGTAGTAGCTGCAATTGAGGCAATGTCCACGGCTGTAACTGACGCTATTTCTGCACAGACGATAGCAATTGAAGCGAAGGTTGACTCTTTCTTTGTTGACTTGAAGAAGGATGTGTTTGCTGATCCGTCTGTTACCCCTCCTTCCTTTTTTGCCAAGTATTTTGCATACAGTCTTTCCGGGCAATCGGAGGATGATAAGAGGCAGGCATCCACTTCACAAGACCCAACTGTGACTAAGTATCAGAATTTATTGATGGAGTTTAACTCAAAGAAGCATCTTGACAAAGGAAGCGGTAGTGGTGGACAGGGATTACCTGCAACGGATATTTACGGATGGACATGGGTATATGATAAACCTCCGCCGATGCTTTCCTCTGTTAAGAAGCAAGAAGGGGCAAGAGAAATTCCGATTGCATAGATAGACTTAATGTTATGGCTAACATTCCTTTTGAGACAGAACTTTACCAGACGCAACTTACTGATCCTCATGCGTGGACAGCTAATCCTGCTATTCCGAAAGAGATACAAGGGTATGCTCCTCCTCCTGTGTTACAGCAGTTTGGGTGTAGGTGGAAGGGTGCCGCAGTTCCTACCGCTCCAAGAAAAGACGGTCGCCTTGGTGTGAAGTGTACGAATGAACTTGTCAAGGCTTCCATTTTGATGATTTACACGACGAGAGTAGGTGGAAGGTTGATGCAGCCTCTCTTTGGATCACATTTCTTAGATATTCTCTTTGAGCCTAACGACGCTGTACTAAGGGCAGAGATTGTTGTTTACATGACAGATGCGATACGGACATGGGAACCACGGATTAACCTGTTGTCTATCAATGTTTTTTCAAGTGGGTCTGATGTTGCGATACACCATAACTACACTATTATAGAATCAGGTTTGCCAGTTGATTTGTATTTACAGGCACAAAAAGCGGCGGTTGGGTCATTGAGGATTGTTTCAAACGTAGGATGATACTATGGCAATTTCTCCTTTAGTCCAAGAGATATTTAAGCCTTTGGAAGAGGTGCGTTATTCGTCAAGGGATTTCTCCTTGATGAAAGAGGCATTGCGTACATGGGTACAGGCGCATGACACTCCTTTTTGGAATGATTTGTTTGAATCGAATATTGGTGTTGCTTATATGGATTTGATTTCTTATTTGTCTGACGTTCTTTCCTTTAACATGGATAAGGTTGCGAATAATAGCTTTATTGACGTAGTGGAGCGTTACCGTGGGATGCTTCATATTACGAATTTGCTTGGATATACACCAACTGCTCCTGTGGCAGCAAGAGTACCTGTACGTGGAGTTCCTGTGATTCCTTCTGGTCAAGTTTTGGAATTACGGGGAGCTTATTTTGACACAACAACTCATGCTGTTGTTCCTCCTTCCAGTTTTGTTGTGGATAATCTGAATCTTGAGTTGGCTTACTTTGCAAAGAAAGAAATTTCTACTGGAAAATTTGCTGCTATAAATTTGTTGGATTTTCCTAATCCTGGTGATGCGCCGTATTCAAGTTTGACAGTTCCTAAGAAGATTTCTATTACTCAGGTTGGTGGTTTGTACATAGTTTCGGAAGACCTTAATTGGGTATTGCGTGATTTTCTTGGTGAATATCCGTTATATTGGACATCCAGTGTGACTTTTCATGCAGGAGAGATTTGTTTTTTCAATGGCGGGACTTATCGAAGTTTACAAGATGGAAATATAGGTCATCAGCCGACGAATGTGGTTGGTGATCCTTGGTGGGTTGTTGACTCTGCTCAGAATGTGTACGGTCTTGCTTTACTTGAGGGTACTTCACAGGCAGATGTTTTTACGCCCGAGCCGGGAGGGGATTTTCAGAAGTTTGTTTCTTCACAGGGGAGTGTGATTGAAGATTCATGGGTTGTATTTGTGAATGGTGCGAGATGGGAACAGCAATCAAAAAATACCTTGAATCTTGCTACGCCGACAGATCAAGTTTACGTAATACAGTTTACGGAAAAGGGGAATCTCAAGATTGCTTTTGGGGATGGATTGACACATGGAGCAATACCTACTGTTGACGTAGTTCTGTTTTATCGCACAGGTGGAGGAGTAGCAGGAAATCATGTTATTAAAGGAGTTGCTTCGGGAAATGTGGTGGGGTATGTGAATACCATTGAAACTCCTTTCACAGTGAACAATGTAAATACATCAGGAGGTTTTGGTGGTGTTGACAAGGAGAGTTTGGATCATATTCGTTATCTGGCTCCGGGGTGGTTTAAGACTACAGAGAGGGCAATCACAAAGAATGACATCTTGACTTTAGCTTTGAAGTACGTTTCTCCTTCTTGGGGTTCTGCGGGTAAGGCTGCTGTAATTCGGCCACAGAATGACGCAGACAACTTGAATCACCAGATTCCCTTGACTGTCCCTCTCAAGGATTTGGGAGGTGGGCATTATGCTCTTGGGAATGTTTCAGGGGGAGTTCCTGTTGCAGGAACATACGATTTTCTATTGAATACCTATTATCCTTCGTACATGGCTAACGTGATGCTTGTGTATATTTGGTGTCCTGTTGAACTTGATACAGATGGAGATGGGATTGTTGACTCGGTGCAGTATGTATCCGCGACGGATGCGTCTAAGCCGAATCTTTTAGATGACTTGAGAGATTACTTGAATGCTGGAAATCTCATAGGATCACAGTATCAAGGGGATGTTGGAATGTCTGTTGTGCAGACAGAAGTTTTGGATGGGCAACCTTCTTATATTGATATTATTATTTCCAATTTGATAGTTGATTTGAAGTTTGATCGTGTCACTGTTAAGAACAACATAAGAAAAGCGATATATACCTTGTTTGCAACCTTTGTACCTGGACTTTCTTTTCACAAACACTTGCTTTACACTGCTATTGGTCAAACTACCGGAGTAATTTCTTTTACTCTTTGGGCAGGAGTTATACCTTCTATTGCTTATGGAGATGAGGTTCCTGTTGCGGCGTATCAACTTTTGACCGTTAAGTCTGTTGACATACAAGAGTAGCTTATGGATTGGACGCGAAGAAATTTTTGGCGTTTTGGACAGGGGGATTGGGCTGATTCCCCTGTGCCAAAAGATCGTCATATTGACGGAGATGTAAATAATCCGTCTGATCCGATGAATCCTCTTGCTGTTTTTCCAAAGGAAGACCCGAATGGTAGAGGTATTATTCGGTATATTCTTTTCTTGGTACAAAAGATATTCTTAGAGGGTACTTCTTCCTTTGTTGATTCTAATGGTCAGACAGTTGACGCAGTAGAGAGTTTGAGAAATGAGATTAAGAGACTATCTTCTTTGATGGACCCGGATGAAGTACCTGTTTCTTTTCTCACTTACTTAGCAAGGACTATTGGATATGAGTTTATTTTTGATAACTTGATACTTCCTTCTCCTGTTGGTGGTGCATGGGATAAAGACACGGAGTATCACTATAACAGTTTGGTTTACTATGATGGAGAGACATATAAGAGTCAGATAAATGGGAATAAGCACATAGTTCCTACAACTGTTACTGATCCTCCTTCGTGGATAGTGTTTCCTCCTCTTTCCTCTGAGAGTATTCGCAGAAATGAGTTAAAATGGGCGACACAGTGGTATCGTTTGAAGGGTGTTCCGCGAGGGTATGAGGTTCTTTTTGAGTCTATTGGAAGAGATGTTACTGTTCTGTTTGTCTGGTCAAATAAGAATGATAGGAATGATCGTAGGTACATAGATGTTAGGACAAGGGATATTCCCGCAGAGAATAAGGATATTTTTGGTAAGCACAAGCCAGTGAATGAGTGGGTATATTTTCCTGATTCAATGATAAGGATTCAGCCTGACTTTTCCTTTTTTATCAGTTTAATACCTGCTGCATTTGACGATATTGTAAAGAGAATTGATGAGGTGATTCCGGCGCATATATTGTATGAGATTTATGCAGCGGTTAAGTTTATTGGACCTGATTGTGATAAGGACCAGTGTGGAGATATTTTTCCAATTACTGAGGATTTTACAAAATTCTATTTGCATATTTTGACTGATCCGTTGGGTATTAAGCCGAGTCCCTTTACAGAATCCTTTCCTTGGAAGCCTTCAGATTGCTTGACTCATGGGAGTACGTGTTGTCCTCCTCCGAAGCACGATCATTTAGCGATTGATACTCATAGTGATTCTATCACACATACATCTGCTGAATGGGATATTTATAGAGATGCTTACTATGACCATAGCTATTGTTCCAGTTGGCCTCCTGATTGTTTAGGGGATTATCCTCATCGAGGGTGGTGTGCTTTTCATAATCATGCTGCTTCTCCTTCTTGGGTTTACTTGGAAACGTATGAAATGGATGATTTTGACGGAGGTGTTATTGACTCGGGTTGGGATGTGGAATTTCTGAGTAAGTATGTGTTAGATGTACGTCCTCCTTTGAGTAGTGATTATTGTGCTACTCTTGGAAATGCCGTTGACCACGGAGTATATTGGAGACTTTTTTCTAATATCAATGGGGATATTCAACTTGACTTCAATATAAAAATGTCTGCTTTCCAGAATGTTCTTGCTGGCAATGGAATCTTTTTGAGATTGATAGATTTACTTGGCATAGATTGGGTTGTTGTTGGTGTAGGTAGCCATACTACCCCTGGACAGAATGTTTTTGTTTGGGTTACAAATACAAACGCTCTTTTTGCTACGTTTACTTGGACACCTTACAAGGAAGTACAGTTAAGAATCAAAAGGGTTGGTAATGTTGTAACAGGATATTACAATGATGGGTCTGGATGGAATGCTTTTCCTGATTCTCATATAGTTAATAGTGCTGCGAATGTTGATACTTATGGGGAATATCATCTTGCCCCTGATAAGAGTTACTCATTTAGCAAGTTTCAGTTGCAAGCGGGTTCAGGGTTTAATTTAGCTGGTGGTGGGTCTGTTCTTCATAACAACGATTGTCAAACCGATAAACTGTGGATATACGATCATAATGACCATTCCGTGCCACTTTACGAGAGCATGGGCTATCCTTATTGATTATCTGGGAGCGGCTATGTATCAAGAAGATTTTTGTGTGATAGAGGGATTTTTGAGAATTTTTCAGTGGGAGAGAAAGGACTTTCGGGGTACTCCTACTCTTCTGTTTGAAGAGAAGAATTTTATTCCTCTTTGTGGGAGAAGGCATGTTGCTTTGATGGCAACTGATCCTATTACTTATGCGTCAAGACGTATAAGTACCATGTGTCTTGGAATTAAGTTACCTCCTCTTTCTTCAGAACCTTTGGACCCGAATAGAACTCACCTTGAATCTCCTTCTGTTGGTTTATATCCGGCTGGTCAAGTGCTGTATTCTGGTCTTACGTTGGGGTTTCCCGCAGTAGATACTTCTCCTTTGCCTTCCTATCCTGATTCTTTCATAACGTATAAAGTAACGGGGTTTGTTCCTCCTGCCAGTATAGTTATTACAGAGGAAGGTTTATTTCCTACTGTTGCTTGGCGAGATACAGTGTATGAGGGTAAAGAAAATGAGATTATGGCTTACAAGAGGCTGACAACCCCTCTCCCTGTGAATCATTCGATGGTCCTTGACATTTGGCATCAGATTCGTTTTGGTTCTAATACATAAGGAGTTTTCCGATGGCTACTGGAATCACTAAAATTCGTGATGACTTGGGATTTCCTTCGTGGAACAACTTGAATAATCCTCCTGACCCAAATTCTTACTTGAATTGGGGGGATTCTTTTAAGCCTGATGCGGTGTTTGACATATCGTATTGGAATACGACGACTCCCGTGTACGCGCCTGCGGAGAAGCCCGTATTTCAGAGTCTTGGTGCTCGTGACTCTTTTGTTGCTAAGAAGGTGGATGACATACTTGGGTATCTTGACACAGTGGATTATAGTTTTGGAGGTCTTTCTTCTATTGAGAGGGATGCTCTTTACAGAAGAAGTATTGCTGCCTCTGGATTTCTTTCTGGAAATACTGGGGATGTAAAGGAATTTACTGTAGGAACTGACTTGGAGAGTATGCTATCCCCTGGTGATCTTGTTTGTGATAAGGGAGGTTTGGTAGATAATAGTGTTCGCATTAAGTCAAATGGTACAGATGTTGTTGTTCTTGTGAACGGGTATCAGCTTGTCTTGACTTCTAATTCTTTTGATGGGAGTAGGCCGGATATTACTATTAGATTTCCTGATGCTCCTGTGTTTGGTAAAAGACAGGATATGGCATTTTTGGAAGTGTGGCGGGAGAGAATAGATTTGTCAACTTCCAAGTTTTTCTACTACGGAAATACTCAGTATGGACCTGCAAGTAATTTACCGGATGATACTGCTCCGACAACAATTACCAATGTAGACTATCCTTACGTGAGTGGAACTGTTTACGGGACTCTTGACCCGACACATCCTTCTGTGGTTGGAACTATCTATGTTGACAGAGTAACAGGAAAGTACATTCAGGTGAGATATAGGATACGGGTTTTCTCTCTTGATTTTGAGGACTCCACAACTAACTCTGTTATTCCTAAGAATATATTGACGAATGCTGCCCTTTTCGCACAGGGAAAGAGAAGCTCTGATTCTTCAACCGCTAACTTTGTAATTGTTTCTTCTGACTATGGCTTATTTGCTGCTTCGGGGGATACATCTTTGGGAGTTGGCGGGTTAGCTTGGTGTATTCCTATTTGTTTTGTGCATCGGAGAAATCAAGCTGCCTTCAGTGAAGCAAATATCAATGGAGGTTCTTCACGTCCTGATCTTCTTTCCTTTCCTATTATTGCGGAGCGGGATGTAATGGATATGCGGCATACCGTTACTCTTGGGACTTTTGATTGGGAAGAAGTTTATCAAAAGACGATGAAGAAACTTATGGGAGGGTCATTAAGTACCAACTGGTATTCTCAATATAGCCTACCTGATGGAGTTGTTTCTACACAGTTGGATATTTATGGGAATAGGCATTTTGAGGGTATGGGTATTCGCAATTCAACTCTTGCTGGAACACAGTTGAAGTATAAAATTATTACAAATAATGGCATACCTGCTGCCCCTGATGGAATACGTCAAGTTTGGTCAGACGCAGAGGAGAGTCAGGCTGCAATTTGTTTTATTTCCGATATTGACGATCCGGGTAATCTGTGTATTCCTACTGGATTTTTTGAGTACAACCAAATTGGGCATTGGGTGAAGGCTGATTTACAGATGCTTCCTTCATGGAATGGTGGTGCTGGAGATCATGTGGTATTTACTGGTATGGTTCCTAAATTTCGTTGGGCGAGTAATGGCGCAACTGTAAATATGTCTTGGACTTCTTTGACAGGTGCAGCAATACAAGGGTATGTGCAGTCTGGAAATATTGGAAGTTATGAAGGATACTCAGTACATTCACATGATGGAATGGTAGGTGAGGTTTACATTAAGTTTTCTCGTGGGTCTTCTTTTCTTGACAGGACTCCCGTTTGGGGGAAGGCAAGAAACTTCAGCATGACCTCGAATGGGACTCCTTTGATGGAGGCGTTTGGATATAACCAGTATGAGCCTCTTGGTTTTGATGAACAAACGAGAAGGATTCATACCTTTGCTTTTATATCAGATCAAATTGCACTTGACGGAAATCCTACTACCCCTGTTACCCTTCCTCAGTCAGAATTTCGCCCCTTCGGTAGTTGTATGAGAGATTCTGACGGAAAGTACAAAGTTTGGGTTGCTAATACTGCTACAGGAGGATTTGACCTGTATTCGTCAACTGACCTTAATAGTTTTTCTTCCCCTGTTCCTTGTGCAGGTTTGCCTGATTGTGGAGATATGAATAACGTGAATGGTATATCTGTTGTAAAGGCTGCTGTTGTGACAATGAAGTATTATCTTTTTGCCACTAATCTTTTGCACCAGTTGAATATGTATGTGTCAACAGACGGAGTTAATTGGACTGGTCCTACACTTTGCACTGGATTGACTGGACATGGAACTAATATCATAAAAGCATGTGTGATGTTTGACACGGGTGCAGGTACTTCACTTCCTACACCTCGGTTTAAGATGTGGTTTATTAACGATTCTGACGCTATAGTGACGTATGCGGAATCTGCTGATGGGGTTGTGTGGGATAACATTGCGCTGACCCCTGTTACAGATACGGATATATTGACAGGCAGTGATTTACCTACGGAGATTTCTGTGATTATGGAAGCAGAGTGTGGGTTTGGTACATACAAGGTTTGGCTTACCGTTTCTGAGGATTATGATGGAAGTAGGGGTTATGGACCAAAAGATCACTTGAAAGTTCTTTATGGATTTTCTACTACTGGAATATACTGGATGATGTCGGATATTCCAAGATGGTCAGAAGATTTGCATTACTCTCAGTATTGGAGAAAGGATATTCCTGATTCTGCTTGTCCATACCTTGAAAATTCTGATGAAACTGTTAATCATCCATATTTTTTGACAATATGTAATATCTTTAAGGACGATAAGGTGTATAGGACGTATGGTATTAAGAGTTATCTGGGTAACTTTGGATCGAGTACCGTAGTGACCTCTTTACTTTGTAAGATAGTATTGGGAATGGTTGATAGAAACGGAAGTGGTACATCACAGAATGCGATGTATCAGGGTCGTGGTGCGATGGACCATGCTCTTCGGTATGATGACGCCATAGGGAATTTGCCGGATGATACTCTTGTTTTTTATACAGAGTATGCACCAAGAGTCCATGCTGGAGGTGCTTGTTTTACTTTGGTAGGTGGTCCGTGGGTAAGTGAGAGTAAGGTAGTTTACGTACCGGAGAACCCTGTGTTAGTTTCCACTCTTGGCTCTGGGTATAAGAATATGCGGGTGATACCATCGAGAGGCGTAATAAACCTGCTGGACCAGCTTAACGGAATGTTTAACCATCCTTTACATAACTACATTGCACGGGCTGTTATTCCTTTTGACGGAAGAGCGGTTTCAGCAGCATTTCCTTCACATGAGTATTCTTTAGGGAGTGCTGTTCAGTTTGTGCGAGCAATGCCGTGTGATGTGTACAAGGACAGAGGTTCTCTTCTGGAATATTTTTATTCAGGTCATTTTAACTATGATATTCGTCATGCTATTGCTTTCTCTTTTGAGTATCTTGTTCTTCAACAAGGTATTTTTGAATCAAATAATACTGCTATTGGTCAACATATCCACTCTGAAGCGGTAGACTTTGAGACTTACTTTCCCCTTGGGTTTGGGGATAGTGTGTTTGCTGCTTTGTTCTCAGTTTCTAAGATGAGTGGTGGACAAATTGCAATTATGCTTTCTTTTGGGGATAGTTTACCTACCTATAGGTCGTACTCTTGTGATGCTTTTCTATCTGCAATGGTTCCTTGTGGACGTTACTTGGCAAAGATGAAATAAGTCATTATTTACACGAATGGAGTAGAGGTATGAATATGACTAATAGTGAGGGAAGTGTTGCCGGGTTTTCCCCCTTGTTACAGAACATGGTGAGTCGGTGCTATAACCCGCAGTTTCTTAATCGGCTTAATACCTTTCCTCGTGTGGTAGCTAATCCGCAGGAATTTTGTGATAAGTGGTGGGTTGACATAGCGGATAGTTACCTTGATTCAGGATTTACTACTTTTGATATAAGTAGTCATGAAGTTGTTACAATAGATCAGTCCTCCTTTAGGGGAGGGGTGAAGTTTGTTGTTGGGAATATTTTGGATTTAGGTTTAGTGTCCTCTCCACATACTATACTTCAGTTTATTCCTAAAGATGTTTGTGTGGACAGGGTGGTTACTTTTTCATGCGATGTTGCTACTTCTTTACCGAATGTTCGTATTCGTATTGGGTCTATCAATGCTACAGGTGGTACGTTTACGGAGTTTGCCAATGTTCGGGGTGACTATAAGCATCCGGGTGACGGGCGTTTACATAGATTGTGGGTTTCTACTCTTTGTGCCGACGCAGCCTACTTTTCTCGGTTGGTTTTGAAAATTGAGTGTGGTGGGTTTACCCCATATACAATGTCTGGCGGTTCTCTTACTTTGTTTGAAGCTGGAAATTGTAGCTTTGCTATTGGAGGCTACGAGGGGCTGCCTTATATTCCTAAGCGGGATGTGATGGCTGACGAGGTGTTTTACAATGTTGCTACTGGAGCAACGGTAAGAACAGTTAAGCAGTCCCTTGACGAGTTGTATAACGAGCTTGATCCTTTACTTCCTGATCTTTCCCACTTGTATAGTATAACAGTTAATGGATGTTCTGGAGGTATTTCTCCTACACACCCGAAGGTGTTTGTGAGTAGGTTTACCTCAAATCCTGCTACTAACGGTGTTGTTGTGGAAATGGTATTTCAGGGATTTGGCGGTCTTGTTACGGGTCCGGTTTATACGGACGTTTTTCTTGCATCTGACTACCTGCCGTCACAGGAAGTTCTTCTTCCCTTTGCTTTTGTTAATAATAGTCAGTATGTGAACGGGGCTGTCTTGGTACGGACTGATGGGTCATTGAAGATACTGCAATTGGTTGGTGATGAGTATGTGGACTTGCCGACTTATTCAACAATTATTTCCAGTTTCGTTGTGCGGTTCACAAAGTCCATTGGGTAGTCTGTGTGATTTTTTAGCTTTGGTCGTATTAGTAAGAAACAGGAGGAATTTTCATGATTCATTCGTATGTGAAGTTTTCTGAGTTTGAGCGTGCTGTCACCAAGCACACTGTGTTTCATCGCATTCGGTTTTTTCAGCCTTCTCCACAGGAGGCTCCGGTTTTGCCGGAGGGAACGAAGGTCATTGGTGAGATGCGGTTTACTTGTGCTGTTGGTCAGGCTGTGAAGGTCTTTTTGCGACAGCAGCTTTTTAAGAACGATAATCCTACGGATAATCCTGAGAAGGAGAGATTCAGCATTGAATTTAAGATGCTGTGCAAGGCTCTTTCCGATGCAGGGTGTGACTTGATCGTTGGAGAAGTTGGGGATACAATTTTGAGCGGAGAGATAGATAATCCTGGCATTGTCAAGGCAATTGACAGTGTTGTGGAGAAGTTGGATATTGTACGAAGGGAGACGAGAAAGGCAACGGAGGGTTACATAGGTGATCCTGAAAAGTCTGAAAAGGAATTACCTTTTCCGGTGCAGAGTAAAGAAGATTCTTCTGAGTCTCCTCAAGATTCTCCACCTATTTCAGCTTAATTTGTATTTTTGGATTGTGGCCCCGCGAGATTGCTTGCGGGGTTTCTTTTTTCAGGAGAAAACGTATAGTATCTCATGGAAGCGCATGTCACAGAACAGTCAGAGTTGCGTCCGCTTTATGGATTTGTAAACAAGATTTTCCTTGTGGATAGCTCGTGGCTTTTGCATAAGTCTTTCTATGGGTACACAGATTTTAGCGTGATAGATGACCATTCGGGAATAATGACTTCCACAGGGGATATTCATGGGTTTTTGATGGGTTTACTTATGATGATACGGAGAAGTCCTGATTCTCCTATTATTCTTTGTCTTGATTCAAGAAATAATCTCAGAAAGAAGGAACATCCAGAGTATAAATCCAAGAGAGAGTATAGGCCGGATATTTGGAAGAAACTGTTTGAGATAATTCAGTCAGCCTCACTATTTCCTAATGTTTATTTGTCAGCCTATGACGGGTATGAGGGTGATGATATTATTTATACTTTGTCTAAGAAACTATCCGGTAGTGCAAGTAAGATTTTGATTTATGGCTATGATAAAGATTTGATGCAGTGTGTAAACGATAGGTGTGTCTTATGGAATAAGTGCGATGGAAGTAAATTCATTGAACGGGGGATACCAGAGGTTAGGGAGACTTTCAAGGGTTGTGAGCCTGAGAACGTGCCATTCTTTAGGTCTGTATGTGGAGGGGATAGTAGTGACTCCCTTGGGCCGGGTTATCCACGTTTCCCGAGGAGTTTAGGGGCAAGGATCGCAAATTTGTTTGGTAGTCCAGAGAGATTTTTGCAGTCGGACTATCGAGGGGATGAGAAGAAAGATGCGAAGTGGGTTGAGATGCTGCGAGAGAGTCCAGATTCAATGATTTCTCTTTTTAGTCTGATGAAGGCACGCTTTATTGAAGGTCTTCCTGTTTATCGGTGCAACAGTACGTGGGATTTTATTGAGCAGTACAAGCTAAGTCAGGTTAAAGGGGATTTTGTGAGGTTTCTACCGTTTTCAAACAAGGAGTATGTGCCTGTGAAATTGCCAATTGCGGGGTGATTTATGCACTTTTTACGTTGGCTTCTTGGGAGAAAAAAGAGTAGAGAGATTAAGAAAAATCTACAGGTATTAGTGGGGAGTAGTGTTTACAAGAGGAAACAAATCGCTGAAACTCACATGATGGAACTTGAGAAGTGGGTGGAAGGGGAAAGGATACATAAAGACCCCGGAGATGATTTCGGGTTGCAATGGATTGAGAAGCATGGTAGGGATTTTCATGAGAGGTTTGTTCAGAGTAAATGTAGAGTTTGTTCTAATGTTTACAAGTGCAAGCATGTTCTTTTTTCGGAGTGTACAACGCATATCCCTGAGTTATCTGGGGAAACTGTTTCTGTGCTACGGAATTTGCTCTTGCTTTTACTTGTAAATGGGGTTTTGAAAAAAGAAGATATTTTGGTTAGCTTGATTTGTGCCTATTGTGGTATTTCTTTGGAGAGCCTATATGCCTGATGTTGACTTTCATGAAGGAATGTCTGAGGAGCAGTATCTTCGTGCTGTAAATACATATATCACAAATAGCTCTGCTTTGATGACGCAGAGATTTCTTGAGACTTATCCGTGGGTTTTTGTTGGAAAACACACTTATATTGGACAGGTGCAGGTTTGTGGGCGGCGTGAGTATGGAGGAAACTTGACAATAGGATCATATTGTTCTATTGCCAATTCGGTTATTTTCATTAACGGAGATCACAGAATGGATTGGGCTACAACGTATCCCTTTACCATTTTTTGTGAGGCTGCGTGGAGGATAAAAGGACACCCGAAGTCGAAAGGTCCGGTTGTTATCGGAAATGATGTTTGGATAGCGAACGACGCAACGATTCTTCATGGAGTTACCGTTGGGGATGGGGCTTGTGTAGCGACTCACTCTGTTGTCACAAAAGATGTTCCTCCCTACACTGTTGTTGGTGGAAATCCTGCTAAAGTTATTAAGGTGCGTTTTGATTCAAAGACTATCAAGAGATTCCTTCGTTTACAGTGGTGGAATTGGCCTGACTCAAAAGTAAAGAAGTTTCTACCGTTGATGCTTAGTCCAGATGTAAACAAGTTTTTAGACAAGGCAGAGGAAGAACAGTATGGCAGAGAAAAGAAGAAAAACTCTCGCAGTTGACTTTGACGGAGTTATTGCAGATTATTCTGAGGGAGATAAGGGTAAGGGTGTCTTTGGTTCTCCTATTGAGGGTGCTGCGGAGTATCTTCAGAAACTCCACGATGAGGGGTGGATGATTATTATTTGGACAGCGAGAGAAGAAGAAGGGTTGTTGAAAAAGTACCTTGACGCTAATAGAATACCGTATGACCATGTGAACGAGAATCCAGATCAAACTCATGACTCAAGGAAAATTTTTGCTGACGTGTATTTGGACGATATGGGAATAACCTTCCGGGGAAATTGGGAAAAAGCGTATAATGAGATAAAGGGTTTTAAGAGTTGGGAAGGTAAAAAGAGAAACGGATAGAATAGGACAAACATCGTGCATTTTCTAACACTTTGAGAGTCTTGGACTCCGAACCTTACGGCATAAAAACCAATAGGGGAAGAGGACATTGCTCATATAACAAATACCAATGTTTCAGAAAGAACAGGAGAGGGAAATGAAATTTCTTCTCCTGTTTGATTTTGTGGGTTATTAGTCTATTTGGATTAAGGATAGGAGTAGGATTAAGCAATGGGTCACTTTGACATGCTATTAGCTCCCGAACAGGTTGAGGCTTTACAGGTCTTGTCGAAGCCGTCCGATCATATACTTGCTTTTGGGACAGGTTTGGGGAAGACATACGCGGCTTTGGTTTCCTTTGAGGCTTTACGCAGAAAGAACCCTGACAAAAAATTCCATTTACTTGTTGTGTGTACAAAGTCAGCTACGGTTACTTGGTTGAAAGAGATTGAGGGTGAGACTCATTACAAGTATTTCCTTTGTCGCCCTGAGTGGTCGATGACGGAGTATGCACCTTTGACACCGGGGGAAGAGGACATAACGATAGTCACGTATCATCAGTTGGAGGATGCAAAACTCTACTTGGAGAAGCTATACTTGAGAGGGCAGAGCGTTGTGTTGGTATTGGACGAAATGCATAAAATCAAGAAGGGTCAGTTTTACCGAGAGAATGACAAGAAGAAGGGCATTACTTGGTATGGATTATGTAAAGTGTTGAAGCAGCATAGTTTAGTTTGTTGGGGGTTGACGGCTACGCCATTGCTGAATCACATAGAAGACCTATACGTGTTGGTCAACTTCATGTTTCCTGGTGTGTTAGGAACAAAGACTCAGTTTATGATGCAGTTTACTATTAGAAAGATGAGGAAGTTAGGTTTACGGACGATATTTGATATAGTCGGATACAGGAACTTGGAAATCCTGCGGGAGTTGATTAAGCCGTATGTTATGTCAAGATTTAGGGATTTTGATGTACGGTTTAGCTATGAGCCTGTGGTTTTGTCAAGGCAGGAAAATCTGATCTATTTACGTGCAGCTATGGGTATTTTGGGAGGGACGTACAAGGATTTTGCGGCGAGGTTGCCGGATTTACAGATAGCCGTGGACACTTGTTTGAGGGGCAGTGATTTTTCTATTCCAACTCAGTCAAGTTGTTTGTATACATCTAAGGAAGCGAAGTGTTTGGAGTTGATTGAGAAGAAGTTGGCAGAAGGAAAGGCAGTGATTGTGTACTCTTCATTGAGGGAGTCACTTGACAGGCTGAAGTACCTGATAGGAGGTAGGTTCTGTGGAGTAGACTTGCATGTAGTCACAGGAAGCACGACGCTTGCCAAGAGGGAGCAGATCGTTAATGAGTTTGCCCCGAGGTCAATCATACTTATGACGGGCGCGGGCGGGGAAAGTCTGAACTTGCAGGTATCGAATACAGTTATCTTTTTCAACTTGACATTTTCTATTGGTGAGTTTATACAGGTGGTCGGGCGTGTGGTGCGCATGAACACTGAGCATGAGTTTATGGAAGTGTATATCATAGTGGCAGAGGGAACAATTGACTCGTACAAGAGGTTGATGTTGGAGCACAACGCAGACAAGATCACGAAGGTTGTTTCAAAGAACCCGAATTTGCCGGAGATTGGTGCTGAAGTTTCTAAAGGCTACATTGTCAAGATGCGGAAGGATTTGTTGTGGAGGAAGAAAGAGATAGGCAAGATGTCTGCGGAGGACAGAGCGTTTATTTTACAACAGCCTGATGGAATAAGGGCAGTTTGACGTATTGAGTGTGGAGGGTTTATGGCTTGTAGTGTTTGTGATGGGAACAGGTACTATAAGAACGCAGAAGGGCTTTGGGTGCCATGTGGTTGCTTTCAGTATGACTCAATGCAGAGGGTGATTGATTTGGCTATTGGAGAGATTACAGGGGATGCGAGGATAGCGGAACAGTTGAAGAACGAGAACCTTGCGCGTGATATTGTCTACTATGTCAATGTGACTGACCCTCGAATTGTGAATTGGGCAGCAGCTTATTTTTGGGCGAGGGCGGGATTTTCAAACTCGTTCAGGAAAATAGAGACGGATGATATTATCAAGATTTTTGTGCAAAGTACGCCTGAGATTGAGCCGTGCCGTGGGTTAGCAGATTTGGCGTGTTATGAATTTCTTGCGATATATGCGGGGTTCCATGAGCATGTAAACAATAGTCTGCCTAATCTCTTTGCGAACTTGATTGAGCATAGGCAGATGCGTAGAAGATATACATGGGTGTTTGTGAAGGGCAAGGCGTTTCCGGTTTACAGTAGATATTACTACAAGAACGGAGAGAGGTTGCAAGGAGAAACAGTTGGGAATGTTGACATAGCTGATTTTTTAGGGTCTGTGGGGTTTCATACACTTCGATACGAGGGAAATACTACAGGTGTGAGAGACGTTTTACCGAAGCCGCAGCCTGTTTTGTCAAAACCAGCAGTAAAGCCGCAGCCAGCCCCTTCTGTTTCTCCCCCGGTAAAGAAGCCTGAGCCTGAAAAGAAGATTCCACCTCCACCCTCTTCTTCCGTCGCGGAGAAAAAGATAACGTATGCGGCAAGTGATCCAGGGAGGGCGGGAAGAGGAGTTGAGCCACTTCCGAGAGAAGAAGAACCTAAGAAAAGGAGAAAAAAGAGTGAAAGTTTCAGTGTTTCTTGATAAAGAATCTGCGGATATTTTGACACTCGTGCTTGGGCAGTGTGGATACGAGTATGAGTCTGTCAAGGGAATTTTGTCGGTTAAAACCAAGTACCTTTTTATCTCTAATGCTAAGTTTACAGTTTGGAGATACATCTATTTAAGATTGAGCGGGATTGTGTATGTTGTTGTGAGGGATGTTCCTTCTTTGTCAACACCAATAGCGAAGAGGTTTTACTTGGGTGCTGTGGCTGAGTTGGCATACCCTACAAAGCCTTCGGAGTTGGAGAAGTGCGTGAGGGCTATGATTCTTTTTTATCACAGGAGAATAGCAAAGAAGAAAAAGAATGTCGGAACAAAGTAATACTACATATATCAACTACACTCCTGTTGATTACATGATTGGCTACCTTCTCGGTGGTCAACCGTTTGAGAAGAAGTGTGCATTGCTTCAGGCGGTACTTCCTGTATTGGATGATCCGCTGTTGAATCGTATTTCTGGACTTGTTGTAAAGTCTAAGGAAATTCCTTCCCTTGATTTTATCATAGGGAACATGGGGTATACAGGGTCAGTTCCAGCATTGAAAGATGATATTAACATTGCGGAATTTCTTGGGTACATTGAGATACATCAAGATGCTGTTCAAAAAGGCGAGTTGTCAAGGTCGTTATTGGAGATTTCAAAGGGCATAAGTAAGTTATCTAAGGACCAGCTTCTTTCGCAGATTTCTAAGGTATTGGAGAAAGTTTCTTCTGTAACTGAGCAGAAGCAACTTAGTTTCAAAGAAGCGTATCTGAAGAGGAAGTCTGCGCCTGTAGGAATGTTGACGTTTGTAAAGGAGTTGGACGAGCATCTGAGAGGGATTGCATTCGGGACTATGTACTCAGTGGGAGGGTTTGCAGGTCAAGGAAAGACCACGTTGGGGTTGTCGGCGGCGTATGGAAATTCTGTTAGATGTGGTTTGAATGGTGTGTATTTGTCGTTTGAGATGCCGAAGCACTTGTTGATGTCTTACTTTTTGTCAAGGCATTCCAAACACGAAAAATTCAGGAGTATCTTTCGTCCGGTTCCGAAGGAAAAGATAATTTTTGCAACTATGAATCCAGAGGAGCAGAGCCATATACTCGATGAAGTAAGCGATGACTTGTTGAATAACTCTGAGCATGGCAAGTTGGAAATACTTGATATTTCTGACTTTTCAAATACGTCATTTTCTGGTATTTTGTCTCGCTTGTCAAGGCTGAATTTTCCGATTCATTACATGGTTGTGGATTACGCGCAGAAGTTCAAGTTTCTTGCTCCACATGATATGGAAGAGCCAGCGAATAGGTACGTTGCTTTTTTCAACAATCTTTGTATGGACTTTCACGGGACTTCATTTTCCCTGATGATGTTATCTCAGACAAATAGGACGTGGTATGATATTGTCAGAAAGCCAACGAGGGGAGGGGTAGAGGGAGCATACCCTCTTACTGCGTTGGCTGAGATAAACGCATTGGAGAGAGATTCAACATACGTGTCGTTTGTTTATACTTCGGATTCCCTGAAGCAAAGAAAGGAGATATTGATAAATTTACCAAAGAATAGATATGTGACTACCTTTGAAAGTCCTGTTACTGTCTTTTTTGACCCTGAATATTGTGTTGTCGGAGATGAAAAAGGAACGGGAGGAGTTTCTGCTCCTGTTGACTTTACACAATTACTGGTAACGAATACCTTACCTGGATTTGGAGGGTAGTATGCCGATTTTTTCAGTGGTTCAGAGACACGGTATTACAGGAATTTTTCTTATTTTGTCTATTATGTTTCTGCTAAGTGGCTTTGTGGTTTCGGTTGATATAGCTATTTCGTCTCTTTCTTCCTTGGGAAACCCCTTGGTTAGTGGGGAGAAAAAATGAGCCTATGCCTTTGTCAAGAGGAGTATTGATACGGTGGGCGAACAAGGACTTCAAAATCCTGCCTTTACTTGAACAGGTAGGATTGGAAGACCCTTATGTTGGGCAGCTTTGTTTCTGTCCCTTCCATGACGATGAAGCAGGAGGAAGAAGGTCAGGAAAGATATTTAAGGATTGTCTGCATTGCTTTTCAGAGGCTAAACAGTATCGGCCTTATGATGTGTTGGTGTTTCTTGGGTATACCGATGTTGATATAGAAAGAACTTTACGTTCTCGGGGGGATGTCCCAGACGAGATTTTGCATGGGTACGCGGACATTGAGAGGATTGACTTGAGGGGCAACTTGCTTTTTGAGAGATCGAAATTCATTGCACAGAGAGTAGACTTTTTGAGTTATGCGAATATGGTTTGTTTGTCTTTTATGAATACGTTATTGAATAGGAAAGTCTGATGCCAATTGGGAAAGATGCCCGTCAAAAGGGATATAAGCATTGGTACAGTGCTGCACAGCCGGACCCGAATTATCCTTCAGGTCAAGATAGGCGTTTGATTACAACAGAAGATCAGTTGAATAATCTGATTGCTGCTGCACATGCTTTTCAGCCAGAACTAATTTCGATTGACACAGAGACGACAGGGTTGAACACAGAGAAGGAAAATCTTGTTGGAATTTCTATTGCTATAAGTAAAACACAAGCCTTTTACATGCCTGTAGGACACCATGTTGGAAAGAATGTACCTCTTGATTTGGCTTTACGGGTAGTTGCTGCTTTTTGTAAATATGCGAAGCGTGCATTATTCTACAATTATCGGTTTGATTATAGAGTATTAAAGAAGGCCGGACTCGGAAAGTTTATGGATATTGACCAGATGCCTTACTTTGACTTATCCGTGGTTACATTCAACGCAGATACGAATGTCCGAATGCCTAACTTGAAATGGTCAGCTTTGCACTTTCTTGGGTGGAAGATGAAGACCTTCGAGGAGGTCATGGAAGGACCGGAAGGGGAGAAGGGTAGTCAGGATGGGGAGGGAGGTTCCGAAGGGGATGGAGAGGCGGGGGATAGCGTAGGGAGTGAACGGGAGGAGGTAACGAACTTTGCATACAATGACCCGAATGACTGCTTTGCGTATGCGTGTGATGACGTGCTTGCCCCGTACAATTTGATTTTTGTCTTGTATCATGTATATGAAGAGATGAAATTTGTATGCGATATTGACAATCAAGTTCTGGTGCCTTTAATGGTAATGGAAGATGACCCTGTTAAAATTGACAGAGATTTGGTTAAGAAGCTGGATTCAGAAGTTACAGATAAGTTGGCTAATTTGTCAATGGAGATTTTCGCTCATTTTGGGTATAGTTTTGGGTTAGGATCAACGAAGCAATTACTGATTGCTTTACAGAGGCTTGGAATACAGCCTAAGAAGATGACAAAATCAGGAAAGAGTATCTCTACGGATGAAGAGGCATTGGAGGAGTTAATAGGTCAGCATCCGGTTATACCTTTGTTGGTCAGGTATAAGAAGCTGAAGAAGTTTGAGACGACATATTGTAAGCCGTTTTTGAATGAATGGAGAGAGGATTTGGGAGGAGGCGTCAGATTTGCCTACAAACATAACGCTGTACCCACGGGGCGTTTCGCCTCTGGTTCTGATGCAAAGAATAAGTATTTTTGCAAGATTAACGGTCAAGCGATTCCAAAGCCGCACCCTGCATATTACAAGGCAATAGAAGAACCTGTTTCTGTAGACTCACCAGATATATTTTCCTTCCTGAATTACCGTTTTGAGAAGGTTGATGGTAAGGACGGGATTGAGGGTTTTTCACTTGACGAGAACATACGTGCTGCATACAAGCCAAATTACCCATATCATCTGTGGGTGTCAATTGATTATGCAGCACAGGAGTTACGGATTCCAGCAAATTTAGCGAACGAGCCTGTTTGGATAGATGCTTTTACAAACAATAAAGATGTGCATAAGTCTACTGCTTTGATGTGTATATGTAACAATGACGAATCCTTATATGACAAGGAAAAAAGGAAGGCTGCAAAAGCGTTAAACTTTGGAGCATTATACCAAGGTGGGTCTAAGACATTTTCACGTCAGCTTGGAATATCTGAAATAGAGGCACAGGTTTTACTTGACAGGTGGTGGGAAGGTCTTATTGGTATTCGGAGTTGGTGTGACGGTGTGATGAATTTTGGGAGACGTAACGGGTATATTTCCACTTATTTTGGGCGTAAGCGCAGACTTAGACATTGGTATTCGCTTGGCAGCAGAAGAATGTCTGGATATGCAGATAGGACTTGTACGAATCACCCTGTTCAGGGTTGCGCAGCAGACATGATGCGAATTTCTTTGATTAACATATACAACAAGTGTCGAAATTGGATTGGTAGAGATGATGGGATTTATCTCAAGTCATCCATTCACGATGAGATAAACTTCTCGATAGACGCAAGAAATCCGGCGAAGTTTACAGAAATGGTCTTGATGTTGCAGAATATCATGGAAATCAAAATTACTGAGTGGAAAGTTCCGATGTTGGCAGAGATTTCGATAGGTAGGACATGGGGAACGCTGTTTCCTTTTGTCTATAAAAATAATATGTGGGTTCCGAAAGGATAGTCTATGATGATAGTAACAAGTCCTCCGGTTTTGTCTTTTAAGGTGCCTTGGAAAGAAGATGTTTACAAGAAGTATGTCAACCTGTTATTGTCCAAGGACGGAGGAGATTCTGTCTCTGTAAATAGGACAATTTCTATTAAAGAAGATGTTATTTCAGTTACCTTGACTTCGGGGGATATTGCTTGCGAGTCTTGTGTGGTGCGCTTTTCATATTTTGATGAGTCAAGGGGAAAGAAATTTTCTTCTCGGTTGATGTTTAGGACATGCGTATAGATGAAGCAAGAAGATGAAATTTCTGATGAGGATATGGATAGGATCACAAAAGACCCATGTGTTGCGTGTAAACTCAAGAACCCCTCTTTTTGCGTTACTTGTGCAAAGAAGAAACGACAAAAGAGAATTTTGAGATTGTTGGGAGAGAAGTGATGTTTCAGGTACAGGTTGACAAAGTTTTTGTTTTTACCCGAGAGGGGTATAATGATACTGTGGTATTTTTCACTCAGTATTCTAATCCTATGGTTTATGCTATGGGGATGCGTGAGCAGGGTGGAATGAATATGCAGTTTGAGACTACCCCTGGGTATGGGGCTGAGTATGTCCGTACTACTTTTGGAGTTGAACCTGAGATAAGGAAGTTGCCCAATTGAGCAGGGAATTGTATGAATATCCTTGCTCTGTGTGTTTTAGTGAGAAACTAATAGTTAGGGTAGGGCGTGAGATAGAGGATGGCTTAAAGAAGAAGTGGTTTGCGAAAGGACTTGCATTTAGTAAAGAGGCTAAAGAGTGGTTGTGTCCTTCTTGCTTTGAGAAGGTTAGGCATACCTTGTCAAGGTATTGTGTCTGTGGAAAGTTGAACCACTTTTCAGAAGAGTCTGCATGTTTTTATGCCTATACGTATGGGCATAACCAAGTTTACCAGTGTAAGTACAGTGGATTTTTTCATTGTTCGGGAGGAGAGTGATGGCGGTTAAACTGGACATACGTACTTGTGAAGCGGTAGAGGTGACTTGGGAAGGGGTAGGTGGTCGAGTAACCTTTGTCGGAAGTTCTGGCAAGAAGAATCCCTCTGCTCTTGACTTTGTGGAGACGGCGGTTGGGGTGTGCATAGGGAGAGGAATAACTGCGCATCTTCTTAGGAGGGATAATCGTGCTTGTTTTTCTGATAATGTTAAGGGTTTTGGAGATATTGCCATTGACATTGTAGAAAACATGCAAAAAGAAGGTGAGGATGATGTTGATTGGGTTGTAGATATAATATGTACCACTAAAAGTAAAGAACATGCAGATATTCTTACTAAGGTTTGTGCGGAGTGTACTATTTTGAAGATGTTGCAGGCTGATGTTGCATTGAATTTTGTCAATAATCCTTATCCCGATGAGGAGCCTGTGAACGACGGGAGCAGTAAAGTATGATAGAAAAGCCTGCAATTGGTACTACAGTACATCACGTAACTTTAGGAAGTTGCGTTGTTGATAATGCGGAGTTGTGTAATCAAAAGGAGGACATGGTTTTTGTTCGCTTCGGGAGAAACTTAGATAATCCTACTGTTTCTGTTATGTTGAAAGATTTACGGGATGCTTGTATGACTTGTTGGGGTCGAGGAAAGAGAGAACTTGGTATAGGGGTTGAGGTTTCTTGTGATCGTTGTAATGGAAATGGGTATCTTTGATGCTTGACACTGCTTTACTTCAGGATTTGGTGGATAGACTTCGCGTTCCGGTGAAGAGATACTTTATTTCTCCTTCGGAAATATCTTTACGTGAGTTGATTGCTTATACAGAGGTTTTGGTCAGGGAAGAGTTTGGGTTTGAAGTGAGGGTGAGGGTAGAGCACACATTTTTAGGATTTTCTGTTGTGTTGAGAGATGATAAGCAAGAGGAGAGTTTTATTTCCTTTGCACTTGAATTTGATGAGAAAGAAGAAACTGAGCTATGACTTTACAAGTAGGAAAGAGATATATCCTTGAAGGTCGTCCTGTGAAGTGTGTAGCGGCTATTACACGTCCGACGTTTGTTTTGGAGTTTCGGGACGGAGAGCCTGTTTACAATGATATTTTTAGACATGAGGTAATGGCAGGACAGTCTAATCAGTTTGTAGTTTGTGAAGCATCCCCTGTTGTAAAGGAGTTACGGGAATGAGTGAGCCGTATGCTTGCCAATTTTGTCTCAAGACACGGGAATGGAAAGATGTTGACGAGGGAAAAGTCTTAGAGGCACGGGAGAGTCGTAGATGTATGGGTTGTGGTCGAGAGTTGATTGTTGCCGATATGTTGACGATCATCGGGCCTTATATCATGGTCGAGCCACTTGTGCAGGAAGTAAAGTCTAAAGTTGGATTGATTATTCCGGCGACGTGTTGGCGTGTGTGGAGGATAGGTAAGGTTGTGCGGCTTGGAGAGAAATCGGTGTATTGGTCATCCGGGGGAGGGCGTAGGAACAGCTTTGGTCAACAGGTGATTGATGTTCCCAAGGGTCGGAATTACAGCCGTCCTGACGTAAATGTGGGGGATATTGTGATGTTTCAGAATCTCGCGGTTAGGGAGGTCAATGCCGGGTGTAACCGATATTTTTTGATCCATTATGACGATGCTGAATTTCGGGTGGATTCGTTGGACTCAGTTCAGCCAGCTTGACTCTATACTTTAACAGAGGAGGAGTTATGTGGATTTTTTCAAAGCCTGAGATGAGTAGATACGGATGGAAGCCGGATTTACCTGACAGACGCGACCATGTTTACAAAAAGAGTATTCCTTCCCTTCCCCCTGTGGTAGATTTGAGAACTTTTTGTCCTCCTGTTTACGATCAGGGACAGTTGGGATCATGTACTGCCAATGCCCTTTCTGCTGCAATCGAGTTTCTTGACTTGAAGGATAAGAAGACTCCAATAATGTTCAGTCGTCTTTTTATCTACTATAACGAAAGGAAACTTGAAGGTACTGTCAGGTATGACTCCGGTGCTGCGATACGAGACGGGGTGAAGACTTTGTTTTCTTTGGGGGTGTGCCCTGAGAGTATGTGGCCGTATATTATTTCAAGGTTTACAAAGAAGCCTTCATTGTCTTGCTATGCAGCAGCTTCCCCACATAAGATTGCTGATTCGTTAAGTTATACCCGTCTTAATACAGTTGACGACATGCGAACTCAGTTATCCTTGGGGTATCCTTTTGTTTTTGGGTTTACCGTGTATGAGAGTTTTGAGGGTTCGTATGTTGCACAGACGGGTATTGTGGATATGCCTAAGTCTGGTGAGCAGGTTCTTGGAGGTCATGCCGTGCTGTGTGTAGGCTATGATGATACTCAGAAGCGGTTTTTGGTCCGTAACTCGTGGGGTGCGACGTGGGGAATGACAGGGCATTTTACAATTCCGTATGACTATCTCGCAGATCGGAATTTGTCAGATGACTTTTGGACGATCCACAAAACATTGAGCGAGTGACGAGAGAGTTCTTTTCTCCTTCTGTGGGGGTTATGTGAGATAAGTCTACAGGTTTTAAGGAAACCCTCAAAATTAGCTTGTTTTGAGGGTTTTCTTTTTGGGGCATGAGATTTGCGATATTATATATTGGAGACAGAGAAACAACTAAAAGAAAGGGGCTTGTATGCTGACGCTGATTGTGATAATCCTCGCGGTGATGGCTTTTTTCAGGATACTTTCAGGGGCAAAGGACTGATTGAAAATCAATGACTTACAAGGAATTAAAAGTTTTTGAATATTTTTGTTGACTTTTCCTTGTAGTTGTTGTATATTAAGAGTGGAGGTCAGTATGATGATTCGGCAGAAAGCAAGAGAGAAAGAGCGGATGAATCAGTGGGCCGAAGCTGCGGCCCTTTGGGAAATGTGTGGAGAGAAGGAAGAGGCGCAAGCGTGTTCTTTGATAGCGAATGCAATTAAACAGGGTGATGCTTTCCGGGCAGAGGCAGCGAAGTATGCCTGTCCGAAGTGCGGGGAAGTTCCTTTTGAAATTCTCCAAGAGGTGTATCTTAAATACTATTACCCCGTTGGGGTGGGAGGCTGATATGTCAATCGGGTTTGTTAAGCCGCTGGTGTTGGAAAAGATTGTTGAAGAGTCTAAGGAACGTATTGAGTGGAACCGACTGAGTTCCAAGGTGTGCCGTGCCGTGATTGCCGGGCTGGAATCGGAAGACGGCAAGAAGATCACGAAACGGCTTGAGGGAAAGGTTCGGGACTCGCTTGACAAGGAGGGTCTTTCTTCCATGCCTGTCCGGTATACATTTAACTATGGCATGTACAACATCGAGGTAAGGATTTCGGACTCCGGCAAGAATCCCACGTTGAGCTTCCTCATTGGGTATGACTCCTCTCCTGTTGTCAACCTCAAGAAGATCATTGAAAGCAATCAGGGGTACTTGCAGAACGATCTTCCGGCTGACCGTTTGGAGTACGGAATCCAGCCCAAAAATCCCTTGTTTGGGGATAAGTCAAGTAAGGCTTCCGTCTTGGTTGATCGCTGGAATGCTGCGCTTGCAGAGATGCAGAAGATTAACAAAGAGGCAGAGGAAATTGAGTTGCAGTATACCTTTGACCTTAACGTGCGGTCGTGAGGTAAGTCTATGAAAAAGTCATGTTCAACTTGTGGTAATATGCGGTGTGATGCCCGACTCAGGGAGATTGTTCGTGGGGAGAATCTTGATTGTTGGAAAGACCGTGTTGCTGGAGATGGAGAGGAATATTCCGATGCAGTCAAGAGAGTGACTCGGTTGTCAGGGGAGAGTTCTTTGCGACAGAGGATGGAGAATGCTGCGAATGCCATAGTTGATTGAGGTAATGAATGAGAAGACGAAAGAAAAGAAAACTTCATCGTTGGGATGTGATTTCCGTTTTGCTTCTATCTGAGTACAGGGGAAAGCAGGAAGGTCTAAAGCATATTCCCGATTCCCACGTATTGATAGACATGCTTACCGGGTCATCCTTCCTTGCAAAGACTTTTCTACAGGCTTTTCATAAATCGTGGCGGGTACGTATGTCTTACCTTGGAATCAGGTTGTAAGAAGGATTTTTGGGTACAGGGATAGCGAAGGGCTAATAGGCGGTTACGGGATTCCCCGCGTGGTGTGTGCCACGAAAACCAGTTATCCTTGTACCTTTTCACATTTACAGAAGGGAGCCTGTTGTGTTTCAGAAGAAGTGGTTGCGTGGTTTCACTCTCATTGAGTTGATGGTTGTGGTCGTGATCGTGGGAATCATCGGGAGTCTTATCTATACTGCGGGGTACAAGTTCTTTTCTCGGAAGGAGTTTATCGGAAAGGTAACGGCGTGTTCCAACATGAGTATGTCTGTGGTTGCCGGGCGTAGTGCCGGTGGTGGGCTTCCCTCTGGTACATTTTCCTTTGCAGTTGATCTTGACATTGGCAACGAGGTCGTGACTTTTTCTTCCGAGGACCGTCAGTTTGCCAATGTGGTGAAGGGGGATTCTGTTGAGGTAGCAGTATTTCGGTATGCTCCTTGGCAATGGGACAAAGCCGGGACGTATTGTAATGGTCGTCTGTTGCGAAAGTACAAGCCTAAGTCCTGATGATTTTTGGAGAGGTCAGCGTATTAACAGAGAGCGGACCAGCGCGTGCCTTACGGGGTTTTCCCGAAGGATGCCCGGTTCGTTAGAGAAAGTTGCCGAAACTTACAGGGCACCAACATCTCGCCCCTGCACACAAAAGGGTGGAGCCACTACGCTCTATCAACAAAAGTGTAGGCCCGTAGTGGGGTAACGCGGCAAAGTAGAGCAGCGGCTTTGTCGCACGGCAGCTTGACCGGAGGGGAGGAGTGAAAGCTCTTCCCCTTTTTTGTGTTTTTACGTATTATCAAGGGAACCCATAAAAGGAGAGAAAATGAAGCTGAGTCCGGTTACTTCTTCCAACATTGAGGCATACGCACATAATCCTGCGAAAAAAGTTCTTCAGGTCAAGTTCAAAAACGGATCGTTATATGAGTATCATGATGTTTCGGAAGAGGTAGTGAAGGAGTGGATGGCGGCACCTTCTGTCGGGTCGTTTTTCTCCAAGCGAATAGCACGGGGATACAAATACTACAAGGTGGAGAGTGTTTCGTGTAAAGGGTGTACTTACTTGGATGTTCCACTTGAGGAAGGGTGTATTGGCTTTTGTAAGAAGTATCAGAGGTCACTTTCAGAGGAAGTACGTTTGGAGCAGTGTGACGAGCCGTTTTTCCCCATTAACGGATAACCGAAGGAGTGTATGATGGCTACGAAAGTTGTAAGAAGAAACCCTGTTGCTAAGGTCAGGAAGACCGTTGATGTTGATGATGTAAAGCGGGTTGTTGAGATAGACAATAGTGCAAAAAGGATCGCAGATGATTTTGTCAAGGAGAATGCTCGGAAAGACCGTAAGTTGTTGTATGAAGGAATTTTTGCTGAAGGAGCGAGAATCGGACTTGACCCGGAAGGAACGATGGAGTTTCTGCGTCAGAGATGGACGCATGGCAAGTCTTTTTCTACTGAGTTTCTAAATCTTCACTTGGAAAGTGCTCTTCATTGTGTGCAGGAAGCAAAGGCAGTTGAGGATAATACGGTTGATGATCTTGTCAAGTGGCGGCAGGCCGTGAGGGAGAGATTGATTACCGGGACCAATAATATGCGGAAGAGGCGAAAGGATTTTCATGCTGCGTTTCTGGCTTTCGTGACTGAGTATAACAAAACGGTCAAGAAGCGTCAGAAGGATATTGCCTGGTACAACAAGGTTAGTAAGGCGTTGGCCGGGAAGATCAAGGGGATGAAGTCGTTTGAGAAGTTTGAGTCGGAATCTCTTGACATAAGGGAGTAATTATGGTTCGCATTATCCATTGCAGTAACGAGTCGGGGAGCGATGAGTGTATTTCTATCCTTGATGATCTTAGTGACCCTGTTAGTGCCAGTGATTTTTGTTCTCCGGGTCAGAAGGTTATATCTGATACCACGTATGACATCAAGTTGCCGAACAGTTTTCCTTCTGGGAGTACATTTCAGAAACAGCTTTGACGGGTGGGAGTCCTGTACCTCTTTGCTCTCTTGTTTGCTCCTTGCAGGGTGAGGATGGGCCTCTATACAGGACTCCTTTTTTACTCATGATGTTGTAAGAAGAAAGGATGTTGCTATGGAAACGGACGCTGTGGCTGAGTTAGGTGTATCGGAAGTAAAGAAGCGTAGGAAGATCAATTACGGTCTTGTAGATCGTTTTTTGAGAGAAAATCCTACTGCTACTTTTACACAGTTTGAGGAGGCGCATCCAAAGTTCAAGTTGGACATGAGTTTGTTTTACAAACGGAGAAAGAAATTGGGATTTTCCAAGAGAGATGCAGCGGAGTCTGAGGGAGAGACAAAGGAGAAGAGGAGCAGGATTAGAGTTTATACGTCAATATGGGTATCTGAAAATGTTGCATGTTACAATCAGGTGAAGGAACTTGTATCTGCTGTAAACAAGGCATGTAGCATACATCTTGAGGTGGAGGAGTTGATTAAACCTAAACGTGTTGAAGTAAGGAGGTTGACAAAATGAGTGCTGCTAAGTCTGTTGTTAAGCGTATGTCAACGAAGGCGGCAGTTGCCGGATTGATTGGGGAGGGTTACTTTCAGGTCGCAGTCAAGGGGGAAGACATACATCTTTTTCGAGCCATAGGAGGAAAGCCTATTACTCTTGTGCTTGAGAGGATGCCCAATGGAGGCTTCTGGATGCGGTCTACGAAGTACACGTTTCGGAGTACAACTTCCTTCTTGGACTTTACAGAGCAGGAAGACCGGGTAACTCGCAGATTCACAGCCATTGTGCCGTTTCTTATGCATCTGCAAAGATGCGAGGTGTGGAAGCACATTGAGAATCGGCAGGGGTATATTGAGGTCAATGACAAGAATCCGCGACTGAAGAAAGCCCCGACGATCAAGGATAGACTTGTCAAGAGGGTAGGGGAACTCACGGATTTTTCAAAGGGATAGTATGCAGGGTGTTCCGGTGGTCGATGTAGATGATCCAGCTTTTGAAAAGAAGTTGGATCATTTACTTTCTGCAACTCTTGGATCGTCTGACTATGACAATTCGAGGGACCGTCCCTATAATGGTCAGATGTGGACAGACCAAGGGGAGCGTGGAAAGACTGAAGTTAAAGGCTTGACAATGCGTGACCTTGCCGATTGTATGATTCAGGGATTTTTGTGTTGTGCTGATCCTGATGTGCCGGAGCAGCTTGAGTTAATGCACTCGGTGACTGAGATTCACAAGGAGTTTTTTGGAACTAAGTATGCAAATAAGGGAACATGGAGATATGGGGATGTTTACAAGTTAGACCTTACCAAACTTGACCCGCAAGCGATGGTAAAGAATACTCTGTGCTTTGTCGAGCACATGATGGGTATTTTTCCGAATGTGGACGAGTTAAAGTGTAAAGAGGTCACGGATAAAATGTTTACAGAGGAAAGAGAGAAGTTCTGATGGATGACACTACAAATCTGTCAAGAGTTCACAGAGATAATCCTACCATTGGACTTACATTCAGAGAAGAAACAGGTTGTGGTGCCGCATTCTTCTCTATTAAGTTTAATTGGCACGATAAGGTACGGTTGATAGAGGTGTTTTGTGGATCATCCTCTAAGGGTGGGTGTGCGTCAAGTACAAAGATGACGGGGCGGCTTGTCTCTTTGCACTTACAGAGGGGAACTCCTATTGAGGAGATTATTGACCAATTGGAGTCAGAGGTGTGTCCGACAGCACGATACCGTGCCGGAAAGGATGAGGCGTTTAAGAAGACAGGAAATTCCTCTTGTTCGCGGGCTTTAGCGTCTGCAATGAAGAAGACTTTACAAGCGCAAAAGTTTTTTGAACAGCATCAAGGGGAACTGAAGGCGATTTTTTCTGCGACGGAAGACCTTAGAGAAAAGTCTATTGAGGCAAGAGAAGTTCGCATACATCAAGTTGAGGAACAGAAATACAAGGAAGAGTCAATTGTTGAGAAGGCAGAACGATTGGGAGTTATACCCCATAGGGTTGTTGGTGACGAGGGGAGAGGGGAAGATTTTTGGGTAAGTCAAGGACTTTGCCCTGACTGTAGAGCGAAATTACGGCATGAGTCTGGCTGTGTTTCGTGTACGTGTGGATTTTCCAGATGTTAAGAGATGATTTATGAAAGCAATTGCAGATGCATGGCGGTTTGCAGAGAGGGCTTCTCATAAGCCAGAGGATTCGTCGCACCCTCTTGTAGCGGACAGTTTGATTTTTACTCCTATGTGGAACGATACTGACTATGCCTTTATAGCAGAATTTTCTGATCGAATTGTGATTGCCTTTTGTCCAACGTCAGATGATCTTGGGTGGGTGTCTAACTTTGATATTTTGCCTTTGGCTGGAAAGTCTGAATGGGAAAGTGATGTTGTGCATAAGGGATTCTTTACATCATGGGAATACTTTGAGCCTTCGGTTACTCAGTATTTGTTGCAGTATATCAAGCAGTCTATTGGTGAGGAAGATGTAGAGCATGTGACCAAGAAGAGTGCTGGAAGTTTTTGGAGGTTCTGGAAGCTGAAAAGTCTTCTGATTACAGGTCATTCCAGGGGTGGGGCGTTAGGAACGCTTTGCTCTGGGTATGTTGGGAAGCAGCTTGACATACCACACTCAGCAATCTTTTTCGGGTGTCCAAGGGCAGGGACGAAGGACTTTAGGGACCAGTATAATATGCTTCCTGTTGACTGTACTCGTGTGATTAACGGGCGAGATATTGTGGCACAGGTTCCCCCGGATTCAACAGGAGCACGGGCAGTAGGAAAAGAAGTAGTCTATCCTCCTCATATTGGAGGGTGGTTTACACGCAAGAAAGACTTGATTAGGGATCACTACCATTCTCGCTATACTCAGTCAATTATGGCAGACTGTCAATCGTCTGGGGATGCTGTGGGAGTTGCTGCGATGCAGGAAGTTTTGAAGGAGTGTACGACTTAGCCTTATTTCCTAAAAGGTTGTTGTGGAATGGTGATGGGGCATGGGCCGAAAGGTTCTTGCCCTTTTTATTTGTTTTCAATGACTTACAGAGGTTAGAAAAAAGTTTTGAAAACTATTGACTTTTCCCTTGATTCGTTGTATATTAGAAGTAGAGAGGAGATCGAAGTTATGAGTAGCCAAGTAGAGACGGGAACGCAGAAAGTTGTTTTGAAGGCCAAGAAGTACACCAAGAAGCAGATAGCGGTGTACGTGCAAGGGAAGCTGCGGACTGACCCGAGATGGGCACTCCGGGCTTTGGAGGTCGTGTATGCGCGACAGACAGCAGCAGAACAGCAGATAGAAAAGACGGTGGAGGACAATGGGGTGGGGTTTGGTGCCTATGATGCTGAAATCCTGTCAAGTTTTGCGAGACAGGTTCAGGCGGGACGGGTCTTGAGTGCAAAGCAGTTTGCCATACTCAAGGCAAAAATCACAAGGTACTGGAAGCAAGTTCTCTCCGTTACAGACTTGAGCCGTCTTATGTCCCTTATGGACAAGGACTTGGCGGTTTAGTGGGATTTCCTTTGATATATCAGGTATAGATTTTGCGCCTTATATAAGTGGATGGGAAAGGAGAATAGAGTATGAGCAAGAGAGTCAAGAGATACGAGGATTATCCGGCTGGAACTCCCAATGCTGTTATACGGTTGGAGTTGGACCGGGAGGAGTCAGATTCGGAGAAGTATGTTGTGTGCTTCAAGGATGCTGTTGTGACGAGTCGGGTTTTGGTGAGTCGGGTGAGGTGTTCTAATTCCCTTACCTCGCTTGATAAGAGGTAATTGTGCCTAAGTACAGAGCATTTACAAAGTATGACGAAAAGCACGAGGCTATTTCTACCTCGTTGTATGATCTTGACTTGATTTCTGGTGCTGCTTCGATTGTCAATCAGGATCATCACCTTCTGACGGTTGCCGGATGGAAGAATACAGATGACATGGTGAAGGAATACCACAATTATCTTAAAAGAAAGGGGTAGGTGTTTATGGCAAAAGTCAAGGTTTATGATTTGAGAACTGCATTGCGGTGTCTGACGGACGGGAAATGTGACCTGCCTTTCTCCGAGATCAACGCGGCTATTGTTGGCAAGGATAAGGTAATCCTGACCGACGATGAGGCTATTCACACGATACAAGACCTTTCTAAGCAGGACTTGACTTTAAGCCCGGTTTTGGTGGACAGCCTGAGTATTCCGGCTATTGCTGTTCGGGTCAAGGTAGAGGTCACTGCAAAGGTTTCTCTGTGTGTCAAGGATATTATTGACCATGTAGGTCACACACAAGAGATCGAGTTGGGGGAGTATGTGCGACGGCACGGGAGCCGGATTGAAGACAACTATGATCTGCTTCTTGGGTCGATTCGGGACATCGGGCTTGACCCGAAAGATTACCCAAGGGGAAAGATCGTTGACGGAAAGTGGAGTATGAAATGAGAGACAAAACAATCCAGAGAGTGACAGATAGCGTGAAAAAGTACCTGCCGGATGCCAAATACGGTGAGGTAAAAAAAGTGCTATCTACACAAAAGCAGATTGCGGCAAGGATACAGGCAGTCATTGAGAATGATCCGCTCGCGGTCCTTGCCGAGCAGCTTTACAAAGAGGGGATTCGTGAAGGTGATATTTCTATGCAGGTTGTGGGGATGCAGTATTGTGTCCCGTATCCTGCCGTGTTGAAGGTCTGCAACTTTCTTCGAGACATTGAAAGGTCTGGTCATGCAGTACAGTGACGTTACCATAGAGTATGAGACAAGATGTGTGGACTGCACTTCTGCGGAGTGGGAGCGACTGATGCAGGGAGCGAAGAGAGCTTGCAAACGTAAGGTCAATGCGTTGGTCAAGAAGTTCTACCCGGATATGTACCGGGAACTTGCTTTGAATCTTTACAATCCGTATGAATATTTCAGGACAAAGACGCACCTGATTCTCGTGCATTCGGCAATTGAGTATTTCTTTAGGATAGGATATTGAGTATCTTTTAAGATATGAAAGGTCTGGTCATGCCTAAGAAGTATTTGCCTTGTTATGCAAACCGAGAAATGTTGGAAAATCCAGCGGGGGTTTGGGTTTACATTGAGGAGTATGAAAGGTTGGAAAAAGAGAATAAGAAACTTCATGAGATGCTTAGTCATGCTTTGCCTGTACCTAACGTGGATGAGTGGGGTGACGAGTTTTGGATGGTACAGCGAGGATAACATGATTTGTTTGCATTGCGGTTACTGCTGCATTCGCTTATGTGTTCCTATTGTTGACGATCCTGTAAAGGGTCCGGTGGAAGGCAATATTGTTTTCCATGAGGGCATTGGTCCGTGTAAGCATTTACAAGGGAGTAAGCCCGGTGAATATTCTTATGCTGTTCATGCTATGCCTTGGTACAATGAGACTCCTTGCTTTGCGCATGAGCAGTATGAGAGGGGTAATACTCCTTGCCGAATAGGAGAGCATCTTCTTGGTTCATTATCTAAGAAGTTTGTAGGATAAAATCGTATTAACCGGAGAGGTGACGTATGACATTGCGTAACTTGATGGTCCCTGATTATCCGTTGGTTGCTACAACTCCGTATGAGGTACGTCCTCTAACTAAAGAGGAAAGTTCGGTGCTTATCAAGATTGCTTTGATGGACAAAGGGAATACTGCTGATTTGGAAGGAATGTTGGAGGAAACTCGGAAGTACGCTCACTTGATTGATCTGATGGAAAAGAGAATTGCTGTGTTTCATCTTCCGAAGTTCGAGGCAAGTGCTTTACTGGTGCTTGTTTTGATATTCTGTGATACGCCTGCAAGGGCTGTACTTGCTTTGATTGAGACGGTTGAAGCATACATGAGAGTACGGGGAGAAGTCCGGGTAGATGCAGAGTTTATTGCTATGTGTGTTTACCCGATGGGTATTTACACAGAGGCAGGATTTACTGAGAATTGGAACTACAGGAAACAACCGCAGAACTTTGATAAGGGGTTTAATAGGCTGATAGTCACGAGATAACAAAGGGGAAGTGCTATGGCGAATTGGTTGTTTGAGCTTGACATACAGGATGTTTGGGAACGGACAAAGCGAGACGAAATAACCGTTTTGGAGTTGTCTAAGGACATTGTGGAGAAGATAAAAGGGCAGCTTCTTCCGAAGGTCCGGGCGAGGTTTGGGGAAGCCTCACATGCCGCATTGATCTTGACAGACATCATGGCTGACTTTGAACGGTTTGTTGAGGAAGAGGATGATGATAAAGATGCGTTTGATGTTTACTTCGGTCGCTTGTATGATTGGGCTGACCAGAAGGTTTCTCTTGACAAGTGGCCTCCCGATGCGCTTTGTTGGATTAAGACGGTTCTTTAGGAGGAACTATGGATTTGTCTGGTTTGAAGATAGGGGATAGGATTTACTGTACTGTCAATTATGGCAGTACGGTTCTTATCAAGACTATCCTTGGGGAGACAGATGCGAAATGGATTATTCGGGTTGCAGGGACGAAGGAAAGTCCAATTAAGGGATTTGTAAGAAAGTCTGACGGGTATCTTGTGGGCAGTGATGATGGTACGAGAATGCACAGCAGAACATACTACGAGCCGTTGACAGACGAGATTGAAGTGCAGTATCGGAAACAGGTTTTGAGGAGGAAGTATCAGGACTTGCCGGATAGCGGGAAACTGAGGATCACCAGAGAAAATTTCGAGGAGATTAAGACTGCCCTACAAGTGTTGTATAAATATTCAGCGGACGAGCCTGTTGTACCTGATGAAAAATCAAGGACTTAGAGAGGAAGAAAAAAAGATTCAAAAACTATTGACTTTTCTTTTGAAATAGGTTATATTTAGAGTGTAGGGAGTGTAGGGAATGAGCGAGAGACAAAGAGATGATGTAAGAGTCTCAAACAAACTTTTAAGAAAGGGGTGTTGGTATGCCAGCGAACGTGCAGTCAATGTTTTCAGGACAGGGGAAAGTACCGTGGCATGGGGAAGGGACCATTGTACAGGGGCTTCTCAACGCGAAGGATGCAATTCACGCGGCAGGGCTGGATTGGAATGCGGTGAAATCTCCGTGTTTCTTGTCGATGCCTGATGGCTCCTTTGCTGATGCCTCCCCGGATCATTACTTCGTGAAGCGTGATGACGTGGCAGGGATTCCGGGGATTTTGGGGCATGTTGGGAAGCAGTACCTTCCCTTGCAGAATCGGGATGCATTTGCATTTTTTGACTCGGTGGTTGGTGCGAAAGCCGCTGTGTATGATACGGCGGGCGCACTTGGCAATGGGCAACGGATTTGGGTCTTGGCGAAATTGCCTGACTCAATTCGTATCGGCAAGGATGATCTTGTTGAGGAGTATCTTCTTCTGTCAAACTCCCATGACGGTACTTCTTCCGTGACTGCTGCCTTGACCAATGTGCGTGTGGTTTGCCAGAATACTTTGTCAATGGCAGTCGGCGGTGCGTCAAAGATCATCAAGGTCCGGCACACGAAGAGTATGGATGCCGGACTGCAAGAGGGACTGCGGATTTTGGGGCTTGTCAAGGAACAGGCTAAGAAGGTGGAGGGTATCTTTGGTAAGATGGCTTCCATTCAGGTTGATACTGCGATGCTTGCCTACTTCCTTGAGTACGTGGTTCCCTCCGCGTCAAGTACCGGAAACTCCACTCGTGCAATCAATGTCAGGGACACGATCAAGGAACTTTTTGAGGGAAAGGCTAAGGGTGCGGACCTGCCTGAGTTCAAAGGGACCGCGTGGGGTCTTTACAATTCGGTTGTGGAGTATGTGGACTACTACCGGGCAATTGGAAAGTCCAGTTCGCGCCTTGAGAATATCTGGTTCGGGTCAGGTGCGACGATCAAAGAAAAGGCTTTTGACCTGTGTGCCAAGTTGGACACAGTAAATGTCAATCAGCCTGTTGCGGTTGCAGTTCCTTGAGCAGTGGGGCGGGGAGCGTGGCTGGTGTAATGCCAGCCACTTCTTTTATCTTCGGGAGTTAAAGCATGACTTCTGAGTCTCACAAATACCCACCTGTAAAGGAGTTGCAAGAGGCATATCGTTCTGGAGAGAGTGTTGGGTATTGTCTGGCATGTGGGGCGAAAGTTACCGGGATAGAGCCGGATGCGAGAGAGTACAAGTGTGAGGAGTGTGATTCTCGTTGTGTCTATGGGATTGAAGAGGTTGTGTTGATGGCAATAGGTTTCGCATAAATAAAGGAGAAGAGTATGTCAGTTTCAGAGAAGATTGTCCCATTTCATGTGTTTCAGTCGCATTGCGACGACCGACATTTCGGGTACATGGGAACTCCTGGCAAGTTTTACGTTTCGTGCAAGAATCGCCTGGCTTCTCAGCCTGACAAGTGCAATTTTCGGACTTGCCCGGTTTGGAACTCCGATCTTGTACAGGATGTGTCCGGTGTCGTAAATCGTGGGAGTCAAGAGGACTTTGCGGCGAAGGTTGCTGCTATTCCTCCGTCGCTGTCTCTGCGTGATCTCAATGTGCGATTGAAGGGTACGGTTTCTCATGCAGGAGAAAAGTATTCTCCCTTTTCCGAACCGCAAGAGTATCATGATTCTGTGGCCGGGGAGGACGTATGAACTCGCCAGCAGATTTTTTCATCTTCTGTGATGATTGCACGAAGCTCTACTCTCGTGCTGTTTTTTCTTTTCAGCAGAGAGGAACTGCTGAGTGCAAAGAACATGGCACGTATGACTTACATGAGGATTTGGCGGTGACGTGTAGGTCTTGTGCAAATGAGGGGCGTGTTTGTCAGAAGTGCGGAAGGCCAATGGAGACTCCAATGTAGTTGTTTTTAACATCTGTAAAGAGAAAGGATAGTCTATGAATTTCGTATGTCCTCATGCATCAACATGCGGTGTCAGTAAGGAAGGTTGTCCTCACGTCAAGGAGCATGAGCATACGTGGCAGTGTGCAAGCCCTGCATGTGGTCGGGTTGCCCCTCGTAGTGCTGCCTGTGTTGAAGTCAAGCAGCCGGAGCCGGAGTCGGAAAAGACTACGGAGTCAGAAGTTGTTGCGGCGGCTCCTGTGGCTTCTGTAGAAGTGTCGGAAGTTGTGCCGGAAACCATAATTGTAGCTCCAACTATTGCGAATCATATTGTAATTGATAAAATTGAAGTGAAATTCAAGGACATCGTATGAGGGGCGGTGGAAAGTCTGCTATTTCAGCTATGTCTGAGGCTGATATAATTCAAGATGCAGTTGACAAGCAGCATCTTCACCTTGACAAGGAGAAGACGGACCTTGAGGCGTTGGTGAGGTATGCCCGTTTCATAGGGTATGCAGAGGGATGGAAGGACCGGAATAGTTACAATATCCGGTTGACTAATAGGTCTGTCTGCTTTGTCTCCTCTTTGATTTTTCTCCTCGTTGTGATCGTATCTCTTCTCATAAAAGGATAACCAAAGGATTTCTTGCTATGTTAAAGATCAATGTCAAGACAATACCACACAGAGAGCACAGATTTACAACTTGTGGGGATTGGTATGAGGACGAGAATGGGGTATTGCAGATCAGGATTACCGATTACAAGTTGGCGTTTCCCGAATTGTCTAATAAGGAAGCGTGGATGTACGAAGCAGGTGTTTTCATTCACGAGATTGTTGAATGGTTGATATGCGAGTGGATGGGAGTGAAAACACCAGAATGCGACGACTTTGACCGGAAGTATGAAGAAATGTATACCTTGAAACAAATTCCTAAATCGCAAGAAGCGGGCTATGATAAGAATTGTCCTTATCATCGTGGTCATGTTGCTGGGGACATTGCCTCATGGTTATTCTGTAAGGTATTTTTTGGATTTCTTTCCTTTAGTTGGAAGAAATATGACTATTACTGTGACAAGCTGTGTGAGTAGGATATGCCGAAATTTATAGAGTTGACTGGGCAGAGAATTGGGAAATTAGTTGTTCTCCGAAGAGTGGAGAATAAGGGAAAGTGTGTTTGTTTTTTATGTGCGTGTGATTGTGGAAAAGAAAAGATAATTCGGTCAAAAGATTTGACAAAAGGACATGGCGAGGAAACTAAATCTTGTGGATGCATTCTTAGATTATCTATAAGTAAAAGGACAAGAAAGGGAAAAGGTGAGCATGGTCTTAATCGTTTTGTAGATAATTATAGACGTGGAGCAGAGGTGCGAGGGTTAAGATTTGAATTGACCAATGAAGAGATTAGGGGCATAGTTACTTCTGATTGCTTCTATTGCGGAGCGTCCCCAAGTATGGTTACTACCTATGGACCGGCACACTCAAAAAGGTACTCTGAAGAAGCGATTCGACATGCTGCTTTAACCCATAATGGTATTGACAGATTAGATAACTCTGTTGGTTATGTAAAAGAAAACTGTGTTTCTTGTTGTAAACGGTGCAATTATATGAAGCATACAATGTCTGTTGAGGAGTTTAAGGAACAGGTGAAAAGAATAGTTACGCACCTGAGTTTGTAACTTTGGAGTCAACTGGAAAAAATGTAATCAGGAATTGGATGCCTTGCTTGACGTGTACAAGGAGGGTCAGTGAAGATCATAACTAAGTATGCCTGTGAGATATGCGGGGAAGAGTATGAAAGTTCTGAGTCTGCTATGGCTTGTGAGGAAAAGGGAAAAGCAGACCCGGAAAGTATGCCGACATGGGTAATTTTTCAGCAGGATGTAGATAATCCAAAAGCAGTTTACAACAGGATAACCTTCTGCATTGTGGCTTGGCGTAAGTTTAACAAGCATTTCTTGACTGATATTATGTATGCTTGTCGGGATACTGGAGTAGGAGATTCCGTAGGTGAGGAGACTTGCGGTGGTAGTCACTTGGTTAGGCAGGGGAAATATTTCACTCCTCACATGGCAGTGAAGAATTTTACTGCAAGTCATTTTCAGCGTATGGTGAAGTATCTTCGGTATAACGGTAAGCCTGTTCGGTATTGGGATGGGGAGAAGATTGTTCCGTACATGGGAGAATAGCCTGATGAAAATACAAGAAGCAGTTGATATTGCAAGGGCGTGTTTGGGTGACGGGGAATACATGGTTGCCCCTGTTCCGAGAGAGGTGGTGAAGGAGTTGATTGATGCCGCGAGGTATCATCCGTCAATACGGTATGTTCCTTGCAGTGAGGGTAATACAAAGATTCACACGTTGGCGGGAGGACAGAAGGTGATTGTTAGAGAAAGGGAAAGAGGTTAGTATGTCTGAGTTAGAGGAGTTGGATGCGCTGTACACCAGTATTGGGATTCCCATTTACAATGAGGAGTTCTGTACGTGGCTGTTGGCTTTCTTTGGTGTTTACGGGAATGAGTTGGGGGAGCAGGTTATTCAACGTGAGGCTTTTCGTCAGGTGCTTCACATTGCCCAAAAGAAGCTGAATATCGAGGGCGGGAAAATTTCTACTCATGTGAAAGAATTGCAGGAAGCCATGAGCGAGTTCAAAAGAGGTACTGCAATTGCTGATGCTTGGAAGATCACGTTTTTGACGCGGTATAAGTTGTTGTTAGAGTGATCTGATAGGAAATTTTTATGTGTCAAAAGTGTGTACAGAGATTCAAAGACTTGCATCTTTCCTCACAGACCAAGGCAAAGACCTATGGACAGGTCAAGGCTTTGGCGTATTCATTTTGGAAGTATCATATTGTTTCTGTCTTTGATAGGACTACCAATGTGGGAGTCGAGGCACATCTTCATAAGATTGAGCAAGCGCGAACAGCCCGAAGATACAAGAGGGAAAAGAAAGTAATCTTGGATTGACAGGGGAGGGGATCGGCTATACTTGGGAGGGGAGACAGATGATCGTGGAGTCCAAGGCATCCTGTCCGTGAGGTCAGGGATTGCATTGAAGCGGCAGTCTGTTGTTGATCTAACCAAGTTTACCCCTCCCCCTTTTTCCTCCTGTCAACTATGAGGATGTGATTATGAAGCCGTGGCATTTTACAGGTGAGTTGCCCGAAGTTATTCCGGTTGATGTTCCAGATGGAATATCTGGCGATTGGTCAGTAAGTACCTTTACAGTTTCGGAAGAGGCTGAGAGGTTTGGAGCCATGCGTGCAGCCTTTTCCTCTGCGGGAGGTAGGTATGTGCCAGCAGGGACATACGCGGCTTTGAAGCGGGGTGGAACAATGGTAATGTCAAATACCCCTGACGAGATTAGAGATCAGTTCCCCTTTTTCCGCGCAGCAGAAGGGACTGTTTTGATTAACGGCTTGGGGTTAGGGATTACTCTTGATGTTGTTCTTAACAAGATTGACGAGAGGGGAGAGCCGTTTGTCAAGAGGGCTTTTGTTGTAGAAAAATCTGCTGATGTTCTTTCCCTGGTGAAGCCTGTCTTCGAGAAAGATAGCAGGGTTCACTTCATCAATGCTGATGCGTTGGAATATAAGCCGGAAGGTTTGAGTTTTGATGCGGTTTGGCACGATATTTGGGATAATATTTGCGCCGACAATCTTCCTCAGATGCATAAGTTACATCGGAAATATGCAAGAAGGTCTAAGTGGCAAGCGTCATGGTGTCGAAAGCGTTGCGAATACCAGAAAAGGAGAGAAGAGTTATACCGTTAATGGGTTTTTGAAATGAGGACTTGACTTTATAGTTTTCAAAGACTATATTTAGAGATCAGGGAGGCGCGTTATGAATATCGCAAAGGACTTTGAGAAGGATGTTGCGCTCTTTGTTTGGTCAGAACTTGCTTCTTTGGGCAAGTTTGAGTTGATTGATCTGCTTGCAAGGGCAGAGAAGGGGGATGTGAAGAAGGTGCGTGTAAAGAGGCAGCTTGTTCCCAACATTATCCTGCATAATACTGTGATAAAGTTTTTGACAAAGCACGGGGTCGAGGTCATACGGGATGACATACGACGGGGGTGAGTTTTGTCAATCTGTTTTATCTGCCGTAAAGAAGCAGAGACTATCGGTACTACCTTGTATGTGGAGAATGTTGGACCTGTACAGAAAGGTGAGGTCGTTTGTCAGACGTGTGCGTGTAGGGAATCAGTAAGAAAAAAGATTGACAGATACAAGGGTTTTGTAAGGGATTTTGCTGACATGGCAAGCAAAATCCCTTTTGATTTTGAGGGGCTGGACTCGGATGCAATTGTCGGGCTGATTGTTACACAGCATAGGTCGGTGCAGCAGGAGATGATTTTCTTTTTGCAAAGGATTATTGGTAAACTTGGTGATAAGGCTGGAAATTCCTGCTATGAGGACGGTAGGAATATGCGAGCATTGAATTGGTGCCAACAGGTTTCAAAGATGCAGGATTATTGACGTATAGGAGTTTGACATGGGTATTGGTGTACGGACAATTGCAGACTTGGACAGAGAGTGTCGTCAGTATGGTTTGTATGTTGAGCCTACTAAGAATAGTAAACCAGGGAAGAAGTGCTCCAAGGATGATTACATACTTGCATTGCGCAATCACCACCTGAAGCTACGGTATCCCGATGGTCGTGTTCCAAAGCACTTGCAGTTGATTTTACAGATGGATAGTCCAATGTTGGCTAATCGCTTCAATGCAGTCTCTCCCGAAAAGCAAGAGGAGATTTGGAAGACTGATCTGTGGGGATTTCAGGAGAAGATGGACGGAGTTCGACTAATAAGAATTTTCGTAAGAGGTGAGGGGCTTCATTTCTATTCTCGTGGTGTGTCTGTCAAGGATTATCTTCCAATAGAGTATACCAACATATACCAGCCGAATCTTAACATTGAGGAATTGGGTGCTCAGTTTGATTCTTACATTGCTGATTCAGAGTTGGTTTGTACTAACCCTGTTATTTCTACTGTGATGAAGAAACGAGGAGTGGAGACGGATACTCAGTTGTCCGCAGTAACCGCCTTGTTAGGTTTGAATGACACAGATTCCCTATACATTCAGAAGAACGAGAACTGTCCTCTGAAGTTTTACAGTTTTGATTGTATGTTTTTTAACAACGAGTGGTTGACAGAGGGAAGTAATCGGGCATTGGGTCAGTGTGATAGAGAGAAGGTTGCCCGTGTTGTTACCTCTGTTGAAAAATCTGCTGGTTTGAATGTGGAGTTTCTTGAGACTGTTTATGATGTGGTTGGTAAGAAGGCTTTCCATGACATGATAATTGCAGCCAAAGGAGAAGGGGTTATTGCAAAGCATAAGAATGCCCTATACCTTGCACAGGAGAGTAGGGCGCGGTGTCAGTGGATCAAGATTAAGCGTACTGTTTCAGGGTCTTTGCTGGATTCTCCTCTCAATGATACGCTGGATGCGTTTGTGAGCGGGTGGGAGCCGGGGGAGAAGGGTAAGGCATACGAGAACATGGTAGGAACTTTGAAGTTCTCCGTGTGGCTTGTGAAGCCTAACGGGGAGCGTGTGCAGCATGAGATTGGGCATGTTTCCGGGCTGGCGCTGGATTTTCGGAAGTCGATCACGGTTTACATGGATGATGGGTTAGGAGGTAAGGTCTGTGGGTTACATCCCGATTGGGAAGGCCGGGTTGCAGAGATCGACGGGCAGAATATCTCATCAAGGGCAATGCGGATCAGGCATTGTCGTTTAATTGCATGGAGGGTAGACAAGAACGCGGATCAATGTGAGTTACAGGAGAATTTTCTAAAAGAAATGGTTTTTTAAGGAGGTGTATCATGTGTAAGGTTCTTTCACTTGTTCTTGTTATATGTGGTATGTCAAGTGCTGTTGTTCTTGATAGTTTGGGTAATCCTACTATGCTGGACACGGATTCTGTTTATGTGAAGGTTCTTGGTCCTACCTCACTTACTCCTACATATCAATGTGGGAGGGGTGTTGCTATCTACGGAAGGTTTTATGGGAATAGCATGTTTACTTTTGAACTTGAACATAATAGATGGACGCTGTATGCGACTCATTCCTATTTGACGGTTCCTCTTCCTGTTGAATTTGCTACTTGTGGAAATAATCGTCCTCCTTGTGACACGGTTACGTGTCTTATTGGGTGTATTAGTGACACAGTGAGAGCCGATACGGGTTATCGGGTATGGGTAGGTATAGGCAATCGTGGCTATTGGTCAAGAGAGTTGACTATTCCGAGTATTTCTCCTACTGCTGTTGTGCAGCATCCCTCCTTGAGTAATCGTGTCTCCCCTGTATCTCGTGGGCCTTCCGTTAGAGCAGACGGGAGAGTTTTGTCTAAGCGAAATATTATGATTCGTAAAGGAGTGTTGGTAATTAGGTGAGAGGGATACATGGTTTACATACTATCATCGTCCCATCGGAAGGGGAGGTACGAGGTCAAGATTGGGCGAGGGTCCATTTTTGAGCAGAAGCATGTAGTTTTGCCGTGGTGGGTTTTTTGGGCGAGATTTCTTCTTCCTTGTGGGTTTGTGTATATAAGGGGGATGGATGTAGCGTGTGGACTTTACAAAAGATATTTTTCATCTATGCTTGCTGTGGACAGGGAGTTCGCAGCGGCGTTTCATATTTTGGTAGGGATAGCTCGGAAGGGGAATCTTTTTCTACTGTGTGATTGCAAACATCCGGGTGGGTGGTTTTGTCATGGGTCAGTGATTCGATGGTTTATCTTGGAAGAATTGAGAAAAGAGCATGAGTCGATTAAGCATTAAAGTTGATTCTGATAAATCAAGTCAAACCTTTGTGTGTAATGCAACGGCGTGGTATTATCTATTCAAAGATGCAAATTGTATCCACGTTTCTGCCTCTGTAAATGGGAGTCACGTAAAACTCTCGATTCCTCAACAGGATTTTGAGAAGTTATTTTCTTCTGTAAATTCATCGGCTTTTGGTAACTATATAAAAGGTAGGATGATTGAGTTGGGGTATTCGCAGCATGACTTGGCTTTCCGTTGTGGTATCTCTCAGATGTCCCTGTCAAAGATTATCCGTGGAGTTACCAGAGGTGTCAATACCGAAACTATAGCTAAATTGTCTATAGGATTAGGAGTATCTGAAGATGAACTTAAACATCTTTTGTCTAAATAACAACCTTTTAGTTTGTTGGAGGAGTAAATGCATACACCCGCCATTGCCGTTGCTGCTCCGTTTACGTTTGAAGAAGCCCTGCCTTTTTTTCGTCCCATTACTTGTTCGTTATTCAAGCGGTTTCCGGTGATGTCTTCCTTTCTGGAGATGGGTGATTTTATTGACGAGTTTTTTCTTGAAAAGATTCATCGGTCCCATTTTTTGCAGGAGTATGGAAAGACCGCTAATCCTCCCGCCCCGAAGTTTTGCTATTTGTATACCGGGATGGCAAATCAGGCGATTGATCTTCTTAGGAAAAATGCGCGGTCAGTAAAGATAGTTACACTTGGAGGCGGTGATGATGGGGATATGTCTATATATGATGTATTTCCTGATCCTTACAATGTCAATGTTTTGGGTGAGTTGATAATGCAGGAGGCGTTGGAAGTTCTTTCCAAAAAGAGGATTACAAATTCTCGGACGTTACGGACTCATGAGGGTTTGGATAAGGATAAGCCGTTGTTTGATGTTTACAGATACAAAAAGTGGGGTATGGTTGATGGGCAAGTTGTATCTGATTGGGTAGAACAAAGAAAGCCCATATTTACTGTGTGGTTTTGTCATTATTGGGTCTATTTTCTTTACTTACAGGATTGGACTCCTCTCGCAATAGCGGATTTTTTTAAGGTGACAGCCAACAGGATTTGTCAGATTATCTCGGAGTGCAGGAAAAAGTTGACAAACCTGTATGAAGAGGATAATCTACATAAAGTTGAGGTAGTTCCTTCACACAAGAGGATTGACGATATTGACGAGTATTTTGACGGGTGGGTTAATGTCCCGAAGGAGAAAGAGGTTGCTATTTTGAAGGGCGGACTTCGTGTAAGTCTTGACAGGGTGCGTGACACGGATAAGATTGACAAAATAGTAAAGGTCAAGTTGAGTGAAGACGAGAGGTATTCTATTGGAATAGACATGATAAAAAATCTTCCACAGGGAGTAACATACGATTGGGAATCAGATTGCGCATGGCCTTGGGGAATGTAAATAACTTAGTAGAATGGAGTAACCGTATGAATAGGAACTTTGACTCTGCTTTGGCTTCTGTGCTGGCTTTTGAGGGTGGGTACGTTAATGACCCGACAGATCATGGAGGGGCTACGAACTTTGGGATTACACAAAATTCTTATGGTGCATATAGAGCCAGGATGCATCTTCCCTTTGCTGATGTCAAGAATATATCTGCTTCAGAAGTAGCAGATATTTACAGAACAGACTATTGGCTTGTTGGCAAGTGCGATGTTTTACCTGACAGAATTGATAGAGTGCATTTTGATTCGTGTGTGCTGTATGGGCCGATTCAGGCAGCATGTTTTTTGCAGAAGTCTTTGGGTGTCTTTGTGGATGGAGTGATTGGACCTAAGACCCTTGCAACTGCGGCAAGCTGTAATATTTCTACTGTAGTAAAGTCTTACGTACAGAAGAGAGTTTCCTTTTGTATTGACTTGGTGATGAAAGATTTGGGGGATAAGATTCAGAGCGGGTCAGTTTTCTCCATTGCCAATTTACAGGTAAAGTATCTTAGCAATTGGGTGAGCCGGGCATTATCCTTTGTGTAGGGGTAAGGTATGCTCAAGTTGACGGATTTTCCGAATGGGCATATTCAGGAGTGTGATGATAGGTCATGCCCAAAGTGTAAATCATTACGGACATATATCAAGCGGTGTGGTCCGCACATTGGCTGGTTTTGTCATGGTTGTGGGTACATTAAATTTCTACCACAGCCGGGTAAATGGATGGAATTTGTTGTTCCTTTTGGTAAGTATAGGGGAAAGACTTTACCGTGGGTATTGGAGAATGATTTGAAGTATACAAAGTGGGTAGCGGAGGAATTTGACAATAAGGGAATCAGGAAGATGTTTCAGGATGCTTTGGACGGACTCGAAGAAGCGAACAGGGTAATAGAGGAAGAGAAAAAGGTAAGTGAATGAGCGAGTACCCTGCTTTAGTCATTGCGTCTAATATCGTGTCTTTGCAGCAGAACATATCGTCTTGTGGGATTATAGTAAATGTTGTTATTAACCGGGAGGAATTACAGGACTTTATACGGGAATATTCAGGAATAACATTGAAAGAGCCTGTTGCATTGTCAAATATTTCTGCATTGAGAAGATACCATTCCAAGTTGCTGAAGTTCGTAGAGGAGACAACTATTCCCCTTGTTTGTCTTGCGTCTGAGGATAATATTTCCTCTATTTTGCTGTCAAGGTTTAAGACTGTAAAGAAGTACCCCACATTGTTGAAAAGAGAGGCAGATAGTTTGCGGTTTGTGAAGGAGTCGTTTGCTGATGGGTCGGTAACAGACGAGGAATTAGTCAGACATGCAGTTTCTTCTTATCCGTTGAATTATTTTATTGGAAAGTCTGACTTACCAGTGAGGGATAGAATAAGGCAGTTTTTCGTATGACAATAGAAAATCCACTGTTTACTTCTCACGAGTTGCGGCAGTTGTATTGGAAGGAAGAGGCGTTTACTGAGGAGGAAGTAGAGGAGCAGGAAAGCGATTTTGATGAAGAGGAGGAAGGGTATTTTGACGATTCTGGCTATCTGAGTCTTGGGGATCAAGAAGTTGGGATGGAATGAAAATCTACTTTAGTAAAGATACCTTGCAATTGCTTTACTTTTTGTTCCCCGGATATAAGCGTATAGAGTCCGTTGAGTGGAGTGATTGTAAAGGTAAGGTGATGTATTTTCTCAAGCCAAACGATAGAATACCTGATGTTGACAGAAATATGCAGTACCGATTTACCGATTATATCATTGTCACAACCAATGATTCTCATGTGGTAGATCGGAAGTTTGATAACGAGACAGACATTGTTAAGTATGTATCGGAAGTCAAGAGGCTCAAGCTGACAAAAACAGTAGAGAGGTATGCGTGTCCCGAGGCGGAGAAAGGAAAAAAGAAGTTACTGACTGCCTATGAGTTTTTGTACTTTATCAAGATGTCCGCTGTTTTGGGTCGTTGGTATACTGAGTTGTTTGAGAGGCACGAAAAGATGTATGAGTTGTTTGAGGCAATGCGAGAGTCTAAGGAAAAGTTGATTGAGGAGTACCTTTTGTTAAGAAGGAGAATGTTGGCAGGGGAGATTTTTTCTTCTGTTTTGACTTTTCTTTTCAAGTTCAAAGAAAAGGAAAATCGAAGGGGAGCGAAATTTTCAGACTATTATCTGGGGCTTATGGGTAACTTAGAAACTGTCTTGAAACCAGAGAGTATTCCTATTAGTTTGGTGGAGACTTTGCGTATTAAGAATGAAGTGCCATTGGATAGTAGAGTTCTTTACTTTTTACTCACCCTTAGAAAGTGATGCGGGAAGAACCCTTATGCTTGCCTGTCCTATCAGGTGCGATTTTACCGATGACTTAATAGGCGCAACTCGCAAACGGTTGTGGAAGACACGGTAATGGTCGCCGGGAGCAGGGGGTTCTTTCCTTTTTTGTGTAGGTAACTCTAATGTCCGTATATATAAAGCCTCACTTTACAAAATTGGTGTATGAGCGTCCAGAATTTCAGGGGTATTACAGAGCAGTAATATCAAGTTTTTCTGGCCTTGATTACCACCACCTTAGATTTACTATGTCTACTTGTGTGTCATGTGAGGCAAGGAAAGAGGCGAGACAGGTAGTGTTGCCAGAGGGGGATGTGGGTTCTGATACTGTATTTGTTGGGAGAAATCCTGGTTGGGAAGAGGATGTACACGGGCAACCGTTTTATCCATCCGCTACTGCGGGTTCGTGGTTTATGAAGTATCTTGAGGCTGTGGGTGTTGACCGATCAAAAATCTACATTACTAATTCTCTCCTTTGTCATACCAAGAAGGATCGTCCACCCGTAGACACAGAACTTGTTTGGTGTTCCGTTTGGAAGTATCTGGAATTTCTCAAGTTGACAAATATGAAGTATCTCTTTCTCCTTGGTGGGGATGCTTTGAAGCAGACAATGGGCTATGAGTTTATGTCAATCATGCGGATATTCGGAGATGTTTACCAAACAAGATTTCACGGAAGGCAGTTATTGGTGTTTGCTGTTCCTCATCCTGCTGCTTCTTGGAGAAACCCAAAAATAGCACAAGATTCTTTTGCTTATCTATCTGCTGCAAGGGAAATAATTGAGGCAGATAGAGAAGGTAAGTTAAAATGGATAGTATGAGAAGGATTTGTAAATAATGCCTGTATTGCATCAACCGACTACGGTAGTTAGCTCCGCATATAATATAGCTGCCCAAGAAAAACTTTTGGGACTTGTCAAGGATTACTTGATGGGACTTGCCAATGATAACCCTGAGTTTGGTCCGATAGGAATAGCATGTACAAGGGTAAGGACATTTCCGACAATTGATGAACTTGTCAAAAACGGAATTTTACAGTGGGGATTTGTTGCTCGGTTGGTTGCGGAGTATGAGTCTGAGTTGATTCAGGTTGCCAATACCCTTCACGAATTGGGAACAAAGAAAATCCAGATACGGGTGTTTCTCCATAATTCAGAGCGGGAGTGTGGGGATGGTGCAGTACGACAATTTTCTAAGGACGTGAATTTTTATATTTCGAGACTGATAGATATTGAGAATATACTAAGGAGTAAATTAGAGACGTTGGATAAGTGTATTTGGGCATTAAGGACGTTGAAATATGATGCGCCAAAATCAGATCGTCCACCGTCGTCATCTTCATCTTTTTTAGAGTAACAATTTCTCAAGGAGTTTGTTGTGCCTAAAAGAGTTTACGTTGGAAATATCCCTTTTAGAATGTCGGAAGAGGAGTTGGTAGCTGCTTTTTCTGAGTGTGGGAAAGTGGTAGGTGTTTTTATTGTCAAAGATAAAGAGACAGGAAAATCTAAGGGATATGCCTTTGTAGAGATGGAAAATGAAGCACTTGTCAAGAAGGCAATTACTGAGATGAATGATAAGTTGATAGGAGGTAGAGTAATCAAAGTGAGTGAGGCTATTGAAAGGAGGGATGTGCGAAAGTAAGTAATTTCAATGATTTGGATGATAGTCTTCTGTTTTTTGTTTGTCGTGTCGTATTAGTAGCTATGCAGTGCTTTGTTGTAGAGTGCGGTTAAATTTTTACCCTTCTTGAGGAGGTTGTATGCCTGATGTTCAGAATCCGACTCCGGCACCCGCCGAAGTTCCTGCTGTTCCCGTTGCTGATGCTGCTGATGCTGCTCCCGTTGCTGATGCCGTAACGGTTGGTCCGATTCCGAAAAGGAAAAGGAGTCGTCGCAAGCTGGAGTTGGACATGACGGAAGTGGAGAAATTCAAAGCCTTATTGCAAGTCAATTTGTCAAAGGTTCTCATTGGTAAAGGTCAAGGTCAGATTTCGCAAAATCTGGCGTATGAACTTTTCCAAGAGGCGTTTGATTCAATTGTCATGCATACCGCAATGTCCGAGAAGAAGCGGCTGAGTCTGGTTGGTGTGGGGAGATTTTATATCAAGATGTCTCCTCCACGCAAGATCGCAACAAAGCCTACTTCTCGGTACGCGCAGCTTGGTGAGATTCCTCATTTCCGGTGGAAGCCCTCGTTCAAGTATTTCAAGTGGTTGATTCAGACCATCAACCACGTTGATGTTGAACGTCTGATTGAGACAGGTCAGGTGGTTCCTCCAACAGGGGAAATTGCATAGGAGTTTCTTGGGTCGAGTGATGCTAAAAGCCTACGGAGTTACTTCCGTAGGCTTTTTATTTGTCTCTAATGGTTTTTGTCCTTTGGGGCGTATTAAAGGTGTTGTCCCATCCATGTTGTAAGTGTCAAGTCAAGTAAACAATGGAGGATTTTATGTCTGAGAATGGTAAGCCTGTTTTGGGTTCTGTTAGCTTGGATGATATTCTTGGAGGTAAAGTAACTCCTCCAGCAGCACAGGCGGCTCCGCAGCCCGTTGCTGCTCCTGTTGCTTCATCTGCTATCTTGACACCAGCAACAGCGATAGAGTCACCCGATGCAGCGCAGCGTATTTCCGCTGCTTTGGCTGCTTCCCAGGCAGTTCCACCAGCAGTAAGTTCACAGCCCGTTTCGGTCCCTCCTGTAAATCCTGCTATTTTTGCACAGCCTTCGGCACCTGTCCCGGCACCTGTCCCGGCACCTGTCCCGGCACCTGTCCCGGCACCACAAGCCCCTGCAATGGTGTTTCCTCCGCAGCAGATGATGTTTCCTCCGGCACCTGTACCTTTTTCCCCTCCAATGATGCCAAGCCCTACAGCGTCAGCGTCAGCGGCTCCTCCGCAAGCAGGGTTTATGTGGGGTTCCTTCGGGGTAGAGGTCCAGAGATACCCGATCAACCGTTTCAAGGCAAGTGTTGGACCGACATATCGGTTGGGGATGATCGACCGACAGATTGCCGTGGTGAAGACTCATTGGCTGGACGATTTTGGTTATTTCTACTGCTTTTCGGGGAAGTGCTGTGAGAACTTAGGAATCCCGTCAGTGCGATACATTGTCCCAATCGTATTGTACGATACGGACATGACAGGGCAAATTATTTCCGCGAAGTTTGATGTTATGTATCTCAGCCTCGCGGAAGATGAGTATAAGGCACTCAAGGCTTTGGATGCGAATGTCCCTATTGACACATTGGACTTTATTGTCACTTGTTCCGACCAGAAATTTCAGACTTTACACATGCAAAATGTTGGTCCGGCTACGTGGAGACAGTACCCACAGTTGGGCGAGCAGGTTATGATAAAGTGGAATGGTAATCCTCAGTTAGGGGTTTCTCCCTTGAAAAACATGCTACCGACTGTGATTGCCCGCGTGTTAAACGAGTCTTCCTTCATGAAGCTCGTTTCTGGTCAGTCTGATGCGTCTCAGGCAATGCCGCAACAGGCAACCAATCTCAAGTCTTTTCTGAGGTAACAATGAAGTATAAGTATGTCTGTGGGATAGACCCGGCTCCTGCCAAGTTGGGTCTATCCTTTCTTGATGTCAATACATTGGAAGTTACAACTTTCCTTTTCAAGTCGGAAGAGGAGAAGGATTTTCGGTTTCATGCGTGGCTTAGTCGTGTGGGGGATATTTATGACTTGCTGATTACTAATATTGAGAATTTTCTAAAGAGTAAACAGGTTGAAACGCATGAGGTCTTGTTTGTTTCTGAGTATCCGGTGCCATACAATCTAAGTTCCCCTTTGATGTATGCTCTTGACTATATGATAATTTTGCAGGGGTTAAGGAACTGTGAGTTGATGTTGGCTCATCCAAACAAGATTCACATGCTGATGGGAAGAAAGTCTACAAAGTCAGAGATAAAGAACTTTGTACTTTACTTAGCAAGAGAGAATAATCTCAAGTTTTCGACGTTTACAAAGAGTGGTGATGTGAAGATTCAGAGTGATTGTGCGGATGCTTTGTTGTTGGTGATGTGGGCTTTCCATAATCTTATCCGTAAATTGAATATTCCGTTGGAATTAAGTCTAAAGTGGGAGGATAAGTTTTCCGTATTATCAGAGAAAGAGTCATTGAAAATGCGTGGTTTGGTTGTTATGTATGTTGACAATTGAAAGGGGAGCGGTGGTATGCCTATAGAGTTTGCAAAGTCTAAGAAGAATGTTTCTGCACCTGCGCCTGCACCTGTTGTTTCTACACCTGTTGTTTCTGAGTCTGTTGCTACTGTACCTATTGTTACGCCGGAAGATGCGAAGACAGTTCCTCCAGTTCCTCCAGTTCCTCCAGCTACCTCTCTTCCTCCTTCTATTTCTTCCGTGATGATTCGCGGTAGACGGGGAGGGAAAGAAGAAAAGGCTGGTAAACCGTCAACTGATTTTGATACGCTATGTGCTGATTTTGCACAAAGGTTTCGTGTGAGTAGTAAGGTGGATTTTATTGACTCTGGTTCTATAGGGTTTAATTATATTTTTGGTGGAGGCATACCACGAGGGAGGATTATTGAACTTCACTCGGATGCTGGACTTGGAAAGTCTACCTGTGTGCTGTGCTGGTGTTTGAGAGTTTGTCAATCTGGTGGTGTTGCAATTCTTATTGACGTTGAGAAAGCGTTGAATGAGAGTTTGATTTTTGGGGTTGGGTTAGAACCTTACTATCAAAAGACTTTTATAGTTATTAAGCCGGATACGTTTGAGCAGACAGAGAGTATAATAGATTCTCTGCTGGTAAGTAATAGAGTACCTGAATTGGTTGTTGTTGATTCCATTACTGCAATGCTGTTTGACAAGATAGTTTCGGGTGATCTTAAAATTGAGGATGCGGAACCTGGCTGGCATTCTCGGTTGACAGGAAATTTCTTGGGAAAGTACAAGGCTGCTTTTGCTCGGGCTAACTCAAGTCTTGTTATTGTTAATCAAAAAAGGACAAAGTTTGATTTTCGGGGTTCTTCTCATGTAAAGGCCGCTGGCGGTCTGGCATTGGAGTTTTGGCCGGACATTCGGGTTGACATTTCGTTAGCGAGTTGGATTGAGGAGACGGTTGATGGAGTTACCAGAAAGATAGGAGCAGATATAACTGCTGAATGTGTAAAGAACAAGATTACCATGCCTTTTATCAAGACAGTTATTTCTATCTTTTTCGGAAAGGGAATTTCTAACATTCGAGCATTCACGTTTCTTTTGCAGGAAGAGGGTGCTGTCAAGCAGAACAAGGCTTTTTACTATGTAGATATGAATGGTCTGACAACTTCTTGTCAAGGTAGGAGGGCATTGGAGGAGTGGGTTATTAAGAATGAGGCAGCAGTGATTGACTTTCTCAGAGCCAAAGAACGTCTGTAATAAAAACCTGTATATGTAAGGAGATTCTATGCTTTTCAAGAGAGAACCACAAGAGAAAGATAGGGTTGAAACAAGGGCAGATGTGAAGGTTGACATAAGGGATGGTCTTACAAGAGAGGAAATTTATGAACTCAGGGAGGGAGAAGAGATAGACAGGTTGATTGAAAAAGCAGTAGAGGGAGGAAACGAGGATAATCCTCGGCCTTTTTCGAGGGATATTGGGCTTTGTTTTGAGTTTATTGTCTCTGGATTTTCGTGGTTTCGTTTATCGAGAAATCATGATGAAGACGAATACTGGTGTGAACTTCGTATCTTTCCAAGCGACTTTGCAAAACGAGGAATTTACTTTAAGCACGTCGCCAAGAGTCTTAATCCTGCACATGCTATTTGCATGGCTTTTTTGATTTATGTCAATAAGAGAGGCAATAGCTTTGGGGATCGTTACCATTTTCGTGATGACAGGAGGGATGACAGGCGGGATGACAGGCGGGATGACAAGGAACGACGAGATTACAGGAGATAATTATTGTGGTTAGTGTACGAGTAAGGTCTTTTCAGATCATAGGTGATGCCGCAATTGATGTAGACGGCATTACTATGGTTGTTGGTTCTACCAATCATGGCAAATCTTCTCTGTGCCGTGCAATAGAGTCAGCCTTGTTTTCTAATCAAGGAAGTGACTTTATTCATTATGATGCTGAGAAATGTCAAGTTGATATTGTGTTTCCTCAAGGAGATGATGGGGAAAAATTGAGTGTTTCTTGGATAAAGGGTCGAACAGGAGGCTCCGAGTATGTAATTAACAAGAAGGAGTTTAAGAGGACGGGTAAGACTGCCCCGGAAGACTTAGAAAAAGCTGGTATAAAAGATATAGTTGTGCGTGACAATAAAGAGAGGCTTTTTATCTGGAGACAGATGGAAGAGCCTTTTCTTGTTTTTTCTTCTCCGTCTTACATTTTTGATTTTGTTTCTCAGTTGATGCAAGATAAGAAGTTGACACCTGTGTTGAAGCAGATGGTTGTTGACTCAAAGCAAATAAAGACTGAACTTGTGGCGTTGGAGGGTCAGGTTGCAGCATACCAAAATTCCCTGTTACAGTTGAAAAATAAAGAGGCTGTCCTTGCTCAGATTACAGCGGCAGAGCCGGACTTTCTTAGCTTGCGAAAAGGGAAGGTAAAATATGAGAGGTTGGTTGCTATTAAGCAAGGGTATGAAGCTGTTGTTCCTCAGTTAGAACAAGTATCTGGTGCAGTTACTTTGTTGGACAACGAGGTGATACTTCCTTTGTTGTCTTTCTCCAATGTTCCTTCACAGGTTGGGAATTATCAAAAGTTAATGGAGGCATTGTCTGTTATTTCTAAGTTGGATTCTGAATTGATAGCAACGGATAATGCGGTAAAAGGCAGAGAGGCAATAATAAGTAGCATTCAGATTCCCGACCGGAGTTTGCTTGATAAAGAGGAGAAGTTACGTGACTTTGCGCAGAGATTTTTCGACGTTGGTTCTCAGCTTTTCCAGTGTGGAGAAGCACAAAAGTCTTTAGCTTTTCTTATAGAGCAAGCTAATCCACCGGAGAAATCTTTGGTGGATAGGTTTAAGGGTCTTTCGGAAATGGGAGGGTTATTTTCCGCTTTACTTGGTTCAATGTCTGGTGTTTCTGGAGAGATTGAGGAGGAGCAGAAACGTCTTACCGAGGCAGAAGCAGATTTTGAGAAATACAAGGACGAGATAGGTGTTTGTCCTCTTTGTCAAGAACCTTTGGATTCACATAAGGGAGGAGTGCATGGCAAATAATCCGATAGTTGACAGGTTTAACCTTCTCAGTTCTAAGGTTGAGACTATCAAGGATAACTTGAAGAAGTTGCAAGCGAGGCAGACGGCTTTGACTGAGCAAAAGAACGCTATTTTGCTGAAACTTCAGGCTGATTTTGGTATTACTTCTTATGAGCAGCTTACCTCAGAACTTCAGACATTGACGGATTCTCTTACCCAGAGTTTGTCTACAATGGAAACTATTTTGTCAAAGGTGACAGTGTGATGGAAAAGGGTCGATTCATTACTATTGAGGGAATCAACGGTTCTGGAATTACGTCTGTTATTCGGAACTTGAGAAAGGTGTACCCTGATGCGGTTATTGTGCGGGAACCGGGAACTACGTATACAGGGGGAGAATTAAAGAGGGTACTTCTTAACTCAAGGGAGAAGTTGGAAAAGCAAACTGAACTTTTCTTGTTTGTCGCTTCTATGATAGAAGCATCTAATAAGATAGTTAAACCTGCTTTGCATAGGGGGAAGTTGGTCATTGCTGATAGGTGGTATTATTCAACAAAAGCATATCAAGAGTTTGCCTATGGTCATGCTTTTTTTGTTGAGAGATTGTTAGAAATGTCTGATGTTTGTAATCCAGATATTAACATCATTTTAGACTTACCCTTTGAGGTTGCAATGGCTCGCCGTGTGAGGCGAGGGGATAACATAGAGTCAAGGGGAGAGGATTACTTGAGGAGAGTTCACTTGTATTACCAGACAGAATGTGATGGGTTGATAGTTGACGCGGAGGATTCTCTGTCCGTTGTTACAGAGAAAGTGACTCAGATTATTCGTATGCTTGATGAGGAGAGAAATAGTAATGTCTGACGTGTTGTTAGATAAGGCTCGTAAACTTGAAGATTTGTTTGTTTCCTGTCAAGCAAAACTTCAAGCTACTCGGGAGTCCATAAACGGCACTGAGATTACTCTTGCTGATGTAAAACAGCAACATACCGATAAGGTTTTACAGCTTGAATTTACTGAGAAAGCAATAGAGGTTACAAAGATTCTTATTGGTGAACTTTCTGAAAAGAGTATCAGAAAATTACAAGAACTCTTGACTTATGGTATGAGAACCATTTTTGATGATAGAGATTACTCTATAGAGATTGATATTGCGGATCGGGGTGATATGAAGACTGCGGAGTTGTTTTTGGTAGAAAAGAAGGATGGAGAAATTCGTAAATGTAAACTGAGAGATTCGGTTGGTGGAGGTGTGCAGACAGTTGTTTCGTTTATTTTGAGAGTTTACTTTATGTTGGTTTTGGGGTTGCGTAGATTCGTGATTTTGGACGAGTCTCTTTCGCAGTTGTCAGATGTGTATGTGGAGGGACTGTTCAAATTCATTCGTCAGTGTACCGATGATTTGGGATTTTCTGTATTGTGGGTGACTCATGATGTCCGGTTTACTTCTTATGCGACTTCGATTTATCGTATGGTTCATGGTGACTTGAAAAAGGAGAAGTGATGTCAAAAGAGAAACTTAGTTGCGGGATTTGCGGTAGGAATATTGAGGCAACAGAGGATGCCGGATTTGTGAAATTTCCTAACGGTGAATCAAAGCCATGTCACTTGTCCCATCCGGGTGTGCGAGAGGAGTGGGAGAAGCAGGTAGGATCGAAGGTAGAGTAGTATGGCTATGGTTTTCAATGAAGAAGTACGGTTGTCCGAGTCTCAGCAGATTCTTCTTGACTTGTGGAAGGGAGTAACTGAGGGGAAGGATAATGCAGGGGTGGTTGCTTTAATAAAACAATATCCATCCTTGTTGGAAGTAAAGAAATATTTAGAAAAATCTGGTATTCTTTTGCCTATCAAGACTTCAATTGCTCCTGAGTCTGGTAAGCCTACAGGTGTTGAAGAGTCTGATGTTGACTTGACAAAGTTCATGGATTAAGGAGCGTGGAATATGGCACGTAAGAACTATACAGAAGATTCTATTTTTCCGGTGGATAGCGGTGAGGCAGATAATGAGTTGATAGAAGAGTCTAAGGTTGCTCACTCCGATCCTGATTTATTTACAAGTGCAAGAGATGAAGAAGACGGAGAATTATTGGAAGATCGAATGATGGAAGCTGGTGACTCTGATCTTTTGGACCCGCTTGAGGAGGATGAAAAGTAACAATGACCTTTGATTGTGAAATTGGAAAAGCAGTTGTTTCTGATGTATCGGGTATTCATGGTTTAATTTCTTTACACTCTAAGAAAAATGTTTTGCTTCCGAGATCATGTAATGAGATATACAGTAGTTTGTTTAACTTTTTTGTTGCTCGCGTTCGTGGGTGTGTGATAGGGTGTGTCTCAGTAGTTCCTACGTGGAGTGGTAAGGGTAGTGATGTTCTTTGTGAGATACGATCATTGGTAGTTGACCCTAAATGGCAGAGAGATGGTGTTGGTATACACTTTGTAAATCTTGCAATAAACGAGGCAGTTAGAATAGGGGCAGTCAGAGTATTCGCGTTGACGTACATCCCTGAATTTTTCTTTCGGGCTGGATTTTATGCTGTTTCAAGGGATAGTTTACCAAGGAAAGTCTGGACAGAGTGCATCAATTGTCCAGAGTTTGAGGCGTGCAAGGAAGTTCCCGTAGTGAAAGATTTGAGGCAAGATGAGTGATATTCTCTTGAAATTTCTTGACAAGGTGGTGGAGAGTTTTCCTGATCGTAGGGAAGAACTTCGTTTTTTGTTCTTTACTGATCCTCATGTCAATCACATAAATCCGATGTCTCGGCAGGATAATTACCCCGTTACTATTCTCAATAAGATTTCTAAGATGGCAAAGGTAGCGGATGCAACAGGGTGTGATTTTGTTTTGATTGGTGGGGATATTTACCACCAGAAGCCGCAGACCGATCTTTACAAGACGACAGTAATTCATACTTTTGCTGAGTTTAAGGTTCCGGTGTATACGGTATTTGGGAATCATGATGTTTACCATGCAAATCCTGAGACTGTCAATAAGAGTCCGTTAGGTGTTTTACTTTCATCGGAACATTTACGGAGACTTGGGGCACTGACCTTTAATGTTGGCGGTAAGACGGTTTTACTGCAAGGTCAAGATTACGTGTTGAATCCCACGTTGCCAGAGCCAGCTTTGGAGGCTGATTACAAGATGCTTTGTGGTCATGCCTTTGTGATAAATAGTTTGACTTCCATCACAAAAGAAGAGTCTTTTTTACAGGATGACGTGAAAGCGTCAAAGTGGGATTGTCTGTTGATGGGTCACGATCATGTTCCGTATCCCGTGGTTGACCTTGACGGTAAGTTGATTGTTCGTCCAGGTGCTCTTTCTCGTGGTACTAAACATACGATTAACCGTGTCAGAGACGTGTTCTTTGACATTGTTTCAGTGAAGGTAGTTGGGGAAGGGCTGAAGGCCGAAGTAAGGCAAGAGGCACTTCCCGTTGCGCCAGCAGAGCAAATTTTCAGTCTGGTGAGGATTGAACGGGAAGCAGTATCTCAGAAGATGAGTGAGTTTATTGCGGTGATGAAGGATAAGTCGAAGCAGGACATATCTTCTGAGATTGGGGAGAGTTTGTTGCGTTTGTGTAAAGATAACCCTGCTCTTTTTACATTTATTAAGCAATACTTCACGAATTTTGGTATTTCGGTATAACAGGAGGCTTGAATGGCTGAGAGTAAGTTGGACTTGCTTGACAAGTTACAAGGTAAAGTTGAAATATCTGACGATGAAGTTAGTAAAGAGGCTTTGTCAGATGATTTCAAGGATGTTGGTTCTGTTACGTTGCCGGACAGTGTTGACTATTTGGAGTTTGACACTTCAGTTTTGTTATCCTATCTTCTTCCTTTTATCAGCAAGAAGTCTGTAACAAAGATGGTGATTTCTCGGTCACTGAGAATTACCTTGATGAGTGATACAAGTGCAAAGTTCGAGATGTGTGAAGGTGTTTCTTTGATGTCATGTGTTGTTCCGTGCAGGAATAACCATTTTCCGAATCATAAGATAATAGACGCTGAGACGTTTTACAGAGTGGCAAGAGTGCATAAGGGGAAAGTGTATCTTATTCACCGTAAGCCAGAGGTTTTTGTGGACTTTTTTGGTGGGGAGATTTACATACCTACTTTCAATCTGGATGCTAATATCTATACGTCAAGGATGGTAAGCGGAAGTCCTACTTCACAGGGAGTAATAAAGACCCCTGATCTTTTGTCTTCTATCCAAAGTATTAGCCCAATTCTTTCTTTTGTGGAAATTTCAGACTTTGACTATATATTTGTTGAACCTGATGGTATTTACGCATGTAATGGTACTGTTGTAGGAAGGATAAAGCAAGAGTATTTTCCGGTGATTATCCGAAGGAGTGACATAACTCTCATACAGTCAATCTTGGCTGTAATAGGAAATGCTGACTTGGAAATTTTTGCTTATGACCAGAAGTATTTTCTAACATCAGATAAGTTTAGCTATGTCTTTCCTAAAACGAATGTGCAGTTTGTGGGACAGTATAAAACTGCGTTTGTAAAGGGTTCAGGAAGTTACTTTGTCAATATGCCGTTTCTTACTTCACAGGTCAACACATTGAGCGGGATACCTGAATCGTCTGGTGTAGTTGACTTGGTTTTTGGGAAAGATTCGTTGAAGGGAGTATTCAGAAATAGAAGAGGGGATGTTTCTAACTTTACAATTTCGGAGAAAGTGGAAGGCATTACTTCGGAGGCAATTTTTGGTGTGTCCTTGAAAACCCTTGCAGTTATCATAAGGGTTTTCAAGGGGGATGCCTTTGTGAGTGTGTCCTTTATCAACGATAAGGTAGTGTTTTCTGCTGGTAACAAGGAATGTGTTATCATTACTAAAAAGAATTGAGGTATTGTTATGCGAAGTTTGGTAGTTAAGCATCTTGTGACTCTTGTACCTGAGAATCCAAAGGTTTCTCATCTTACTTCTCGTGCAGTTAGGAAGTGGAAGAAGGACTTTTGGAAAAGTTTGAGCCATAGGGAGAGAGGTAAGCGTAGGGTAAGGTTGGAAAGTTAGTAGGTTGATTTATGTCATTGTGAGCAGTGAGGCGGGTTGTTCTTAAACCCGCTTTCTTTTTGGAGAACTATGAGTGACAATATTGCATTTCTGTCTCTTGTTCACTTACTTGTAAAGAAAGGTATTCTATTACCTGATGAAGCAAAAGACCTTCATGGAATAGCATACCTAAAGTCTATTTTGGAAACTAAGGGTGTGTTGAAAGACGTTGACTTGCAGGCAGTGTCCAATGGTTATGAGGGGATTGTCAAGTTAGTTCGCGGGTATTTGTCAACGGAGGATAAGGGTCAGCGGGGAGAGATTCTTTTGGGCATTGAAAAAGTATTGAGTGAGGATATGTAGCTATGGCAAGAATGTCAGCAGACAGAGAAATAATAAATACATCTGAGCATATACAGAAAGTTTTAGAGGAGAACATTAAGACTTTCGTTGACCCTGGGATTATCTCTGTTTATGATTCTAACCTTGACAATCCAGATAATTTCGATAAGGCAAGGATACGAGTGTTACTTGCTTTTATGATGAAGGGTTTGTCCAAGTGTAAAGGGTCAGCAGATGGTATCTTGATTAGCTTGATAAAGCAAAACCTGGGGGATCAGGTTTATGTTGATATAGCATTCATGCCGGAGAAGCAGAATTTCTCTCTTTACGAAAAGCATAAACTTCCTGTGTGGCATGGTGTGGCTTCTCATCGGAGTGTGCTCGACTTCGATGTAGTTTTGATTTCTAATTCAGTTCTTCCTGAAAAGATGAATCTTCCGTGGTTGCTTCATCATTCGGCTATTCCTATTTGGCACACTCAGCGCATGAAGGAAGATCGGATTCCTTTTTTCTTTGTTGGTGGAAACTCTGCTGATTTTGTAGACGTATTTTTAGGAAGTTCAGAGGACGGGAAAGAAACAGCATTGATTGACGGTGCTTTTATTGGGTATGGTGAGGGTGTAATTCCTAAGATAATTGACACTTTGTTAGAGCCTTACACAAGTAAAGAGGAGAGACTGCGAAAGTTTTTCCGATTTGAAAACTTTGTGCATCCTCTTGCGTATCAGTACGAGTACAAAGACAGGTGGAGAATTAGCAAAGTAAACAAGGTAATTGATGATGCCCCTGATAAAGTCAAGTATCATAGAGAAGAGTCTTTTGATTCAAGTCCGAAAGACGTTAGAAAAATTATATATTCGTCAATTGAACCTGCTGATGATGGAATGGACGTGATTATCTCTTGGGGATGCAGTTCAGGAGGGTCTTGTAGCTTTTGTCATGAGGGAAATATCTCTGGGGGATGGAGAGAAAAGTCATTGGAGCGTATTCGGAGTGACTTGATTAGTTCCCGTAAGTTTGGTATGTGTAATTCGATAGGCTGGTTGAGTTTCAATAACAATTACTATTCTCGGTATCTTGACCTTGTGAAATTGGGTCTTGAGATTTATCCTCGTGTGCTGTTTATGACTATGAGGGCAGATATAATAGCAGCACGTTCTGATTACTTTACACTTGCTAATAAGTTGGGAATGAGAAGTATCTCCTATGGTTTTGAGGGTATATCAGAGAGAATGAGGCATTACCTTAATAAGAATATTTCGACTGAAGAATTTAAGGTAGCTATTCGCAGATGTATTGACCATCATTTTCAAAGTGTGAAGTTGTACTGCATTTATACGGGTAGAGAGACAGAGGAAGACAAAAAGGAGTTTGTATCTTTTATTCAAGAGATGCGGGATTATGCTTTGAGTTTGCGTACTGCTGGTATTAAGTTTGAGGTTTCTTTTACTCACCTGATTTACTGTACGAATACTCCGATGGCGTGGGAGAAGAGGAATACTTACTTGATGTTTTTGAGAGAGGAGAGAGCGTTTGAGGGTATGCTGCGGATGTTTGTTGATGAAATGGGAATGCAGGTAAGGTTTTCTTCGAGGGCGTGGACTAATTTTGTGAGTCAGTTGATGATTGACTTAGGAAGGGTCTTTACCCCTTTCCTTGTGGATATGTCAATCAATCATAGTTTGGTGGTGTACAAGAAGGACTGTGACGGTGCCGGGGTAAAGGTTTTGATTGAGAAACTTGATAGAGCGGGGATTGATTTACAGGATGTTTTTGATGAAAAGCCTTATGATTTTATCTTTCCCGATGATATTATTGATTGGAACAAAGAGTATCTTGTACGGGTTAATAGAAGTATCCGACAGTTTCAGCAGATCAATCATTGTTTGTCAACTCCTGCACAGCTTAAAGGAGAGTGTGTAGCTTGTGGGTATTGTGATACAGCAGAGAAAAGATTGGCTCGGGTAGAGAGGGAGTTTGATGTTTCTACAACTGTTGATGATGTTTTGTCATTCAATGAGATGGGACAAGCGCAAAATAAACTGCTGGTGAAGTTATGGAGAGAGCCGGAGTATTCATACTTGAATGTTGCGTCTAATTTCAGATACCTTTGGTCAAGAATAATGAGGGAATTGCCGGATAACTATGTCTTGAGCACGCGGGAAATAGGAAGGTGTTCTTATTTCATCGGGATAAAAAAGGGTAATATTCCAGATTACTCTTGGGGAGTTTTTCTTGTAGAAGTGTTACTTAGAAATGAATACTCAAGTCTTGACGAAGTGAAGGCAGCATATACAAGAGTAGCACCTGAAGTAAAGACGTTAGGTATGGTAGACTTGAAGTATGTGGATGTTGGTTATCGTGGAGTAAAGTATGAGGATTGGCAGATGCTTGTTATTAAGCCTTCTGATGCTGTTGATGTTATTTCTATTAGAGAAAGTGCAAGAAACTTTGACCGAAGGATTGTATATCCTAAGAACGTAAAGTTTGCAGATTTTCACTTGATAGTGGGTAGCCCTGTTTTGATGCCAGAAATACCTGAGATTTTTCTTAGTTATACAACCGGGGAGTTGGTGGTTTCTTTGCCTAATAAGTTGAATCCCTTTGTTTTTCTATCTTCGATGACCGGGATTAAGTTTCTCGATGTCTATACGAAGTTTTCTTGTCAGCGTATTAAGTATTTCAGGGAAGGTTTGGGAGTTTGTGCTGTAGCCGGGTGTAATAATCATACCTACTTTGATGTTTATGAGCAGAATGATTCACGGTTTTGTGAGTTATGCACCCGTAAAGCAATTGTCAAGAAATTGGGGAGATTATGAAAAAAGAAGAAGTAAAGGTAGGTCTTCTTGTTGAGTTTCGGGATGGAATGGGAACACTTTACACAGGGCATGTTGCAGGGATAGAAAATTCAGGTATTTCTGACAATGAGAGAGGGAGTGTCGTTATTGTAGAACTTTTTGGTGGTGATAGAAAATGGGTGGAAGTTGACAAGTTAAGTAAGTCTTAAAGATATGATTATTTCTGATGTACGAGAGCAGTTTAGGAAGAGTGGAGGGGATGCCTTTACTGTATGGGTGTATTGGGATTTGTACTATTCTCATGGTGGTATTGATAGTTGTACTCTTTGTGGGGGAAGTGGAATATTAGATACCTCCGATAAACCTTGGGGCAAGAAGAACTTTTGTATCTGCCTTGAGGGTCAAAGTCTGAGAAAAAAGTCTCAAAAGAAAGAGGTTGACAATGGAAAAGATTAAGGGTTGCTTTGTTGTGCCTATTTACAATGGGAAGATAATGGTGCAAGAGAGGAAGGACGGGTCTTTTGGGTTGTTTGGTGGAGGGAAACAGGGAAATGAAGATGATTTGTCTTGTGCAAAGAGAGAATTTTTTGAAGAAACGGGTATACCCTTGGTAGGGATACGGATTGGTACTCCGAGGGTGTTTCATAGTGTAAAGATATTTCCCTATTTTCCAGATAAGCAGTTGATGAATGTTATTCCTAACATGGAAACGAAAGGATTTTCTTGGGTTTTTCTTTCTGATTTGCGAGAGATGGAATTGTATGGGGAGTTTGGAAGCTATCTTGACAAGTTCATTCGCTCTATTGATTCAATTATGGCAAAATAGCCTATGAGTTTTGAGATTGTAAAGCGTTTTGAGGAGGCTTATGACAGGTTGCCGCTACTGTCTCAGTTTAATGCTGATGCAAAGTGGGCAGTTGTGGCGCGAGCCTTTAACTTGAATCACCTGAAGGTAGTCACTCCTTTTGATGTTAAATACGATGATTCTTACATTGCAAATTTCATACGGTCTGTTGGTCCTTGCGTGATGTATCCGTTGACTTTTGGACAGGTGGTTTTTGGGTATGCTTTTCGGTCGTTGGCAGATAAGAATTTCATGCTGCTGTCCTATTCTTCGGTTTACCTATACAGTTCCCTTAGATCAATGCTGAGTCCCATGAAGGGGGAGATGTTTGTTTATGGGACGATTATGGTTTTTTCTGAGGGAGTTTTGGATGCAGAGTCTTTGTCATGTGTTTGGCCTTTTTCTTACGCCTGTTTGACGAATCATATAAATGACTATCAGGCGCAACTGATTTCCTTGTTTACAAATAAGGTGGTTTACTTCAAGGATAACGATGAGGCAGGAAGTAAGGGAGCAGAAGTTTCTACTAAAAACTTGAAAAGGTATGATGTTACTTGTCATGTTACCAGTATGGGCCAGCCGTATAAAGACCCTGGTGATTGGATTGAGCATGTGTCAAGAAACGGGGTCGATTCTGATACCTGTATGGTGAGAGATCAACTGATAGAGGAGATCAAGTTGTATGCACGATGATACCTGTCCTTTGTGTAAGTCTTCTCAGATTGAATTAAACGGTAGGTGTAAAGTATGTCGTTTTCCAGTTAATCCTGTTCTTGTTCCTGTTATGACAAAAGCAGGAATTTCTTATCGGTTAATATCTGAGGTAGAGTTTGGTTTGTATAGTAGGGAAAAGTGATGGGCTATCCTTCTTGGATGTCTGATTTTCTACAGACTAAGTTGTTTGACGAGGATGAAGTACATATTCATCGTTTTATCAGCCGTGGTGCGGTAATGACGATAGTGGGGCAGACTTTTGAGTATGTGACTTCGCTTATTACAGGGGGAGAATTAGTAAAGAATGCGCCGGAGCATTGGGAGAGTTACCCTGACGTTATTGATTGGGGCAGAAAGAGAAAAAACAAGAGTGATGTTCTTTGGGAAAGTAAAGGATCAAATAAGTCTGCTCCTTTGTTAGATTTGACTCAGATACAGTTTTACTCAAGGCTGGTTAAGAATGAGTTTCCTTTTACGTCACCAAGGGTATTTTACATTTTATACTCGTATGACGTAAAGGGATTGTCTAACAGTTTTGATAATATCCCGAAAATGGTGAAGGGTATTTGTAGGTCTATTCAGGGTGCAGTGGTGTTGGATGTAGAAACTGTGGTAAAGATAGCAGAGAGGGTTACAAATTATGATTATGGGGTGTGGTGCGGAGAGAGTGACCGAAGAAAAAAGTACATTCGTTTGAATGGGGTTATTGCTCCTCTTTTTCAGCGTGCCGATGTGGTATCCTTTTGTGCTGCAATGAAGTTATTGGGTGTTACTCATGAGGAATACCGAAGAGTATTTGTTAAAGCAGACATACTTGATTTTGGCACAAGTAAATTTCCAGTAGTATTACCTAAGTCATTTTCCGTTATTAGAGGTAAGATAAAGTGGGGAGGGAAGGTGAAAGAAAAGCCTATTGTTGTGAGTGAAGACAGGCGTATTGATAGGGTAGTTGATGAAACTACGGATGAGGTTTTGGATTTTTAATGTAAGGAGAATGGGATGGATAAGAAGACCTTGATTGATGCTGTGAAGTATGCTTTTGATGAGATGCCGGAAGATAGTTTGTCAAGGGAAACAGCAAAAGAGTATACCGAGAGGGTAGTTGCCAAGATTGAGTCTGGTGAGATTACTACGTCTGCGGGTGTTATAGCTGAAATGAATACGCTATTTTTTCCTGCCGGAGAGCGTGATAATGAAACAGATGTCAAGGGAAGAGAAGGAAAATGAGATGGAGGAGGAGCAAAGGGAGAGGGAGAGAACGGAAGATCGGGAAAGAGAGAAGGAGTTGGTTGCCCTTGGTGTGTGTACCTCTGTTCTTCAGGCAAGGAAGGTTATTGCCGCTGGAAAGTATGAGAAGTATCGTGAAATTGGAGCACGGAACAGAGTAGAGTATACTAACTTAGAGGCGTTGAGGTTAAAAGGTTCTACTGCCTTTCCATGTCCGAAATGCAAAAAGGGATTTTTGACACAGAGGACAAACAGGTTGTCAAAGGAGACTTTTTGGGGATGTACTACTTACCCGCTATGTGACTATACTCAAAAAGAAGAAAAGTAATGAAGTTTGTTGATAAGCCCACGATTTTGTTGATGTTTTCGGGAGGGTTAGACTCTGTTGCTGCTCTTTACTATTTGTTGACCGATGCACAGTATAGTGATTTTGTGATTCATTCTCATAGGATTAACTTCATCAACAGAGAGAATAGAAATGAAGCAGAGAGGATAGCAACAGCAAATATCTATGAATATTTCCGAAGGTACGTTCCTCGTGAATTTTACACATCGGAAAGTACCTTTGACATAGGAAAGAGTTTGTTTTGGGACAAGGACGTGTATCTGTTTATAGCTGCGAATATCTGCCTGTTTTACCCTCAGATAAAGATGGTTGCTACGGGAAAGAATAAGGATGATGATGGGAATACAGCGGAGTATTATGTCAGATGTAAAGAAAGGACAGATAAACTTTGGGAATTGTATACAGATGTACAGAGAATTTATCCGGTAGTTTCCTTGACAAAAAGGGATTATGTCAGTATCTTGCCAAAAAGTCTGATTGATATGGCGTGGTCTTGTCGTACACCTATAAAAACAGAGTTTGGATTTTTTAAGGAGTGTGGGAAGTGTAGAACATGCAAAGAGAAGGAAAGGCTTGGAATTTCTGGTATTACACCTTAACATAAGGGAGTGACTTATGGGTTACAGTCAGGAGTTTGCAGACACGATTGAGAAGATTGATGACAGTGTGACAGAAGTGGATTTTGCAAATAAGTCCTTTACCAAGTCGGAAGGGTTGATGGCTGTCGAAGGGGTTGGGGTTCTTTCTGACAGGGCGGCAAAGAATCTTGGTCGTTGGTCGGGGATTCCCAAAAGCCTGATGAAGGAGTTGACGCTTCCTGTTTTCAATCAGCTTGTACAGGAGCAGTTTGTACGTCGGTCGTATGCGAAGTTTCGGGTAGGCAGAAATCCTAACGATCAGAACCAGATTATTTTCATGCAGCCGATTCAGGAACCGTACTTGAGATACAATGATTTGGTGAAGCCTTTTCAGGATAAGATTTGGGAAGTCTATGGCAGTCCGATTACGGATGATTCGCTTCGTATTGTGACAAAGACGATGGAGATTAACCCGAATGGGGAAGATATGTTTGTGGGTCAGCGTATTCGAGTATCGAATATCAACTATGGTAAGATTAGCTCTGATTTCATGACATACCGTATTATTTGTAAGAATGGCTTGATTAACGCGACACATTGCCAGACTTACAAGATTGACACAAAGAATGCAACTCCTACGTTTATTGCTGATGTTTTACAGGCTCGTGCAAAGGATTGTGATGTTTACGGTGCTGGAATGAAGCAGTTTGTCGAGGATGCTGATTCTCACCATGTTGACGAGACGGTGGAAGCTGTTTGTGATAAGGCAGAGGAGCAGAAGTTTATCCCTCGCCGTGTTATTCGGGATGCGCGGGTGGAGGCTGTTGCGGTGAAGTCCAATGAGAAAAGCCTTGCACACGTTGGCATACCTCAGTTGGAAACGGTTTGGAATTGGATCAATCTGTTTACCTTCTTGTGTCAAGCGTCTACTCTTTTTGCAGTTCGGGAGAATTGTGAAAAGGGAGCGTATGCCTGGGGTCGCAACAGGTTATCATAGGTAATGATGCCATGCAGGGGGCTTTTGGTTGAAACAACCCGTAACACTTTGCGCGTGAGGTGTTACCGATACCAGCCCCTTGTATTGGCAATTTAGAGAGTGTGTCAATGCAGATTATTCTTTACGAATCAGAGAAAGATGATTCAATTTGCTATGCAGGAAAGGCAGAGAAGGTTGTAATAGAGGCAGTGGATGATTCTGGTATAGTTACGCAAAGATGTGAGATTGACTGTAAGGGTGGACACGTAAATGTCCACATGAATCCTGTTAAGAAAGGATGATTATGCATAAGGGTAGGATTGTGTTTTGGTCCGGGGGATATGATAGCACTCTTTTGGTCTGGAAGGAAGCGCAGAGAGCAAAGGATGACCGTACAGAGGTAGTTTCAACGTGGTCATTGAGGTGGGATAGGTTGGATGAAAAGAAAATGGAAAGTGAGAGGCTTTGCCGAGAAGCGTTTACAGAGTTTGTTAAGTCTGAGTTGAAAGTAACAATTGTAAATAAGTCTATTGATTTTAAGCACGAGATAAATCCTGGCGGTGATGGGTCGATGCAGGCCGCTTTATTTGTTCCTCTTTGTGCTTACCTTGCCCCTGAAGACTCTACAATCCTTTTTGGATTTCATAAGGGTGATGATTATTGGCAGACGTGGCATACGTTTGACTATGTGCGAAGATACATTGCAGAATCTATGCATAAAGAAGTTTCTTTCGAGTTCCCTTTACAGGGGATGAAAAAGTATGTAGTCATACAAGAGATTCGTAGGTTAGGTTTGGAGAGATTTTGTTGGACCTGTGAAACCCCTGACGGTGTTATGCGGGAGTGCGGGAATTGTATACCTTGTCGAAATAAGAAAGTGGCAGAGTTCGAGATGACTTTGAATGGGGTAAGTGATAATGAGGGAGTTCTTTTGAAAAAATGTGCCGATGCCTTGATGCCTGCTAAGAGAAAACTACTTTCCATAAAAAGGGATTGTGGTGTAAAGGAGAAGGATGATGCAGAGGTAGCGCAGTGGGGTAAGGTAATAAAGGCAAGTGAAGAAGTAGAGGAGAGAGATGAAGAAGTGGAGCTTGCCTCTGAAAGGGACGTGGAGGTAGATTGATGGCTCATGTTCTCAGTGATTTGCAGGGTATTCGAGATTCTATTAGTTCCAAAGGAACGAAGAGGTATGTAGAGCTAAAGATTGATAATCCGTATCCTATTTCGGGGGAGGTTCTTAGGTCTGCTGTAAAACGGTTTATGGAGCGTATAAAAGAGGAGATGCTTTCCTCGGTATGCTTTGTGGGAGATATGGACCTGAAAAATGCAGCCGGGTTGATTGAGGAGATTAGAGATGATTTCTCTTTGAGGATGGAAATTCTGGATACTACAATGGGAAGGTTGGTTTCTTCTTTACTTTCTAAGGATCAGAAGTTGAGTTGTGCTTTTCGCGCTATTGGAGGTAAGAGGGAGGGCGGGAAGTTCCAAGAAATTGAGATTGTCTCTTTTGTAATAATTCCACCGAAGGGTGTTGTATGATACTTGCAGATGTCTACGTACATGGGAGCGACGAGTCGGTTTACGAAGTAGGAGAGAAAATCGGACTTTCTGGTTCTGCTTTGGATATGTTTTCTCATTGCGCGGATGAAGTGAAGTTGACCTTCATTGTGAGTGAGGAGAATGGAATAGCTACTATTGCACGGGTCAATGATAGGGATATTCAAGGGCAGAAGATACCGAAAGATGAAGTAATTCCTAAATGCGAGTTGTGTGATAGCAATTGTGGTTGGGTTTCTGTGTCAAAGAGATGGAATTTTAAGTATTGCCCGGAGTGTGGAAGGAAACTATAGGGGTGGTTTATGAAGCCGCTTCTTGTTCTTCTTTTGTGCAGTGTTTCCTTTGCGGGGAATGTTTACTGCTGTAAATACAAGTCGGAAGCTGTGGCCTTGGTATATGTTACAGACGATATTACCGGGGCTGATTTGGTTGTGTACGTTTCAGAAATGAAAAGAGAAGTCCAAGGTAAGGACGCTGTATGGCATTTTGTAAAGTACAAAGGACAGAGTGACATTAAAATCTACTATGTAAAGTATAAGTCGGAGGCTAATCTTGTGGTTTTCTTTACTCGTTGGAAATCAGAGGCAGGATGGAGAAAGAGTAATTTCTTGACAGGGAGACTTCAATAGTGTTTACACAAGAGTATCGTTCTCGCACGTTTGAACAGCTTTACGGTCAAGAGGCTCCCGCCGAAGTATTGAAGTCGATTATTAAGAATCCTACTAATTCTCCCCGGTCAATAATTATGTGTGGTGATTGGGGCACAGGTAAGACTACCAGTGCTCGTTTGTTGGCGCGAGGGTTGAATTGTAAGTCTCATATTGAGAAAAAGCCTTGTGGTGTTTGTGACGTATGCAAGTCAGACTTATCCTTTGTGCCTTTTTATCAGGAGTTTGATTCGGGTGATGTTGGCAATGTGGATGCTATCAAGGAAATGAAGGGTATTTTCTTTACAGCCTCTACAGTCTGTGATTGGCGTGTAGTTGTTTTTGATGAGTGTCACTTGATTTCCAAGCAAGCCCAAGGGCAGTTATTGACAACATTGGAAGCAATACCTGAGAATATGTTTATTGTTTTTTGTTCTACCAGTGTGGAGAGTATAGAGAGTACAATTCGTTCTCGGTCAATTGAGTTGGTGTTTCGTACTTTGTCAATTGAGGAGATAATAGAGAATCTAAGGAGAATTGCAAAGTCAGAGAATTTAGAGATACCAGAGGAGATTTTGTATTACATAGCGATTACGTCAAAGGGTCATGTACGGGATTCCGTGATGATGCTTGACCTTTATGCGATGATGGAGGATAAGTCGAAGTTTGTAGCCTCAATTAGGTCTGCTGAAAGTAAAGTTCTTGAATATTTGATTGCGGTGAAGTCAGCGGATGAAAAGACTGTTACAGAGAGAGTATTTGCTTTGGCTTCGTGTGTCATAGAGTCAATTCGCAATGATATGTACCTTGTTGTGAATAATCTGATTTATAGTATTTCTTCCAATAAGACAAGTTCAAGTTACTTTGTGGATCTTTACAAGAAAACAATTGAGTTGTGGGGTCAGGATTCTTTCAAGCTGTTTATGATGCTGATGCAGGATTGGGCGGTAAATTCTTTCAAGAACGATACGACAGTTCAAGCCTTGCTGTGGTTGATTTACAATCAGTTCCGAAGTGGGGCAGCGGTTTTGAGTGGATCATCACAAAACACTGCTTCTTTGGTTGATAGAAATAGAATGGCAAGGTGACTATGAATGATGTTGCTTTGTTTAAGAAGAGATTTTTCTCGTATGACATGAAGTACGTGTCTGTTGTTGCTGATGAAAAGATGCTTCTTGTAAAGACACTTTATGGTAAGCCGGAAATTGGTGATCTTCTTTACTTGGCATTGATACAGAACATGGTGAGTGAACTTGACTTTTCCATGAAGCCCGTTGCTGTTCGGGAAGCTGATTTTTTCAGGATGATGAAGGATTACTATTATCTTAGAAAGTTGTGTAACGGAACTCCTGTCTTTGCAAAGAGAGTGTTTCCTGAGTTTGTTTTGAATCCAGATGAGCATGTTGTCAATATAGGACCAGAGGATAATGCGGCGAGTATTATGAGGAAAGTCTTAGATTCTTTGGGGTGTGGAGTATTGCCAAAGGATAATAAGTACCCCGACGACGCGAAAGAGTGTAATAATCGAGTGACTGAGTTGCAGGTTTGGAAAGACATGAAGAGTACAAAGAATATTATTGATGAAATATTTTCAGACTATGTTCACATAGTTCCTGAAATGTCTACCGAAATAGGAGAGGATGACCCATTGGCAGTATGATAACACCCGATCTTAGAATGTTGACATTGATAGGACAGGGGAAGGCCCATCCTTCCTTTAGTTTATCTTCTGTGATTGAATCTTCTGACGATGAATTGATTAGAGGCTATGCTGCTTGGGCCTCTGCAACAAAACAAAAGCATACTTCTATTGCTTTTCATGTGTCAAGTATGCGAGGGAGCGATAAGAACATCGGCTCTTTTCAGTCACCTGTAAAGACTGTTCGGTGTGCTGTGGAGAGTGCTCTTCCTGGCGATAGGATAATAATTCATGAAGGGGTTTACAGAGAGTGTATAAAGCCATATTGTTCTGAAATTTCTATTGAGGCAGCACAAGATGAAGTTCCCCCGGTAGTGTGCGCAATGGACGAATGGAGTTCTGAGTGGTTTCGTGATGAAAGTAATATCTACTATGTACGTATTACTCCGAATGTGGGATGTGAGCAGATTTTTGTCAACAGTGTTTTGTTGACAGAAGTAAAAGAGAAGGAGAAGTTGTGTCTGTACTCAATGTGGGTGGATGAAGATAATTCTCGCATTTATGTTTGTTTACCAGATCATCCGGGTAGGTGTAAAGTTGAAAGGTCAGTAAGGCAGCAGTGTTTTGTGCCTATTGTCAGGGGCTTGGAAAATATCAAGGTTTCTGGAATTAGGTTTGTTGGCGGCTGTGCCCCGATTTGGGCAGGACCGACGTGGCATTCTGTCAATCAGTTGTCCGTAGTTGATGTGAACGCAGGAGCTAACTTTACCATTGAAAACTGTGAAATATCTTACGGTAATGCACAAGGACTTAATTTGGGAATGGGTGGATTTGCGAAGAGTGCGATGAATATTCCCATTGTAAATAAAGATATATCTATGCTTGATTTGGGAGAGTACGGGGAGCCTTACATATATGCCTTTGTGAAGTGGATAAAAGAACATTCCGTGGGGGGATTTCATACGGTGAGAGGAAACAAGATTCATGATAATGGAATCTCGGGCATTGTGGCATTTTATTCGCATGACTTAGGTATTGAGTATAATGAAATTGTTGACAATTGTATAAAGCCTGGGGTGGTAGGTACGTGTGAGGAGTGTGGTATTAAGTTTCATGCTGTTGATGATAGCTTGATAAAGAAAAACAAGATTGAGCGGTGTTGTTATGGTATATGGCTGGATGGGGATTGTGCAAGAGACAGGATCACACAGAACTTAATAGTTGACAGCAAGCCATACGGCATTTTCCATGAAATGTCTGATGGTCCTGTCATGATTGACAGTAATACAATCATTGATACCAGAGAGGGAAGCGATGCTGCTGAGTGTGGATTTTACACACATGATGGAAACAATGCTCACTTCTTTCGCAATTTTGTAAAGGGAACACAGTACGGGGTAAAGATACGTGCTTTACTTCATAGGTATAAGTATCTTGGTGTCCACACTACTACTTCTGGCAATAAAATCTACAACAATTTCTTCGTGAATAACAGTAAGGGTGGGATTTCTCGAATGCCAGAAATGCCCCGCTGTGAGGATAATTGGAGTGATAATAATGTTTTTTGGAATCATGGAAAGGCAGTGTTGATTTATTTAGAGAACTCGTCTGATGTTGGTTTACTTTGGGAAAACTCTATTACGGGAAGGAAGTTAGGATTGTCTGGCAGTGGAGACAGAGATGTAGAGTTGCTTGATTGGTCAAAGAGTGGGAATGACTTAAATTCTTGCATGGTAGTTTCTGCCATTTTTGACTTAGGTACTCCGAGGGAATTGAGCGAGAGAATTGCTTTGGAAGATGTGGATTTTTACCAGTGGCATACACCCTTTGAGTTGGTTGACGTGCAGGAATTGATTGGATTGGTGAATTTCCCTTTGAAAGGTTGGAGTTTATCTCGTACTGTATGGCTGAGTCCTTTTTCTGGTATTCAGATTTGGAAAGATTCACACGGTATTGCAACAAGGATTTTTGGATGGAACAGTAAGTTGACTTGGGAGGAAGAGGTAGACAAGAGATTTTGTGATGGAGAGGTACAGCCTTCGATAGCTATTCCACCACAGGCAGCAGGACAAAAATTTTCTACCGTTATAGGGAAGGGTTGGTCGGTATTAAGAAGAGAACTCGAAGTTACTTTGAAGGATAGTTGGATAGAAGTTGTTACCCGTGAAGGAACGGTTGCTGGAGATTACTCTGTTGTTTTACATAACGGAATAGGATGGATGTGTGTACCTGTTCACGTAGGAGAATTGTTAGAGGTAAGAAAGATAGAACTTTCTATACAAAATGGGAAAGAGGTAGTTGTTACTATTGCCAGTAACGCGAATCATACAAGGACTATTAACATAGCGTTGTCTGGGAATGGGTTTCTTATTAACAGACAAGAATTTTTTGGTGGACACGAGACTCACATTGTCAGCATACCTTTTGGTGTTGTCAATTTTACAGTAGGTGAAATTTCTGTTGATGTTTCTTCACCGGATGATAATATTTCGATCAAGAGAAGCCTCATGGCGAGTTTTGCTTGTGCTTCGAGGGAGCCTTCTCCTTTGTATAGTATGGGTGAATTTCCTTACGCTGTATTTCCTGAGACTTTGAAGAAGAAGGCAGAGGATATTCAGCATACTTTGAGAGCAGCATGGAGGGCGTGGTACAATGACAAATTCTTAATTGTAAAGGTGATTGCAGTTCACCCTATACACCGGGCTTTTCAGAGGACAATGGACCGGATACATTGTGAGGATGGATTGAAGATTGGTGTAATGAGTCCTGGTGGGAAGGCGGCGGTGATTGGTATGGCCTTACGTTCTGATGATGGACAGATGATTATGGGTCTTTGCAAGACGGCAAACGAGAAGGATTACCCTGTTGGGGAGTATAGTTCAAAGGGGTCCAAGTTTACAGGGTTGATAACCCGTGAAAAGGACAGTTATGTTACTACCTATTCCGTAGAGATTCCTTGGGACTTAATCAATCTTGACGGTCCACCTGATAAGTTTACACAATTGCCATTTAGTATTATGCTAAGTAAAGATGACGGGGAAGGCACGGATTACTACGGTTTGCGGTGGTTCGACGGGATTAAATATGATGACAAGGAAGGCAAAGAGGAGCATTTCGGGAGACTCTGGATCGTGTAGAAGGGATTTACTGCTATGTTTGAAAAAGCAAAGTTGGTTGTGGAGAGGGTTTTGTACATGACTAACGCGGGTGGGCTTGATGCAGAGGAGGCCCGTAGGGAGTTAGATGAGGTTGAGAGGTGGTTAGAAGAGGCAGAGGTGGCAAAGCGTACTCAGGTGCTAAAGGACGGTGTTACAGTGCTTACCAGCGATCACATAGCAACAGTCTAAGGAGTTTTGGTATGTCCGACGTATTACATGATGACAGGGATCAGGATAGGATAGCCCAGATAAAAACTGCGATCATGAGGATCGTGGAGGATTTTTCTGGTGGTTTGAAGTTTACGGATTTGGTATTTCAGATAGCGTTGATGGTATCGGAGAACGTGGTGCCAGCGGTGAAGCCTGATGAATTGGAAAAGATTGTGAGGGATTGCCCGGAATTGAAAGTTCTTACATATACGTGGAAGTCAATGAATCGGGAGAAGATGTTTGTTTACATGGAGTAAAGAGTATGCCAGATATTCAGCAATTAGTAGATAAAAGATTAGGCACAAAATATTGGATAGATGCTCTTGCAGTTAATAAGAAAGAGGGTGACATACCTTCTTTTCGGTCATTGTTTGGTAGAGGTATTTCAGAGGATAGGATAGACGGTGACTTGCAGGAGTGTGAGCAGTTTGTAAAGGATACTAAGTCGGTTATGGTATCGTTCAACGGGTTTCCTTTGCGTTGTGACTTGATTGATTTCTTTGGTGATTCTGCTATTAAACGACAAGTAAATGTCTTTGCTGCTGATGTTGGCATGATTTATTTCTTGCGTCCTAAAATGTAAAGAGGGAAAGAGTATGCCGGACTTGAAGGACAATGAATTTCAGTGTGCGATGTGTGGAGGTATCTTTGAAAAAGAGGTTTCCGAAGAAGTGGCATTGGAGGAGAAGGAAGCCTTATTTCCTGGTGTTCCTGTGTCGCAGTGTGACATAGTTTGTGATGAATGCTTTAAGATAGTATGTGCTCAGTTGACAGATACGGCTGAGGTGCCTGAATGAGTGAAGGTGTTGGGGTGAATATTCTTCCAATTCCTGTAGAAGAGATGAGTAATGACGTATTGCTTAATGAGATGATTATTTGGATACGGATTGGACGGAATGAAGAGGGATTGAAAGGGGAGGAGAAGAAGTATTTTCGGGCGGTATGTGATGAAGTCAAGAAGCGTGGTTTACTGAATCCTCAAAAAGAGGTAGCTTATGGAATGTAACGGGCGCAAAGTTCTTGTTAAGACTTCCCGTGGGTACTTTACTAACGTCACTGATATTGCTCCTATTGAAGAGCATATTGATAGAGTGATGAGGGGGATGGATTTTGGTAGTGGAGAGATAGAGTCTTTAAGATCGGAATTGAATGAATTAAGAAAGGTTTGTGCCAAGCTGGTTTCGTTGCTCTACGTAAAGAGACATATAACGAGGGAAGACCTTGACGAGTTAATGAATTTCTCTCCTTACGCTGAGAATGGGAAGACAAAGATTTTCCTTGAGGGGGATGTAGAACCTATTCTTGATCCTGATAAGAACTGTGATGATGATTGACAGGATGCTTTAACTACTAACAAAAGGGGTGTGTTATGTCTGGTCTTGTTCTTGCCCGTAGTGTGTACAATTTGAAAGTGATGTTTGTAGAGCCGATCTTGGGGAGTCTTCCTGGTAAGGATACTCCGGCGAGTGAGTTCTTGACGAAGAAGGCAATCGAGAAAAATCCTGCCTTGGCGAGTGCGATTATCGAAGAAACGGGTACTCTCCCTGAAGAGGTTGAGAAAGGTACAACGGTTTTTCATCGAGATACTGACGGTATGCCCATTCTTTACAGCTATGTTGTCAAGGGGGTTTTGAAAGCGTCAGCGGAGGCATTAAATGGTTTTGTTACGGGCAAGAAGAAAATGAAGAAGGAAGAAGAGGTTGACGAGACTCTTTCTAACTTTCGCTCCAATATTGACAAGTCTGTTGCTGTCAATCCTCACAGAATCCGTTTGATTACAGATAAACCTATCGGATTTTTGGAGCGTCCTCTTCGTGCTATGACTAAGCAAGGTCCACGAGTTTCCTTGGCTCGGAGTGAGATGATTGAAGCGGGTGCTTTTTTTGAGTGTCAGGTTACTTGCTATGAGATTCCGAAGTTTTGTGCAACGGAGGAAATTCTGCGTCTTCTTTTTGACTATTCACGCGATGTCAAGGGTTTTGGTCAGTGGCATAATTCTGGTATCTATGGGAAGTTTGACTATACCTTGACAAAGGTTGAGTAGATAACGTAATGGTAATGTTTGTATTGGTTAGGTACAGTGCGGTCCGGTTTCGGTTTCGGTGAGGTTACGTTTCATTATGTGTTTTCTGGTGGTGGTAAAGTGGAGTGCCTTGACGTAGTGTGATGTTCTGGTGTTGTAATGTCGGGAGATGTTTGGTCACGGTATCGTTACGTGGGGTAGGGTGAGGTATTGTCGTGGTGGAGTTGGGTGCAGTCGCGTAGTGTTCCGGTGAGGTCGGGTTTGGAATCGTTATGTTGGGGGACGGTTAAGTATTGCGCAGTGAGGTATCCTAACGTCTTGGTTCGGTCAGGTGAGATAGTGTCTTGGTGAGGTGACGTGACGTTCTATCACGTCCTGTCGTGGTAAGGTGTAGTGCCGTTACGTCTTGTCTTGGTAAGGTGCAGTCACGTTTTGGTATAGTATCGTGCCGATGGGTGACGGTAGAGTATTGTCTCGTGGCGTAGTGGTGAAGTTATGTTCTGTGGAGGTATCGTGTCGTGCCATGATGTGATGGTAGGGTTGGGTTTTGTCCGGTATGCTAACGTCTGGTTGTGGTGACGTATTGTGCGGTCAAGTTCCTTGACGGTAGCGTCATGTTCAGTAGGGCGCGGTTGTGGTAGGGTTTGGTTCCGTGCCGCAGTGTTTCGGTGAAGTTTGGTTCTGTCTTGCGGCGGTGAGGTTGAGTTGGGAATCGTTATGTCGAGTGACGGTAGAGTAACGTACCGTTGGGTGGTGTTGCGGTGGTGTTGGAGCCTGTGCCGTGGTGTTTTGGTGAAGTATAGTGTAGCTTTGTTTCGCATTTTTCAAAGGAGGTTTCTTAATGGTTGACCTGCTAAGAATCTATGGTCCATCACTATTGCGATTAGTCATAGCGTTGATTGTCTTGTTTGTTGCTGTGACCGTTGTGTGTAGGTTTTCCTGGCGGTTGTTCTTGTTTGGCGAAGGTGACAATGACGAATTGCATGAAATGAAGGTCAAGGCACTTGTCAAGAGGGTAGCGTGGACAATTGCCGGGCTTGCATGGGTGGGTTACGCCTTGTTCCTGCTGTCTTCCCTGTCCGTCAATGCTACTCCGCGTGGTGTGATTGATCGGAGTCAGGTATTGGATCAGCAAAAGGCGTATGAGCAACGTATTCTTAATTCTACTAACTCTAACAAAGGGGAGGCGAAATGAGGTACGGATTGGTTGGTTTGGTTTGCCTGATGGCGTTTGTGTTTCTCGGATGTGAAGAGTATCGGCAAATTCCTGCTGGATATGTCGGAAAGATTCTTACTCCGACAGGGTGGGAAAAGGGAGTTCGTGAGGCGGGCATGGTTGACATTGGGACAGGTAATCCTAACGGAACAAAGAACGTACTTGTTATACTTGAGGCTACGTCAGTTGCTATCAAGGAACATTTTGGGAAGGATGGAGGGAACGGGGAGGATGACCGGGTGATAATCAATAAGACACCGTGTACTGTTGATTTTTATGTTAGGTGCGCGGTAGCTGCTGACCTTGACACACGCAATGCGGTTTTTGCACAGATGACTCCAAAGTCTACCAGTATGGATCGTGTGTCGGTGATAACGATTGACGCTATCTACACTCAGTTTGCCAAGATGGATATTCGGTCAGGTGTTCGGTCTGTTCTTAGTAAGTATCCTGATTACAATTCTGTTGTTGTAGACATGGACGGGGCGAGCACAAAAGGGTCTGCAATGGCAATTGAATCGTTCAAAGCGTCCGGGGTGCCGTTGCTTATGCAGAATGCGAAGTTCTCCAATATCAAGCAGGATGAAACTGTTTGGGCAGCGGAGAATGCGAAGCAGGCATCATTGGCGCAAGTAGCCACGATTGACTCACTTGGAAAGGCATTGCGGCGTAACCCTGAGTACATGCTTTTCAAGAAGTATGATACGTACAAGGACATTGCTGCAAAGAATACTGGTGTTTCCTTTACCATTATTGATGGACAGCCCGGTGGAGTGGTAATAGGAAAGTAGTCTTGTGGTTTTGGGGAAAGGGCACGTATTTAGAGATAGGTACGTGCCTTTTTCTTTTTGTAAAGTTTTTACAGGTAATGCAGCATGAAAAACAAGTGTGAGATATGCAAGAAAGCCTGTGCGGTTAGGTTTTGTGTGGAGTGTTCTCAGAAGATTATCAAGAAGGTAAATGAGCGGATACCGGAATTGCGACGTGCAGTGATAAAGGAGTTGATTTTGGAGAGTGAGTTGGATACGAGTGTGCCGGGATTTCCCTATTGAGTGAGATGTACTATGTACCTTTGTAAAGAGTGTGAAAAGATAAAGAAGCGTCTATTTCATGACTGCATGGGTGATGGCATGTGTGAGAAGCATGGTCGATATTCTTTTTACAGAACGCAACTAAAGCAATCTTGTCAGAAGTGTGCAAGGGAGAAGAATATCTGTCAGATTTGTGGAAGTCAAGTTGAGAAGTTGATGGAAAAGCAGGGCTTGACATAGTTGTGGAGGAGTGGTAAAATGGAAACTTCTTCTATTGACAATAGGGCGTATGCGATTGCTCGTATTGGTGAATTGATGGCGTTAAAGGCTCAGACTCAGAGGGACATTGTAAAGACGTTTAATGAAGTTTATCCTGTTGGTTCTGAGATTACATATAAGAAAAACGGGCATGTTATGAAGGGTACGGTGGATGAACAGGACGAATTTTATGAGAAGGTTTGTGTATTGAGTTTGACTGGTAGGAGGTATTGGGTAGATATGTATGATGTTTTAATGGAGTAGGCGATGATAACTGATGGCCCGGACGGGTATCACGATTATGGGTGGGGCAATGGTCCGAACGGTAAATTGCAGAAAGGTAAATCTATGAATATTACTTGGTGTGGTTTACATGAGGGAGAGAAGAGTCGGGACGTGGTGGTGTATCTTTCGGACGGACCTAATAGGATGTCGAAGGAGCAGTTGATTGAGTTGTATTGTTCTATTGGAAAGTTTTTAATGGAGAATAACCTAATGCTTGACGCGAAGACATTAAAGCCTATACCTGCTTCGGAAATTTTGCGTAATGGTGTGGTAGTCCGGAAGTTTCATTGTTTACCACAGGCAACACTTGATAAGCAGATTAAGGCTTGTATGTCTTGTGATTGTGAGCATCCAGAGGGGTGCAGTAAGGGGTATGATTATTGGCATCCCTCTGAAAAGAGGATGAAGATTCAGGAGACGGATATGCCAGAGCAGCCGCAAGGACAGGGGCAGAAGGAGCAGCCACAGATACAGGAGACGGGGGAGCAAGAAGAGAAGATACAAGAGGGGAAGTATGAGAAGCCTCTTGATGTTTCTAAGTTATCCTCGAAGTTAGGGGAGGGTGGGATGGCGGGGATTAAGAAGGAGGAGGTGGAGGGGAAGGTTGCTGAGAAGGCTGTTGACGATAAGGAGAATCCGTGTGAGGGTTGTACTTTGACAAGGTGTGCGATATGCAGTGTTCCTTTTTCTAAGCGTGTGGCGAAGGAAGTAAGGGAGAGTGTGGAAGCTGAGAAGAAGTTCAAGAGGTCCGAGAATGAGCGGAAGATGTTTGGGGTGCCTTATACTGGTGTAGTTGATTTTCCTACTCCTAAGATGATAGCTGATTATGAGGGGGAGTATGATACTTGTTTCAAGTTCTTGGATGACTTTTTATCTGGTGATGGGAGTGTGGTGACGATGGATTTGCGGGAGGTTATTATTAAGCTGTTGGGCAAGGAGATTGTCAAGTTGATTAAGAGTCACGAAGTAATGCCTGCTATAAATACTATACATACGCGAATTGATTTACAAGATATGCTTCTTTCGCTGGAGAGGTATTGGGTTAAGACGCGCAACAAAGCACAGCCTACAAAAAACGCGCAAACAAAAATCCCCGAAAAAGATAGTATGGAAGAGTGGCGAGAGGGGTATTACCGGGGGATTGATGCGGTGATAAGCCTGTTGAGGGATGAGGCGGTGGAGGCGTTTGAGGACGGCAGTGATGGAAAGGCCAAGGTGTTGCGTGACTTTAATACTGCGCTCATGAAAGCCCTATCGTCAATGCGTAAGAATGCTCAAAAAGATCTTTGCACGCAGAAACTCAGGATTTGAAAAAGTAGCCTGATGGTTGCGGTGGAAGTAATCTATTGACATTTAGGACAAAAAACAATGTATATTTTACAAGTGATAGATGACTCTGACTCAAATTCTACTGGATTGTCTTATCGTAAATTCACAGAATGGGAAGAAAATTCTGTGGAATTGAGTGTGTGGGATGGCGGGGTGAAGGCGGGGAGGGTTCTTAAAGAGGTAATAGTTCATACCCTGCAAGACGGGAATTTGATTGTGTATCATTATCCTCGTTACTATCCTCATGTAAATTCTATGCAAACGGCAATTAAACCTCCATTATTGGATTTGAAGAAGGAATGGACAAAGGGTATAGATGCGCTAACACGTCTGGTTGCGGATTGGGAGCAGCGTCGCATAAGGGTATACAGGGCGTCTTATGAATTTTCTACACTTCCCGTCGCAAAATCCCCCGATAGCATTCCCACAACAATAGATTCTCCTGTTGCAAATTCGTTTACACATAGAATTATCACAACAATTCCGAAACAGTCCGACCCCAAACGCACTGCTCGAATGAGGCAAACTGGAAGAAAAATGAAAAAAGAAAAATTGACAGACATAATAAATAGACACCTCTTCGGAAATAAAAAAGAGCCTTAGTATAGTCTATTCTTAATGTATCTTTAAGTATTAAGAATTGTATTTATACCCTGTTAAGCATGGCAGGAGTGATAGCCAGAATAAATATGAAATTAGCAAAGAATCAGGAAACAATAGCTTGCTCTAATACGGTTTGGAGAGGATCGAATAGCCTGTTTGGTTTGATTTACTTATTTTACATACACGACGGATGTAATGGATGGTTCTATTAGCTTTTAGTTTACTTTTAGACAGATTTCTACAGGAAAGAAAGAAAAAAGGGAGTTGCAGCATTTCCTACACTTGAAACCCTACTTCCAGCTTAACTTTTGCGAATAATTGAAAAGTGGATCATTCTCTGGTGTAACTATGACGGTTGACGTGATTAGAAAACGATTAAGTCTGATGTAAAAATCAGTGGCTACGATTTGTTAATCCTGCTGTTGCTTTGCCTCACCGAGTCCTGTCTTTACAGGATGCTTTAAGCGGGAACTGAGCGGAGGCATCTGCTCGATTCCCTACACTTTGCTGGTTTAATTTTTGTTGACACATCTGAGTTAGGAGTAAATATCTATGGATATAGGTATGGTCGGTTCATTTTGTCAATGCAAAAAATCCCATTGGACCAAAAGAATCTCTGCTACTAATCTGTCTTCCTTTGTCAGGGGAGAGAAATTCGATAAGCATTTACTTGAGGCGACGATTTCGGACGTGGTGAATGTGGTTATCAAGAGACATTTTCTTCCGAGACATCCTAACCTTGATGTATCGGAGTTATTTTCACTTGGCTATTGTAAAGCCTTCGCAAAGTTGAAGGAGAGGTGGATAAACCCCAAGTGTGATTTGGTTGTGATAGTTTACTCTACGGCGAGAAATGAGATAGGGAATTATCTGAGGAAGTTGAGGCGAGAGAGGTTGACGGACCCGGAGGATTTTGATTTTGTGAGGCGGGAGAATGATGAGGGAGAGGACATTGACATCATGGAAGATTTGTCTATTTGTTATGGAGAAGTATCGGAGAGGTTGGGTGAGTTAGGGATATGCACTTGTAAAGTTGAGGCGTTTTTTCCAAAAGAATCTAAGGGGAATAATCAACATGAGCGACACCAGAGAAAGACGGGATTCGATTGGTTCTCCATCAAGTCAGCACTTATTAGAACAGTTGCTTGCAGAGGTGAAGGATTCTGATGTAGGGATGGAGGAAGACCCGAATGAGGACATAGTGAGGGAGGATTCTGTATCTGTAAAGAACAAGCTGCTGTTTAATTTTTCTACTGACTTGACAAACAATGGATTAGTTGTACTGGTTTCGGTGCTGGCAGGATTTTCTAAGAATGATTTTTATGTTAGGCTGTACAGCTTGTTTGGCAGGGAGACAATTCTATTCCTGTCAATGTTTAATGGGGCAGCGGTGAAGGTGCCGGACATAAGATACTTGCTGAAGCTGAAGAAATTTTCTATGGTGTACTTGTATTTGAAGGAGGGAGACTTTACAGAGCGGACGTATTTAGGTGCGTCTAAGAAATTTCATAAGTCGGTGGAGGATTTGAAGAAGATAAGCGACAAGGTTGACACTTGCATGAAGCAATTTAGGGAGTTATTTCAGGCAAACAACAAGGAAACCGAAGATTTCCCTGATGTAAAAGAGGAGCAACCTGAATCGGATGGTCTGGTAGGAGTAGTATAGCTTTGTAAAGTAAGTTATTTCAGTGTGTTGAATACCCTGCCCGAAATTCTTTCATGTAAACTTATCTGAGGTAGAATATGCCATTGCCGCCTATCAAGAAGAAGATACCGGGGCCACGATTTTTAGAAGCGTCTAAGGGGATTACTAACTTGGTAGGGGATGCGACGAAGGGGAAGATGCCTTTGCCGAGGGAGGAGCCGCCAAAAGATGAGAAAAAGCCTGATGGAAATGCTATACCAGCGGATATTTTTGCGTGGATGAAGGGTGACATGACGGTTCCACCCGCGAGGCTGGCAAAGATGATGGCTGACATAAGCAATAAGATGGGCTACTATATTGCGTACATGATAATACAGCGATTTGGAAGTCTCAATTCGATGATGACTCAGTTACAGGACATAGAGGAAAGATTATTTGTCAATAAAAGTTTCGCTGGATTGTCTGATGCGCAATTGATGACCACACATAATAGATTAAAAAACACGGTACAGGATTTCTTGGAGTTTGCACGGAGATTTTCTATTGAGTCAAAGGACATAATCATTGACCCAGAGCGAGATGAGTTGGTAAACCTGGTGCGAAGTTTGGATGCCGAAGGATTAAAGGCGGTGAAAGAGTTGTTGGGACAAGTCAAGAAAGCAAGAACAGGCACAAGTGAAAGTGATTCTAAGGGTAATAGAGGCGTTTCGATTGATGACTTCGAGGAAGGGCAAGGAAGGCTATAATGGGTGGTCTACAAACGGGATTATCTTGTTGTAAATATGAGATTTTTCAGTCGGTTGAGTGGGCACCCATTAAATTCCGATTAGTTAATCTCTGATGCAAAGGAAAAGTTTCCGTCCCTCCGGGGCAAAAGTGATGAATGTGTACCACTGCTGGATAGGCTGATAGGTGCATTGGTTTTGGGGTGAAGGTTTCCGTCCCTGTATGGGTAAAAGTCATGGAGGGTGAGCCATGATGATACGTCTAAGGGGTGTGTTTCTTGCGTTGTTTACAGGTACGTTTATTGTAGGTTGTTCTACTATCGTTGTTGTAAACCGTCTTGACCCAGAGACTTTAGGAAATAAGGGTATTCAGTACGAGTGCGTGCGGGAAGTGAGGGTTTTGAGGACGGCAGACAGTACGGGTGGGCCACAGTTTCGAGTGAGCGCAAGAAGAAGGTCTTGTAGGTAGGAGTGAGACGCTGTTGCAAGAGTCAGACTCTCAAGGATAAGACGTGATGGCAGGCTACTTCTTCCACGGGCCGGAAAGTCTAATAATGCACTGTGAGGAATCGGTTTGGAACCCAGGTGCTCCAGGGATTCTTCCCCAGGGGAAGCCCAGGAGAAGACGGGGAAAGCCTGTTAGAAAGGGTGCTTTAATGGGAGGACTCAGAAGTCGGAGCCGGGGTGGAGCGGGGATTCAGGGGCAAGTGGGACGGGTAGGATTGAGTAGGACTGAGGAATTGAGGGTTGCGTGGCGTACAGTCAGGGGATCGGGGGAACAGAGGTCAGGGGCTTAAACTTGGGCTGAAACGGGAGGCGTTAAATGACTACCAGTTATGAGCAGATTTCCCAGATGCTTATGATGATCCAGGGCGAGGCAGACCGGGAGAAGTTGGCGGCGATGCACTTGTCTTTACAGAGTAGGATAGAATATTGGCCTGCATCCCGAAGGCGACATCATGCGTGGGTAGGGGGATATGCCGATCACGTCAAGGAAGTGGTGATGTTAGGAATAGGTCTATACAAGATGATAGTTCCTGTAACTCCTACTGCCATTGACTTTACACAAGACGATGTTATTATAGTCTGCTATGTGCATGACTTGGACAAACTTTACAGATACAAAGATATGCCTGCTGGTGATTATCGCAGACAGGAGAAGTATGGTGGACAGATATGGGAAGTGGCAGACGATATTTTTTATCCTGATGAAAGTGCGAAGGTCACGCAGCTTTGCGCGAAGCACGGATTGATCTTGACAGACCAGCAAATAGAGGCGGTAAGTCATCATCATGGTGGTTTTTCTACTAATTTGTCAAGTGTATATTCGTACTCCTCTGATGGAGGGGGAATGAGCAAGTTGTCAACCCTGGTGCATAGTGCTGATCTTATGTCGGGGTATATGTTTGGATATGTCAAGGGAAAGGGGAAGAAGTAAAGGATGGTCTACTGTCGTAAACACAAGTGGCAAGGGGTAGGCGTTGATGATGTATGGTGCCCTGATTGTCTGAAAGAGGCAGCGGAGAATTGGTTCATTGGCAAAGGGAAATCAGCAAGTGAGATTTTCCTGTTAGATATTAAGGAGCATAAAATCCCCGAATGCGAGAGAGGTCATATTGATATTATTCCCCATAGGAGGTGACAGATGCGAAGGTATAGGATAATCTATATAGACTTTAATGACTGTTGGAGAGTTGCAGAACAGGAAAGTTCCTCTATTCAGAACTTGGTACGGGAGGGATGGATTGAATTACTCCCCGGTGTAAAGTGTGTTATATCTATTGAGATGATCCCCTCGCCTGTCTATTGATTGACATACCATAGAATATCCTACACGGTTGACTTAGAGGAGAAATTTACAGAGACGACTACCCCTTGGGGGCCATTCGGAGGGGCGACTGGAAAAGGGCTGGCGAATATGGTCCAAATTCGGGCTTGCGTGAATCTAAGTGATTTTAAGGTGTTAAATGAGCCGAGTGGGTTTGAGAGGAAGAGGGTGGAGGAGCTTTTACAGGAGGGGTTATTGGGGGAATTGCTGGATGAGTTAGAGGAGAGGGTATCGCCGAGGTCTTCGTTGTTCAAGGGGTGTCGTGGGGATTGGAGGGAAAGGAAGCGGAAGAAGGAGGCTATAAAAATTTGGGAGGGTGAGTACCCTGATTGGTTTTTGGGTTTGGGGGAGAAAAAATTTGTGATAAATTTTGAAAGGTAGTAGGCAAAATTTGCCGGGTGGAGAATTGATGTTGAATTTTGAGGTATTGAGCGTATAGTGAGTGGGGTGGTTTGGAGGCTAATCTTTTATCTTTCATCTTTCAGATTGAGGAGGTTTGATATGATGGATATGGATAATGAGATGAGGGTTTTGGAGTCGGAGATTTTTATGGCTTTGGGTGCTGTGTCTATGTGTTGGGATAGCCTTGATAGTGCGGGGAATTTTGATTCGGAGAGGTGTGTGAAGATTGGACGTGAGTTAATGGGGCAGGTGCGAGAAGTTATGGGAGTGCGATTAGAGGAGTTGGAAGAGGGGATTAGGAACATGGAGCCGTGCGCGGCACATGAGGACTTGAAGGGGAGGATGTGCGCCATAACGGGGAGTACGTGTACAACGCGGTGCAGGGTTACGAGGAGTGTGAATGTGAAATGAGGGTTTGTATGATGCATCTATTGAAAAAGAGGGGTTTGGGCGTATAGAGTAGAGTGGATGAAGCCGTTGCGTTGGGGATTCGGAGAAGTCAGAAGGTGAAGGCGGGGGGAAGAAAAAAGTTGGGGAAAAAGAAGTAAAGAACCAGTTAGGGAGAGGTGGAAGAGGGAATTTTTTGGAGGGGTTTGTAAGACCTGAGAGAATTGGATTTGAAGCGCGACGGGTTTGGGGATAAAGGAGAAGTTATGCCTGTGAAAATGGTAGTGATGTTTAAGGACGGGATACCAGTTCGGGACTTGCCACGTTTACATGAGGCAGTAAAGGGTTTTGGTGGAGAAGCGGTGTTTACACCAATTGAGCCGATTGCGGATAGACCAAAGGTAGTTGACCAAGAAAAGAAAGAACTTGCAAGTGCGGTGGATTATCTGGATATTTTTGTGAAGCAGCGCGGTTGGGGAGAGATAATTGAAAGATGGCAGTGTGTAAAGAAGTGTCTGGAAAGTCACAGGATTGGAGAAATGCCTGAGATTCCTTCCATAGACGTACAGCAGTTAAAAGATAAAATTGCCGCAATAGCCGATAGGATGGTAAGTGCGTGCGACACGAACAAAGAGCCGTATTTATATGTTGATATTATTGCTGATTTGCGGCAACTGTCAGCCGTTTAGCGGACGTTGTGGTAAATGCTGCGTTGAATTTTTACATATAGGCGCGGCTTAACAAAGGAGCTTTTGTGTCTGAATACAACGGAGAGATGATTACCGAGGGGGAGTGGTTGCACGCAGAGGATGCCGCGCTGGAGGATGCCGCGCTGGAGGATGTGGAACCTGCTGCTGGTTATCGCGAACAACGCAAGGCAGACATTTGCCCTAAGTGCAACGGTGATGGGATTATATTGAATAGTACCTATCGTCGTAATAACGGACGGTGTGACTTATGCGGAGGATCGGGCAAACGATCAGCCGTTTATTTGTCAAAGGCGGTTGCTACCGCTGAGAAGGCGGTAGCCTCTCCCTCCACGTCAACCAACAAGCTAAAGGCTGAGATTGCCGCCCTTGTTGATAGTATTGTTGTTGGTCAAGGGGTTGGTGAGCCTGTTGAGATGTCGTTTGTTGTCCGTAGATTGAGGGAACTATGTTGACAATGGATGATATTATCAAGGCGGGAAAGGCCGGTCTATCAGTTACGCATGAGTTTGGAGAAGTGAGAATACCTTTAATATCTACAGAGAAAAAAGAAGAGCAGTTAGATGAACGGTCGGCCTTAGAGTCACACTTGAGGCTTATTAAAGCAAGAGTAGAAGAAGCTGAGAGATGCTTTGCAAAACTGGAAAAGCCACTAAAAGAAGTATTGCCTGCCCTTGTAAGAAGGTATATCGACGCGAATAAGGATACGCCTAATTGGGTATTACATGACTTTGTAAAGTGGGTCGATGAACAGGGAGAATAAGGAGAGAAGCTATGGAGCCATGTGATTGTTGTGGAAAGTGGGTATATGAAAGGTCAATGGTAAATGTTGGAAAGAAATGGATGGTTTGTCAAGTCTGTGATGGGATGTATTCAAAGAAAGAACTAACAGAGAAGATACAACAAGAGAAAACCGGAGGAAAAGATGAGTGAGTTTTGCTATGATGCGCCAAGACGACCGGATTCAGATTTACAGGAAGGAATTGAAGATATGTCCTTTGGACTTGCATTGATAATAGAAGAAGCTAAGAAAAACGGTTGGACGGAGACGGATGAAGAGAAAATTGAAAGGGACTTGATTGTGCCTGCTGATTTTGTGAAAGTACATACGTCGCTATTTGCAGTTGCGGCAGAAGGAAAGACTGTACCGAGGCAGTGCATAACGTGGAAACTTAGTTTCCGGTGTAAATCTCCAATGTCAAACGACCCGGAAATACACGCAGAAGTTTTGAAAAACGCGGTGAATGAGATGAAATACTTGGGTATTACTCATGTTTACAGGTTAATAGAGAAAGTACCTGTTGCGTGTGGAATAAAAGCCCCGTGGTCTGAGGTGATTTGCCGTGGATGCATTGTTGTAAAGTAAAGGAGCCCAACTATGAAAGAGTATTTTTTGGTAACAGAAGATGAAAAGTCTATTGAGATAAAGGCTATTCCCGCGCCAAGCTACCCGGTGCCATCAAATTACAAAGAGGCAATTGAAAAATCATTGGGCGGGATGTCAAACTATGATGACGCTGTAAGGGAAGCCGCAGCATTGTCAATTAAGAAAGGTGTCGGGGTGAGAGTAATTGCCTTGGAGAGAAAGCTGTTTGTGAAAACCAATACTGTGCAGGAAGGTTTGTTGGAGGAAATGTGAAGTGAGTAAAGCCAGAGAAAATCATCTAAAGAAGGCTTGTGTCTGGTGTAACAAGTGCGTGCGCGTTTACCCGGACGGAAAGGCCGATTGTAAATTAGAGGAGTGCAATGTTGAGTGGTGGGGAGAACACCCTGATTCCCTTGGTCAGTTTGATGTAACCTTTGGTGTTTCTGAGTAAGGGAGCATGTTATGAAGAGGTCCGACATTGCTAATGCTTATGTGCGGATACGAAAAGTAGATTCTACTATTCCAGATGATGTCTTGGGCTTTATGTATCAAGTTGCTTTGAAGGAGTTTGATAGGTTGGTAGAGGAGGAAAAGAGGGCGAGAGATGATGCTACGGTTGCAGAGTGTGATATTAAGTCTGATATGTGTGAGTTGCTTAAAAAGAAGATAGACACTAACGAATTGCGCGTAAGACACTATGTTCTTTTTCACAACCTTGGAATTGTCACGTATTTTGATTTGGTAAGACACACAGAATGGGATTTACGTCGTTTTAATTTTGGGTTTGGGAAGAAAAGTATGGTGGAGTTGAAAGAACATCTTGAAAAGCTGAATCTGCACTTAGGCATGTTTCCTTTGTGTGAGGATTAACTATGCTAAGAGTCCGTTGGGCAGCATGGGAGAAATACGAGCGAAGAAGACAATTTAAGGTGTTTTGTCTGACGTTTATTCCGGTGTGGGTAGTCTGTTTTATTGTTTGTAAACTTGTTTTGTGTGGACATCTTGTTATTGCTTGGAAGTGAGGAGGTTGTTCAATATGGCAAATAGAATCTGGTGTGTCAAGGCACCGAGAATATTACATTGTATTAACTGTGGAGAGTGTGAAAAACCAAAGGAAGTAGATAGTATGAGCAAGAAAAAATCAGAGCCGAAGAAACAAGAAAATACTGTTAAGTGTCAAGACTGTCCGGCGAAGTTTGTGTGCCAGTTTGCACCGGATAAGAACGGATGTGATTGCTGCAAAGCTGTGTGGGAGGAGATGAATGCGAAGTTTGTAAAGAGGAGTGACTTATGGTGACAATCAAGGACATGAGGAAAATCTACAGGATTATTAAGAACGCGAAGGTCAAGAAGCCACGGACGTTACCCAGAGTTGGAACTGGTGGTTTACATTCAGAGCAGCAGTTTTGCTTTGAAAAGGGATACAATGAAGCCCGGAGAGAAACCAAGAGGGCAGTCATGAAGGCGTTGATGGACGCGGATGAATGGGATAAGGTGGAGGAATAGTTTATGGGTTGCACCAAAGGCGAAGTAGACTTTGCAAAGAGACGCGCCTTGAACTTGTTTGACAGGTGGAATGATACTACGGGGTTTGTGAAGAAGTTTACGTCATACTACTACGAGATTCAGGGGTGTATTGAGGACGCGGTTGAATGCGGGGTGCAGATTGGTGTTGGGGTCCACGAACTTCTTGAGTCTGAGAAAATAGAGGATGTGGGAGGGTAACTATGCTGAATGTGTGGATGACATACGGGAATATCGACTTTGACAGGATTATTAACCAGATGGCAGACAGGGTTGCCCTTGCCGTTGGTATTCCTGCAAGTTTTCTTAAACATCAAGCACCCGTGAAGAGATGGAAGGGTAATGCCGAAGAGGTGGAGTTTACAGAGGAGAAGTCCAACTTGTTGTCTAAGGAGAACCACAATGGCTGATTCAACAGAGATACATTTTGGTGAAAATGCGTCACGTCATCTTGACTGTTTGGTGAGTTCAATTCAGACTTTGACAGAGGCGTTGGACAAGAACACACAAGCCCAAGAAATTCCTGACAAGAAGGAAGAGTTTGTTCCTTGGTCTTGTCTTGGAAGGATCATTAACAGGATCAACATTGCGATTGAGAATTTAAGTAAAGAAGAAAAAGTATTTGATGGGTTGGTTGCAGCGAGGAAGATAATTCGAGAGGAAATGGAAGCGGATGTGAAGAGGTGTAAATTGCTGTACTCCGAAGGAGCATAACTATGCCCGACAGGTCAATTAACCGAATGGTTTCACCGAGCGAGATTAGTATGAGAGCAAAGAATACACTGCCGCCCGAGATTCTGAGGTGTAAACGCTGTGGTGGTTCTGCCAGTGTGCAGGAGTACAGTGAGGGTGTTTACGTGTGCGGATGTGACAAAAGGCATTGCTGGTCTGGTCCTGAAACTGGAACAACGTCTGAGGTAGCAGCGATATTGGCGTGGAATGAGTGGACACAATCGGAGAGTCCACCGGAGGAGAATGAGATTGATTTGGGGAAATTCATAGAGGGTGAGCAGGATGACTTGATGCGGTTTGTGCATTACTGGAAGGCCGAGCAGAAAAAGACTCCAGAGCGTTTTCCCGAGAAGATGCCTTATGGGGAGTGGTGGGAACAGTTTGCGGCTTTTTGTATGTCAATAGACTACGAGGATGCGTTTTCAGAAGGAGAGGATTGTGACAAAGAAACTGATAGACAGGAAGAAGGAATCGGGTAGTTCTGTACGGGAGGCTTTAGAGCCTTGCCCTTTGTGTGGAAGTACGGACCTTGATGACAGAGGTTATGGAATCTCGTGTCGTCAGTGTGGGATATGGTTTTCAGACTCTACAAGGTTTTCCCGAGAGGGATTGACATTTAGGGAAGTGTGGAACAGAAGGAAAAAGCCTACACGTAAGGGTGAGTGTGTGGAGTGTCATTATCTTGGTTCTGCACCGGAGGAGGTTCGCCGGGCTATCTCAAACAAGTGCCGTGATTGTTCTGATGATACTCACTCAAATTTTTTAAGACGGAAGGATTGATTTATGGGATTCAACTCTACGTTGCTGGTTTTGAATGATGCCTTGCACCTGATCCGAGATGACCCGGAGTTTGGAAAGAAGGTATACGAGGCAGTCTTGCATTTACAGACGACACGAGGAAGACCAGTAGATATATCTTCGGGGAATCATTGCAATGCAGCAACAGCAATAGAATCTCATCATGCAGACGGATACCGAATGCTTTTGGTTGGTGGGAATACAGCGTATGTGTTGGGACATGCGGGGCATTGGTCGAAAGACCCGAATAAAGTGGAAGACCTGAAAACCCTGATGAATAACATAGCCGAAGAGTATGGTCTAAAAGTTGTAAAGATGCGAAGAAAGAAGCAAACGGCTGTGTCTCCAAATAGTGCAGAGGCAAGGGTATTTTGATTGGAGGTTGACATGAAATACATTGTTTTTAAGGACTCGGAGAATGCGCCGGAAGACCTTTTCATATTTCCTGATGTTACGGAACATTCTGCAATGAGAAGAACACTTGACCCTTCAGGAAGAAAGATACTTGTCTCTGCTGGAAGTGTGAGTAATTATCGAGATACATTCAAGATGCATAACGGGGAAATGGTTACGTTTGACCAAGTGAGTTTAGGAGGGGAGTCTTTTACTTTGAAGGTCAAGTCAAGACCAAAGGACGTTGATCTTTTTCGTAGATTGACAGGAAGCTATTGATATGTCTGAATTGCAGTTTCATGTAATCGGTGATTCTGTCCGCATTGGTGATTATACCTACAGCAAGCAGAATCTTGAGAGACGGCAACCGCAAAATGTTGTCGGTTTGTCAAGGTATAACCGAAGGACTGACCAGTGGGAGATGTATAATCCTCATACAGAAGGTCCAACTGCGGATAGACATAGTGAGTAGTAAGAAGGTGTTTCTATGGCTAAGATGTCCAAGAAGTGCGTAATCTGCGGATGCGTCTGCTTTCAGAAGTATTGTGGGGAGCACGCACGGGAAATTGACAAAGAGGTTGCCAAGGGGGTTCGGGCATATAGGACTATTATTCGTGATGATGCATTACGTATTGTTAAGGCGGCATGGGAAGAGAAAAAGAAGGGACAGCAGGGATGACAAATCACAGTGTCATTACAGTTGCCGGACCAGAATACCCGGAGAGCGTTTTGACAGTTTTTGGCGCATACTTGGCAAAAATCGCGGAACGTCTGGACATTAAGGGTATTCCTGTGGGACAAGAAGTTCCTCCTGGTATTTGGGTTAGTGATGGTTCAGGTTCACCAGCGTACAATTGGGTGGAGTTAGTTGACAAGTTGACAGAGAGGATTGCTTCGCCTGTTGTGTGTGACACACGGGTTACAAAATGCAAGTTTTTGAATATCTTTTGTGATAGCTGTACTCGGTATCTTGTCCCTGCCCTTGGGAGTCCGCGCAGAGATTTTTATGAGGAGGAATGATGGGTGCAGGACTTAGGATGATATGCAAAGCGTATGGAGGAATACGTTTCAGGGGTGCAGATGGAAAGGTAACTGAGTATATTTGGGATTACAAGAATGACCGTCCTGTCAATGTGGAGGATTTGAAGGCACTGGCGAAGAAGGACAAAGAAGATCGGAAAGCAGAGAGGATAGAGAGAAAAAAGCGTATTGAAGAGTACATGAAAAAGCAGACAACGCTTGATTTGGAGTAGCATATCAGAAAGGTGATTTTATGTTGACAAAGCTGATTTGTCTGTTGTTTGGTCATAGGTTTGTTGTCAAGGCTTATACTGGAGAGACGAAAAGAGTTTTGAATGCGTTTCGAGGTTATGAGGATGCTCAGTATTATACCTATGAGAATAAGAAATTTTGTATTCGCTGTGGGGCAAATAATCCAGCTTACAAAAAAGATAAAGATGTTGTTGACCCTTTGACGTGGATAAGAAGAGAGGGGTTTCCTTTTGAGGAAGGAACAACCAGTGATTCTGTGAAGGCACAGGGGTCTTCTTCCTCTCCCGATAAGAAACCGGATGGACCACGGGAAAGGCTTGTAGGGAAGCGGATGAAGCAGGGGTGTGAAGACCTTACCCGCGCAGACGTTCGCATGTAGGCGCACGCGCACGCACGCGAGGAAAGGAAATTGAGGGAGAAGTCCGATGGCAAAGAAGATAGGGGAAGTTTTTGGGGATGACCGTATCGGGTACTTGCTTCATTGTGCTGTGTGTCGGGAGTTTAAGGTGATGATTGGAAAAGACCGAGAGCATGGATTTACTGCTGGTGAGGCTTTACGGTTACTCCGGCGACATATCAAGAAGATGCACTCTGAGTTGACAGAGGAGTGAGTATGGGCACTATGCCAGAACTTGATGAGATGGAGAAGTGTGTTCGATGTCTTGCATTGGAGTTGCCTGGACAGGTGCATGACGATGTGTGTAGAATCTGGAACGCTTTGAAAGAGAAGTTGTTGGCCTTTCCTATTTGCCTTGCTGAATATTCTGCTTCACAGAAGGCATTTCACATAGAGACATTGGGTGAGGCAGTGAATACGAATACCGAGATGTTGTTGGGGAATGCAAAGACACCAGAAAGATGTTCTGACTTTGTTCCGTTTTACTACGGGTCAAGGAAAGAGTGTGAGGATGCATGTGAGACGTTAGAGGGGAAGATTAGGCAATGAAGTACAAAGCTATTTCTATTTATCAACCTTGGGCCTCGTGGATTGCGGAAGGGTTTAAGACAATTGAGACACGGACACATAGCAGATTCAGAGGTCTTGTGGATCAGAGGATTGCTATTTGTTCCACAAAGAAGATTGATACTCGTGCAGGAAGTCTTGCTTTGCCATATACTACAATAGCAGGGGTAATTAACTCGTTAGAGTACCTTGATCTTCGCGGAGTTATCCTCTGTACTGCATGGGTGTATAAGGTAGGTTGGTTGGAGGGTGAGCATTCAAAGGCGGCTATGATTGACTGTGAGAAGACAAGAAGGTTTGGTTTATTTTTGAATAATATAGAAAAACTTGAAAAACCTATCCCTGTTATTGGAAGGTTAGGAGTGTTTGAGGTTGACATATAGAAGAAAGGAAGAATCGCATGGAAAGGGCAGTAATTAAAGAGAAGGTGTTTGAGACGTTGGAGAAGAAACTCGGAGTAACTCGGTCGAAGATTCAAGAGGAGATGCTTTTTGAAGGTGATCTTGGTGCAGACTCCCTTGACATAGTAGAAGTTGTGATGGATTTTGAGGATACCTTTGACATAGAAATACCTGATGAGGCTTGGGAAAGTATCAAGTCTGTAAAAGACGCAATTGACTATTTGGAAAAGCATGTGAAGTGAAGTTTTGTAAAGAGAATTGTGAGAATCTTACTCCGAAAGAGAGTGGGACAGAAAACTTTCCAGAGAGTAAGATGCCTCATCATTGCACGAGGTATATTCAGTCTGTGTATCACAGGACGTTTTATCCAAGATTAGTAAGATTGTCTGCTTGTGAAGGTGAGGGAGAAGAAGTATGAGGGGGATGCATGGGTTTGTATGGGACAGCAGAAACAAGTCTTGGACGCTTGACGTTTTGGATCATGATGGTCATTGGGTTACAGTGTATCACAATGATGACAAGAAAAAGTGTAAAGAATGCGCGGGAATGAAGATATTTCAGCAGAGTTCAGAGGAAGCAAAGAAAAGATTGCGGTTCAGATTGTATGACAGTCGTGGTAGGTGTATTGAAGAGGGAAGCCTTGACATTGAGGATTTGAGTCGTACAAAGTTAAGGTGGGTTCCTGGGGATAAGAGATTGAGAAACGGGGATAGGTGTGTAGATGCGCAAAGCGGAGAATCTTTACATTCTCAACAAACTATGAAGGAATTTTTAGAGTGTAGTGCTTTGCCTAAGAGAAGAGGATTTGGAAAAGGGTATGGTTTGTATCCACAAGGACAGACTTTTCAAGAACGAAATTTTGAAGATTTGGGAGAGAAGTCTGCGGTTATAGTTTGTAGGCACGCAGTACCATTGGAATGTTGGTGTGTTAAGGAGAGTAGAATTTGTGAAGTTCAGTGTGGTGCTCCAAGGAGGCAGTTGCTTTAATGCGTGAGTGCAACCGAAAATCAACAATGAAAAATCTTGGAAAGCCTTGCGATTGTGAGACTTTTCATAAGCATCGTTGGGTTTGCTCAGAGAAGTATGGCAAGTGTAAAGATCAAGGGAAGAAAATTGTTGTGTCTAAGCAAAAAGGTCAGTAAAAACTATGCCTTTGAGATTGCGGCTTTTTATTTGGTGCGGGACTTTAGAGACGGCATAGATTTTTGTGACTTTTCCGTAAAGTTGGATGTTTACAAGGGGGATCATAACCCACGGTTCTCCTTTACCCTCATTGTACTCAATTTCACCCTGCTGGAAATTGAAGTTTACAATATCCATCATGTCGATCATGACGAAGGATTTATTTCTGGCCTTGTAGAAGAATCTGGTGATAGTATTGAAAAAGCAAAGATTACTTCAGACTTGAAGTGGCTTTGTTCTGTTTGCGGGTTAGTGCCTGTAAACAAGTGTCCGCAGTGTGGCCTTAACGAAGACGATTTACTGGAAAGGTGAGCAGTATGAATAGGGACAATCCGATGCGTACACATGGCATGGGTGTAAGTAAGCCTTGTTGTGACGGGGCATGGAAGACTCCTCCAGTGGAAGAGGTAAAGCCGGGGAAGATGGTAGAGCCAGACGAACACTTGAAAACTTTACAAGATAAACTGCTGAAGAGAACATTAACAAAGGAGTAACACATGGAAGATCAAGAGAATTTGTCTGCTTCTGCCGAGGATGTTGTCAATATAGAGGATCACATTAAGGAGCCAGAACCTCCTGCTGATTATAGTGATCTTGACGATACGACAAGCGTTGCATTGTCATGAATAAAAAAGAAGACTTGTCGGAGAAGATTTCTGCGGACACTCTCAAGTTTTTTGAGGGTGTTCCAGACGATCAGTTTTCAGCAATTGAGAACTTGCTTGGCAGTGCTATTTCTCAAGAGTCTGGTGTTTTAACAGCGACCCAAGTTAAAGAGATGGTCCCGATTGACAATTGGGTAAACTATACATACTTCTTGGGTTCTCTTGCAAAGGACTTGTACCCCTATTGGAAAGAGGCATTGCCGAGGTATATAAATTCTAAGAAACCAGAACTAATTTTGTCAGGAAGCATCGGGGCAGGCAAGACTACATTCGCTTTTGTATGTTGGCTGAGAAAGCTGTATGAGTTGTCATGTTATGATTTTCCGCAGAGGTTATTTGGTTTGTCCGATATGACGGACATAGTGTTTGCTTATTTGTCTATTAACATGACACATGCGGAAAGGGTGGGGTTTGGGCAGTTCCGGTCAATGGTGGATTCGATACCGTACTTCCGAAAAGAGTTTCCACGAGACAGAACATTCAAGTCTGTTTTGAAATTTCCACAGCGCATTGCTATTCTCCCCGGTTCTGATAACCTCTCCGTTATATCAACTAACTTGTTCGGCTGCATCATGGACGAGGCAGACTTTTACCGCAGAGGTGGGTCTGGTGCTGCAACGGTTGGGGATGCTAACAAAGCATCTAAGATTTACAGAGAAGTAACTGACCGTCGTATGTCTCGTTTTATGATGAAAGGATATGACCCCGGATTTTCTGCTATTATTTCATCTGCGTCAATTCAGTCTTCCTTTGTATCTTCACGTATACGTCAAGCAACTCAGTATAATACGGCGACTATCTACATCACAACTTTGTGGGATGTAAAGCCGGGGAATTATTCTGAGGAAAGATTTTATGTGTTCAAAGGAACGGAGAAAGAGGATGCCTTTCTTATTGAATCTGTCAATGACCTGATAACAATGGGTTCGGATAGTGTTAGGATAAAGGTACTTGAGACAAGGGATAAGTTGGTCGCCGCTGGTGTAGACATAAATACGGATGTTGCTATTAGCAGAGTAATGTCTGAGTTACCATTGAAGTTTGTTGACAATTTTATCTCTGTTCCCAAGGATTTTAAGCAGAACTTCCGTGATGATATTTACGGAGCATTAAGAAACATTGGTGGTGTGTCGATTTCTCCTTCTGGTAAGTTGTTTTCCTCTAAGTTTGCGTGGCAGAAGTGTATTTCCTCTGATATACAGCATCCGTTTACTAAAGAGACATTCACTATTTCTTTGAAGACCCAACAACATCTATCGGATTATTTTAAGCCCGATATTTTGTTTAATGAGACGATAGAAGAGGGAAGAAAAGTATATCGTGGTTTGAAGAGGCACCCGGAAGCCTTGAGATATGCACACCTTGATTATGCAACAACAGGAGATACGTTAGGGCTTGCCATTGTGCATATTTCAGAAATGATAGAAGACCCTAATACTTTGTTAAGGATACCGAAGATAGAGACGGATATTGTGCTTTCGATAATTGCTCCTAAGAATCCAGATAGAATCTCTTTTGCAAAGATACGAGAGTTTTTCTTTATGTTGCGCCTGATGGGAATGAGGTTTGGGAAGATCACCCTGGACCAATTTCAAAGTGAAGACACAATTCAAATATTTACTGCCAATCAATTTAATGCAGCAAGGAGGTCCGTCGATAAAGACGATTCGGCCTATCTTTTGGCAGTAGATTTGATTTATGAAGATAGACTTGTAATGTACACATACTCGATTTTGGAGAGGGAGTGGTTTAACCTTAATCACTTTACAGATGCAAAAAAGGTAGATCACCCTGATGTAAATGAAGACGGTTCAAAAGGTGATAAAGGAGTAAGTGATGCTCTCGTTGGGTCTATTGCTAACGCTGTTGAGGCAGAACCGTCTTATGTAACAGCGAGAACAAATAGTGAGGTTGTCAATGATATTGTGTTTACTATTGGGATGAGGCCCGAGGAAAAGAAGGATGAGAGTTGGCTTGTTCCTGCTAATTACAGCAAAGATGGAAGGAAATTGAAACTTGTGCGGGTTCTTGATGACACTGAAAGAAATGGAATAGATTACGGTCTTTTTTCGTCAATATAGGAGGCAGTTATGGCACAGTTTGTTAGGATAGTTGTTGACTCCGAGGCAGAGAATAGTATTTTGTCCGGCTTGCGAGTTGATTTGAATAATGTGATTGCTTACAAAGTGGAAAATTTGAATATCAAGCTGATAAATATTGCTGGTGGTGCGATGTTGTTGACCTTTTCTGAGCAGAGTGCGATGCTTCGGGTTTTGAATTACTTGGACACTACGTTGAGTGTGAATTTGAATCCTATTAGTTAAGTTAATTTGAGCTAACAAAAAAGAGGACTTTCTATGTCAGTTCGCTTATTTCAAAAGGGTGACTCAAGGGTCAATGATAATATGATTCTTGAGGCACTTCAGGCTGATGCCCAAGGTGGAAGGTCTAATGATGTTTATGTTGTTGACGATAAGGCAACGGATACTGTTAAGGTATTGATGAATGAGGGGAGATTGTGGGAGCTATTTTCAGCGGCTACGCGATTGGAGAAAGACCGTGAATCTCGGTATTCAGATTATGACCAGATGGAAGAAGACCCGATTATTTCCTCTGCCCTTGAGTTGATTGTGGACGATGCGACACAGTATTCGCATGAGATGAATGCGACTTTGTGGGTTGGTGGAGTTGGTGGGAAGCACAAGTATCAAGAGGAGTTGCATGAGTTTTTGTCAATGATTGATTTTGAGAATAAAGTCTGGGGATGGACATACAACATTGCTAAGTACGGGGATTTCTTTTTGAGGGTATTCCCTGAGCAGGGAGTTGGAATATCCAATATTCGTGAGTCTGAGCATCCGAAGAGTGTATACCGTGTTGACATTGATGGAAAACTTGCTTGCTTTATTAAGAAGGATACTTCCACACGTAAAGAAGAGATAATGGATTCGTCTGGGTATGTCCATTTTATCAACAATTTCAAACCCAATTTTGAATCTGTAAAGGTGAAACTTTGGGAAGATTCTGTCAAGAAGTCGGAAAATGGGAAGAAGCCAGATGAAGATGGACAGCCTGCGGAGTATGGAGATAAAACAAGAGACACTGCCCCGTATGACAAGGCTACTTATGACGTAGATGCAGGTGATCCTCAGAAGTCTCCCTCTCGTCACATGATTGACATGAATAGACAGCCGGGGGGAGGAATTGCGCCGGGTCAGAGAAAGATGGTTGAGCGGATTCTTACTTCCATGTACGGTACTTCAGTTTTACAGAATGCAAGATTGATCTACCGTATCTTGAACTTGTTGGAAGTATCCCTTGCCCTTGCGCGTTTGGCTCGTTCCCCTTTGATTCGAGTTTTTTATGTCAATACGGAAGGGATGACAAAGGACGAAAGAAAAGAACTTATCCGTGACCTTGAGCAGAAATTCATGCAGAAGAAGGCAATTGATATTCCGGTGAATTTCTATCGGATGAAGTACAATCCTTTGCAGTACAACGATGAAGTTTTCATTCCTTACACTGGCACAAAAGGAGACATGCGGGTTGAGACTGTTGGCGGTGATGTGAATATCAAGGACATTGTTGACATTGAGTATATTCGAGACAAGTTGCTTGCAGCCATAAGAATACCTGGGGCATTTTTAGGAATGTCCGAGTCAATACCGGGGTTTGCAGGTTCACAAACACTTACCCGTCTTGACATACGATATGCCCGTATGGTCAAGAAAGTACAGAGGGCTTTGATTGAAGGCATGTATCGTCTGTTCCAAATTCACTTGTCGTATAAGTACGGTCAGAATATCAGTGTTGAAGATTTGACAATTGGGATGGTTCCTATTTCGTCTGCGGAAGAGGATTCGCGTCTGGAATACATGGAGAGAAAGATTGGTATTGCTACCTCCATGCTTGGATTGTCTGGTGAGATGGAAGGGATCGTTGATAAGGCAGTTTATCTTGAGTACATTTTCAAACAGCTATTTGCATTTCCTGATTTGGACCTTGATAAGTTGTTTAAGAGGGTAGTCAAGAAAAAGGCAGTGTTGCCGGGAGCGGTCACGGGTACTTCGAGTTCTGCTTTTGGTGCCAAGGAAGGTGAAGGGACAGAGGATTTAGATTTTGATACACTACAAGAGGAAGGTAATGGCTCCAACGGTAATGGCAACGGTATTGCCAAAGACAGAGCCAATAAAATCCGAAACCTTGTGGGCCAAGGATTTTGGATTACAGATCAGGTCCGTCCTTCCCATAGGGACTTGAAGATTCCTGCATTACAGGAAAGGGCAAAGAGAATTTATGTCCGCAACGCGCACCGTGTTTGAGGATGCTGTTTCCCAGACGATTCCTTCCAAGTATGTTCAGTCAATCTCCGATCTTGAAAAGGGTGCCGAATTTCTAAAGGCACTTGGAGATTTTGTTGTCGATTTTCCCTCCGAAGTAAAAGCCCAAGCCAAAGAAGTTTCTAAGGGTATCCTTGACTTGCTGAAGAAAGTCAAGGGAACAAATAAGGATACCGTTTCCGGTATTTCCGATTTGGGAATTTTTCTTGATTCCCTTTTCCGAAAGTACATGACCTCTGGTGTTTCAACCAATGAGGCTGCTACTATTTGTCAAGTAGCTGAGATTGTTCTTGATAAGTTGAATGAGCAGATGACTCCGGGGATGGGCAAGGCTGTAAATGGGCATATCTCTAAGGGTAAGGTTTGGAGGAAGTGTGAGGGATGTGGTTTTGTTATTCCGGCATACCCTGGTAGGTATCCCAAGTTTTGCCCGGAGTGTGGTGATACGTTAGGGGCAAATATGCCGCCAGTAAAGGAAGAAAATATGGGTAAGGTTATTGTGCTTGAGGCTGTTGCTGACTTGGATCAGATGATTAAGAATCTTGAGGATGGTGACACATATTCAGTGTCGTGTAAGACAATGGAAGGGTTGATAGGCAGGTTGCCAAAGGGTATTATTTCGTGGAAAGACCCACATAATAAGGGGTTTTGTTTCATTGCTAAAAGGGAAAGACCTCCTACGGGAATAAGAATTGATGCTGTTATTCCAATGGATAAGAAAGTGGAGCAAGTAAATGAATCTGGTGTGAATATTACTCGAAAAATGTTTGATTGGTTTAAGGACCATCAAGACTTGACCTTGAGTAAGACGCTGATTCAGTTTTCTCAGCAGTTTGATATTTCAGATATGAAGGCAGTGAATAGTCTTTACACTCAGTACATTGCAAATAATATGAATTGGGAACAGATCGAAGAAGCCTCTGATAAGAAATGTGTGAAGTGTGGTAAGCCTGGATTTGCTGTTGACAAGAATGTTGGTGTACTGTGTAAAGAGTGTGCAAAGAAAGCAGATCGTTTTCAGAGAGCACTTGCGAGCCACGGTGAGGATGTCCCTGAGACGGATGAGCAGGCACTTGACGAGAGCAGCGGAGTAAAGGTTGGGCAGAAGTTTAAGTATATTGGTCAGGATTGGGTAATTGAGAAAGTGATGGGAGACAAGAGTTACTGTGTTGTGACAAGTATTAAGACTAATCGTTTTACTGCGTACATTGAAAATTCTGAGATTTTGAATGCTCTTAAAAAAGAAAAGAATGAGCAGGTCTTTGAGGATGCTGATGAAGCGGCTTTTGATTCTGTTGATGAGCAGGGCAATGGTATGACTCCGGGGATGCAATCTGCTTTTGACAAGATAAAGTACAAGAGTCAGTGTCCTGTTTGTGGGATGCTTATTCCGAAGTATCGCGGACGTTACCCGAAGCATTGTATTGAGTGTGGGTATGACCTTGAGCAGGTTCTTTCCTCTGGAAACGGTGTGAGAGGTATGATGTGTCCTCGCTGCGGTGGGGAAGGGTTTGGTGGTGGGAAGTGTGGTCGGTGTGGATTTTCTTCTTTACAAGCGGAAGAATGTGTTCCTTATGACTCTGCTGTTGTTGAAGTATTGAATCTTTTGAATGGTACTCCTATCAATGAAGATAATCACGATAAGGTTAGTGAGAAACTAACTGAGTCTTGTAAACGATTTGGAGTAGAGTTCCGTGGGATGGAGATTGCGGAAGCCTTGTTGACAAGGAATCCAAATATTCCAGCTATTATTGAGAATGCTTTGATACATAAGTTTGGAAGTGCTGATAAGACTACTCTTGTAGCAAATGTAAAGAAATATGTCTTGAATTTGAAGGATGTTGCTGAAGAGTTTTCAAAACTTGATGATGCTACTCTTTGTGCTATTAGTCCTTTATTGGTTGAAATTGACAAACTGTCTGAGAGTAATTTGTGTAAGTCTCTATATACTCGATTAGTCGAGTTGTATCCAGATTTTTACGCCGCTTTGAATACCATGCGAGCAAGGAATCTTTCTTTGTCTCAGAAGGACCATGAAGAGATTTCTGCGTTTATCACTGAAATGTATGATAGAAGTTTGACCCCTGTTGATGTTTGTGAACAGGCAACCCCTGAGTATTACGAGGACGTAGCTAAGAAGGTTTTGTCTGCTGATATACTTGATAATTTGCGAATGGAAGTAGTCAAGCGGACAGATTTGCATAAGAATATTCGGAAACTTTTGCCTGAGAATCTTGACTTCAACAAAGCGGTTCTTGCTTTTAGTTCCTGCCTCAGTAGGGTGGTCAAAGAAAATGACCTCAGAAGGGTTCCATCTCTCAATGTTTTTAGGTCATTAACTTATGAGAAGATGGGCAATCTTTTTGAAGGACGGAAAGTTGGTGCCGTGAATTTCTTGAAGGGTGTCTTTCTGAGTGCCGAAGATCGAAAGTAGTTTTCAAAAACCCTTTTCATGGAGGATACTTGTATGAGTGGAAAGTCTACGGAAGCCGCGATTCTTGAGTCCCTTGCCAATGCACGCGCGGGCGCGGGTGTGGATGCAGGCGCGGGTGTGGGTGTAGGAGCGGGTGCAGGAGCGGATGCAGGCGCGGGCCGGATGGATGAAGGGTCGGACGGTCTGGATGAGGCGTTGGGGCGTAAGCCGACTGCCTCTGAGCGTCGGAAGCGTCGTCTTGCTGCTCGTCGTCGTGGGCGTGGCATTTACAAGAGCCGTGCTCTTGCGCGTGCAGTGAAGAAGGCAATGCGGCGTACTCCGAAGTCCAAGCTGCGTCTCCGGGCGAAGCGTGCCCTGAAGACCCGCAAACGTCGTTATGGCGAGAGTGCAATTGACAAGGTAAGATCGGTTTTGGAAGATGTTATGTCTGCTGAGAGCATGGTACTCACGGATGAGGGCTATCAGGACATCAAGGATAACCTGATGGTTCACCTCAATGAGTGTGTCGCTGATGGTTTGGAGAGTGACGAGTTGTACGCAATTGTCCTGAACGATATTGCCCCTGTTATGCAGGTTGTTGAGTCTGTAATGGCGCGTGAAGGTGACAAGAAGGGAAAGATTGACGAACGGGACGAGGAGTATCTTGACTCGTACTGTGAGTATCTTGACGAAGTTGCTGAAGAAGTTGGCAGTGAGAGCGGTGAAGGTAGCGAAGACTGATTAGGAACATGAAGGGAACTTGAGCGACGGTTCAAGTTCCCTTCACCTCGTTTGGGAGAGAGTTGTGAACCTGTCCAAGCGTGCAACGATCATTGCATCCCGTAAAGGCAATCCAAAAGCCAATGATGACTCATGGATCGTTCGCGAAATTTGTCTATTTCTTGAGAGAGAAACAGGACAAATTTCTAACGAATGGTACGAAGCTATCAGAGGATTAACAAAAGAGATTGCTGAAGCAGAGGGACTTTCCCTTGCGGGCATGGAGATTCAGGACGGTCATTTACTTTGGAAGGTAAGTGGCCGTTCTTTTCATGTTGCCCCTAAAGATATTGGGATAGAAGAGTTTGCACGCAAGTTTCAGGAAATGATGACTGTCTCCCCCGGTAAAGCGTTAGTGTGGTTGAAGGAAAATTCTACTCTCACCTGACTCAAAATCTGCCAACGGAGGAAGTTATGTCATCCTTGTTTTCTGATATATACGAGGATGCAGGAGGGCAACCTTCTGACATTCTTGACGAAGCGAAAAAGAAGAAACCCAAAGAGGGCGTATGTGAGCAGCTTGAGGCCGATGCTTTGGTAGAGTGGTTTGACAAAGCGGAAGGTTTGGCTACTGAAAATGGTTGGTCTGTTGGGGATCGCGATGACGGGGAAGAGCCTTTCTTGGTGCTGTTCTCAGATTCGTCTGAGGATATTTCCATCATCATTGAAGCGTATGAAGGGGCAGTTGACGTTTACGCTGTTGATGCAAACTCTGGAGATGATGTTGACGAGGGCGTAAGCGTTGAAACGATTGAAGAGGTCGAAGCTGCCGCAGTTGAGATGATGGGGAAGTATGTGGATTGGACAGCAGGGGAAGGTTCTGACGATGAGGGCGGGGAAGACGATGAGGGCGGGGAAGACGATGAGGGCGGGGAAGACGACAAGGATTAGGGAGGTGGTTTTGGGCTATTAAGGAGTTGACTTTGTGCAATTCCTTGGTAGCCTATTTTTATATTTGCAGGACAGGAAAGTGTTATGTCCCGATTTTCTACAAGAGCAAAAGTAATTCGAGAGTGTGGCTCTGGTTACATCAAGAAACTTCTTGAGTGTCTTGATTCTCTTGTTGATGTTTGGGGAAAGTTTGATCTTTCAGAAGAGCCTACTCTTTCTGAGAAGGTAATGGTTAAGTCAAAACATCCGGGTATTACTGAGTTGCCGGATGGTGCATGGGATGAGTGGGGTGTGAAGGATTTGGTTTCCCATTTCATCAAGATTGCTAAGAGTAAGGGGAAGTCTGCAATGGCGAAAGCCATAATGAACATAGAGCGTTGGAATGTAAAGCAAAACCCAAAACTGTCTGCGAAAGCAAGATCAGTTATGGATGCCTTGAAGAAGTCTGGGGAATGGGAAGAGATTGAGCCAAAGTAAACTTTAACTGAGGAGGCTTCTATGGCTGGAGGACTATACCCGAGTGTCAAGGAAGCGAATGATTACACCAAGACACAGTTGATTGACAGTGCTGTTGGGGTTGACATGGTGACTGTTTCGATCAGCACGTTGACTCTTGGCGCGGTGCAGGGATTGGCTTCTGACGTAACGGATGCTATGAATACCTTGCAGGCTGCGATAGCTGCGTCAGGTGCAATCAAGATCAATCCGTAACTGTCTGGGGCAATAAGGTTCCGGGCAAGGGGGATATTGAAGCAGGGTGCGGAGACGTGCCCTGCTTTTCAAACAGGAGAAAGATAGTTTGGGTGTTCTTGTTGACATATACGAGGCTGCTGGTTCTGAATTGTTCTTGACAGGATTCAAGAATAAGAACGATGCTGATTCTAAGGCAAGGGAGTCAAGTGTTGGTTTTGTTAAGGATGTTTATGTCTATGAGTTTCAGGATGGGACGTATGCTGTTTCTTCGGCAAGAGGTAAGGATGGGAAGATAGTTTCGGCTTATAGTGATGGAAAAAGAACAGATTTTTCTAAGAAAGTTGCCGGATTTGATTATAGTCAAGCAGACAAACAAAAGAGTGGGTTTGTGGGAACAGGTACAACGTCAGTGGGGCTTGGTGGATCGGCGTATGCGCCGTATGGGAAGACAACGGTGGAACAGTATGAGCCGTTGTCAGTTTCACAAGTAAAGAAAGTGATGGTTGATCTACTAAAATATGCTTTACCAATAATAAAGAGTAAATGGGATAAGATACTATCTATTGGAAAATCACAGACTATTCCGCACAATAAAGATTCTGAGACTGTTAGTTACTACGTGACTGTGGAGCCTAAGAAGCTAACTCCTCGTGACCCTAAAGGAATTGTGATTGAAGCGAACAATATTTCAAGGCGTGGGGATTGGAGAAAAATAAGGTTGGTTACTGATTTTGAAGGCAAAAATCCTGAATGGAAAGTGTATGACTTTACTTAGGGATATGTACGAGACGGGTACTGACTTTGGGTTTATTGAGGAGTCCCTTCTTCCTGATGATCTTAGGAAGCAAGGAAAGAGTATTGCTGATAAGTTGGGTGTTATTTTCAATGGCTGGTGGGAAGACCTAAAGCAATTTACGTTTACAGATAGAATAACAAAGTCTACCTTTTTGGCAAGAAGTTATGATGAGGCTAAGACACGGTTAGCTGATATGCGTCAGGAATTTGCAGATGCAAGGGCAAGAAGAGGCGCGGCTGTGGCTATGGCGTAGGAGGTGCGTAATGAGTTTACTTAGGAAAATGTACGAGTCAAGACCTACTGCAAAAGACTATGATTTGTCTGGTGATGCCGCAGAGATATTTGATGCTCTTATGTCATATAAGAGTGTGAATGTAAAGACGGATGCTGGAAATGCATTCATGATTAAGCCTGTAGATGCTGCTGGTGCCCCTGGATATAAGATAATTCCAAAGGGAAAGAAGAAGATGATAAAGAGTTCTCCCCTTATGAGTAGTGACCAGTTGGCGCAGTGGGTTTCCACTCTCAAACTGGATAAATAGGGTGAGTTTACTTAGGAAAATTTATGAGGTTGGTCCTCGCTCACGGCTGACTCTTGATAAGGCTCAAGATTTGTTGCAGAAGCGTGGAATGAAGATTGACTTTAGTTCTTCTCAGGTTATTGATGGAGAGACGCATTACAATGTTATCGGGAAGGGTAAAGTAACCCTGATGTCAGCAAAAGAGATACAAGCAATGCTTTCAAAATAAGCATGAGGAGTTCTGTATGAGCCGTCAATCAGATTTGTTTTTAGACGAAGCAGTTTCTAAGGGTCTTTTGGTTGATTTGTATGAGGTAAAGGATGATAAACGTACTATTCTTCCTTACTTAAAGCCGTCCTTTGATTATTTGAAGGGTCTTGGTTGGAAAGTTAATTCAAGTAGTTGGGGAGGTAGACCTGACGCTACAAAGGGTAAGTGGAGAATTAGGTTTGATTGGGATTTGGTAGTTCATAGCACAACTGAACATAAACCGAAGGAAGATACTTTTAGGATTAACTGTATCATAGAAGATTCAGGGAAAGGTGCCCTGAAGGAAATAGATAACATCTCTTTTACCCAAGAGGACTTGTTATCTGCTGTAAAGAAAATTGTTTCTTTTATAGATAGCTATGTTGAGAAGGCAGAGAAAAAGAAGTCAGAAGAGTCTTACACGCCCATTGAAGATAAGTACATGAAAAAATCTTCTTATGGGTTACAGAATTATGAATCTGTGGCGAAGAGGCTTGTAAAAGATTTTGGAGATATGAAGAAAGTGAAGGCTTTTATTAGGAAAGCGTTGAGCAGTCAGAAATCTGTGGATGATCCTGACTTTTCAGATGCTATGCATGATATTGAGGACTACATAAATGATTATTGGGATGAGAGGAAGAAAAAGTTTCGTAGTGACTATGATGAAGATTAAGTGGGTTTCTACTCTCAAATTGGACAAGTAGGAGATTTCTTATGAGCTATCAATCAGATTTGTTTTTGAACGAAGCAGTTTCTAAGAGTCTGAGTGTTGACGCGGTTGTTAAGAAGATTGCAAAGGCTACGGACCAAAATTTTCACACGGAAAGTCTGAAGATTTTGGCAAAGGAGATTTTGAAGGATGCAAAAATGGTCAAGGCTCTTGACGCAATAGAGACAATTTCTGATTATTGGGGTCACTTGTCTGAGGGTGCAAAGAGAGCCAGAGAAGAGTTTGCTCTTGTGGCTATGGAGAAGGCAAAGAAGATACTTTCCCCGGAAGATTATGACAAGGTGAACGGGGCTTTTTGATAAAGATTAAGAATCTTTGGGGGGATATGGTTGATGCCCCTAAAAAGAAGCCGTTGTATAACAAAGGAGACAGACTCTTATTTCCCTATACTGTAAAGAAGGGTGTCCTTACTGTTGATAAGGTGACAACGGATGCAATAGGGTCAGATTGGTACTATGTTTTCAAAGAGGCCCCTGATGTTCCGATGACAGAATTAAGACTTGTAAACTCGAAGGTTGAGAAAGTAGAGCAGTCGGATATGAGTTTACTTTGTAGAATATACGAGAAAAAGGTTGAAGGGGAATTTGAGCCGTGTCCTCGGTGTGGAGGAACAGAAGTAGTGGGTTGGGGTAAGATGAATACTCCTATGTGTAAGAGATGTCAGCCAGCGAAGATTATGATGAAAAGGAAAGACCAGAGGGGTTAGTATGTTCCATGCGAGTTTATTTTGTAGAATGTATGAGGGTTTTGGTGATGCTCCCACAGGAAATTCTATTCTTTATATAAACAATCATCCTCGTAGTGATGGTAAATACGCTGTGACTTATGTGTTTCCGATTTCCGGCAAGTCAATCAAGAAGATCATCACAAAAGAGAAACTTGACCAAGAAAAGCAATCTGGGAAGTATGAGATAAACAGTAAGTAACTTGAGGAGTTGTGTAATGAAAAATCTACTGATTGACCTGTACGAAGGTGACAATTCTGAAGTTGTAAATTTGATGAGGGGTGTTGGTTTGGATAAGTGGGAGGAAGGTTTTAGTGAGGTTTATACTTTTCTTGGGGATAAGTTTCGTGGTATTCCCGATATTGGGCAGTGGAACAAGGAGCAAGTTGCAGTTCTGAAGAAGTTGGTTGCTTCTGGGGTTTTGAAAGTTGAGAAGAAAAAGTGGAACGGTATTGGCCCTGTTAAGGCATATTACTACAAGGATTAGAAGAGGTAAGTATGCCCCGTGGATTCGTGAATTATCATTCTGCTAAGATAGACAATTCCAAGTTCAAAGGCTATCGTTGGGCAACTGATGAGTTTAAGCCGGGGATCAGTGTTTTGTACGGTCTGAGGGCAAAGAAGGGTGAGAGAGGGGGAAGGACCGCCGTGGCCTCTATTCGCTTCTCAGCGGACAAATTTAGCCCCTCAGAGGCTAAAGCGTGGCTGAAGGCGCATGACTACTCTCCAATTGCGTTCGAGAAGGCGCGGGGAGAGAAAGATGAAAGGTACGTGGGTCCGTTGTTGGCAAGATTCTATGAGCTTACAACGAGTGCTTCCGTGGGTCCAGCCGGGAAGATGTTTTACTATCCTTCGACCGACTCCATTGACCCAGAGGAAAAAAGAAAGAAAAGAGATGTGAAGATGGGCAAGGGGAATAGAGTAATTGAGGCTAAGAATTGGGATACTTCCAAAGAGCTTGACGATTTAGTAAGTAAATATTCTGATAAGGTAACTCCGATTGAGAGATCAAGGGCAGCAGCGGACGGTACAGTTGCTTTGTTTAAGGGAAGCAGGAAGATTTTTGACGGTCCTTTGACTCAGGCGGTTGCATATCTCAGAAATCTTTTGAGTTCCATACATGAGAGTGTTGATTCTAAGAAAGTACGAGAAGTGTTGGTTGCTGCTTTGGATGACTATGACAAGAAACTTTATGCAAAGTCATTAAAGAGTTCGAGATACTATCATAATCCTAACATGGTAAGGCTTACAACAGTCAATATTGACCTTGTGATTAAGGATATTGACAAAGGTATTAGCCCAGAGAAGGCTATTGACAATCACTATGAAGGGGAGCCTTTTACTACCTTGTTCAAGAAGGCTTTGGCAAAGAGCAAAATCACAGAAGGTCTTGACGAAGCAGCAAAAAAGAACACCATTGGACCTGCTATAAGGTCAAGGATAAATGATACTCTTCGTGATCTTAGTACAAAGTTGCATAGTGACTTTCCTTTGAAGCAGATTTTTGATGCTTGTAAGAAAGAAGGGGTGATTCCTATTGATGAGGATGGTAATGAGTGGGAAGGGTTTATTACTGGACGAGAAGGAAGAACCACAATTAGCCTGAAAAATGCCCAAGGTGAGATTGACAATTGTGTGCTTGTGCTTACGTGGTACAAGCATGATACCGGACGGTATGAGATAACGGTTTATCTATCATAAGGAGGTTAGATATGGGTTTACTTAGTAAGATTTATGAAAAGAGTAAGGGCAATATAAAGACAATGAAGGGTCCATATACAGAGGAGAAGATTCGTAAAGCCTATGACAACGAAATATCAATAAATGCGCAGCATCCTATAGATAAGAAAGATAAGGAGGGGTGGTGGGCACAGGTTCTTAATGTGACAAAAAGTTCAGGGAATGAATTTAGGTTTTTACTTTACTTTGAAGATTATTCTGATGGTAAGGATGGAATAGATGCTATATACAAGTTAGTTAAGGGTGTTCCTGTGTTTGTGTCTTTGAGGTAGGCAATGACTTTACTACAAAGAATGTATGAGGCTTCACCACTGTCCGCTATGAAGCGAACGGATAAGTTAGCTCGTGCGCGTGAGCAGTTGAATAAGGCAAGGATGCGTGGGGATGTTGCAAAGATGAAGCATTGCCAGAGTGCTTTGAGTAAGAAGACTTTGAAAAGGGGATAGCCATGAGTTTACTACAGGAAATGTATGAAAAGACACAAGAGTATGACGCTGACACTGCAATGTTTTTGAAAGATGTTAAAGACGATGTTTACAATGCAGTAGAGCGTTTGCAGGATGGTGAGTACAAGAAGATTGATCCTTCTGTTGGTAAGAAGTATTGGGCGAAGATTGTGAAGGTGTATTTTGAGGCCGATGCACCAGATACTTATTTGATGTATGATCCGGCGATGACAAAATCAGGGATTATTCAGGCTTCGGTAAGAGATTTGTCATTTACTCTTGGTGAATGGAAGAAGATTGTCACGGGGGAGAAATTGGATTCTTCTGATAAGGAGAATATCAAGTCTTGGGTAGTTAAGTTGCTAAAGATGGCAGAGAAGCAAGGATTAGTTGGAGAAAGAGAGTAACCATGAGTTTACTACAGGAAATGTATGAGTCAAGAGTTGCTGACCTTGAGATAGACGCAATTGACTATTTGAAGGGCATGGTTGACCGTAAGCCTGATGCGAATGTTAATACCATGCGTGACTTGGTAGCGTCAAAGTTCAAGTCTTCTTTTGGCGGGAATTATGAGAGGGCAAAGGAGTGGGCTTCACAGTTTGTATTCGATCATATTAGTCCGTCAACAGGGAAGGTTACAGAGAGTGTAGAAGTAAAGAAATCCGATTGGGGATTTGCTGGTGCTGTTATTCGTGACGTGCCGGAAGAAGTGAATCCAGAGGATATTGCGTACTATGTAAACTATGAGACGCAAGAGCCGAAGTATGATAAGTTGTTTAGTAAGATGGATGATGCGAGAGTTGATTGTGTACGTAAGGGTACACGAATAGAATTGAAATTTACAATGGAAGTTTACAAGATAATGAAGAAGGGTGGACCACAGGCGAAGGCTTTAATGAAAGCGTACCAGGAAATCCTGACGAAAGTTCTCAAAGAATTGACAGATAGTAAGTCGGATAAGGAGTAGCCATGAGTCTCTTTCAGGATATGTACGGAAAGAGTCAACCTGTGCAAGAGGGAAGTTTGCAGGAAGCGTCTCTTAACATGACTAAAAAGCAAGCGCAGTATCTACTTGCTGTTGCTTCTCTTGCTGCGGAGCATCCACAGGCAGATAGCAGGATGACTTCTATCTTGACAAGTCTGGCAATTTCAGATAAAGACGTGACAAAGTTGAAGGAAGGTTTGAAGGCTATATCCGGTATTGAGGAGAGTATAAATTCTGTTGAGCCTGTTAAGCCTGTTAAGCCTGTTAGCTCTGTTAATGAGGAGATGGCATACTTAGAGCCTTCTCGAAAGCACTTTGCGGGAATTGTTGAGACAATGAGAAAGCAGTTAGACGTTACAGGAATCCCAAAATGGTTTAGATTTCTTGTCTTTCAAGAAGGAAGTTCTAACAAGTATCATTACTTTGCGATATTTGCAAAGGGAAACGGGTTTGTTGCTGCGAATGCCTACGGGAGAATTGGGTACGGTCCCAAGGTAGTTCAGATAGCAGAGGGTAATGACTACGGGGATGTTGAGCAGAAGGCACTTGCGAAGTATCGTGTGAAATCATCTAAAGGATATTCTGATATTACTGATCTTCTCAAGAAGTGATTTATGCCAATAATACTGCCAATTGAGGTGGGAGATACCGTATACGTTGGGAAGTTTAAGAATAAACGTATAACAGTCAAGGAGGTTGGCAAGGACAAGCATGGTCAGCCTACTATTAACGGTAAGAATATCTTGAAAATTAGAGTAGCAAATTTGGACTATAAGACGAGTCAGATTGGGGAGTCTTTGCTTCAGAAGATGTACAAGACAAAGAAGATAAATACCGAGTTTGACTATACGGCAATGGATCAATTTCCAAAGAGATCATCAGCGGCGTATGCTGCATCACATAACCCTGGAGGCTTTTGATGAATGTTACCATTACCCCGAAAGAGAATGCGGCTCTCCATGCTTTGCTGTCCGTTGTGACAAGCAGGATGACAGATAAGAAGACAGAGGGACTTCCTTTTGAGATGCTTATGAGTGTGTTGACAAAGTTGGAGGCACCTGAGAAAGAGGATACCAAAACGGTTACTGCTTTGAAGCGTGCCTTGGGAGCGGCGAATGTGAAGAGCGAGTCTTTCCGTGGGCCTTTGATGACTCGGATGTATGAGGACACAAGGATTGACGAAGCAAAAGGAATGTCTGACAGTGAGATAAAGAATGCTATCAAGAGCCTTGATAGTGCAACTGTTTCTGTTGGATCAAAGAAGGAATTGATGCAGTTTGTGGGCAAAGTTCCAGAGGATACTTATGCTTATCAGCAGAAGTTTTCTACGGGTACTGCAAAGGATACAGATTGGTTTATGATTCGAGGAAAAAAGGAATTGGACCTTACTCAGGTAAAGAACGTAACCAAGATGTCTGACATGAAAGAGCAGACAGTCAATGAGCAGGGCGGTGGTTTGGTTGAGATTTACAAGAAGGACGATACGTGGCACCTTCGGGGAATGACTGACGTGATGACGAAAGTTACCCTTGGGGGAATCGAGGCGAATTGGAAGCGTGGTGCGGATAAGGATGGTGTGGTTTGGACAACGGAGAATGAGCAGATTGCTATGGGTGCTGTGAAGTCTCTTGGAATGTCTAAGAAAGAGTCGAAGGTTTTTGGAGCGACAGAATACTACGTCAAAGAGGCGTGACATGAATCTTCTGTCAAGAATATATGAAGTAAAGTCCCATGAAAATGAGGACGATGTTGATGACGGGGGGAAGGGCAGCGGCAAAAGGATACCTCCTGTAAAGGATGCTCTTTGGTCGTGTGTTCCTTCTGATATGTCAATTGATAAGGTGATTGAAAGGATTGCCGCACTGTGAGAATTGGTATTTTGGCAGGAATGGGTGCTGCCGCTGGTGTTTACTTTTATGACACTATTGTTAAGGAATGTCAGAAGATGGGATGCAGGAGGGACGGGGATTTCCCTGAGATTATTATTTACAATATGTCTTCTTATGGCATAAGTGAGACGGGTGAAATAGATGAGAGTGTGTTGAAGAATGATGTCTTGAATGGAATTTGTTTACTTACCCGGAATAGTGTAAGTTCTATCTTGCTTGCATGTAATACAGCGCATGTTTACTTTGATTATTTCTATGAAAAGTCTGGTGGTATTTTAGTAAACATGCCAAAGTGTGCAATTGATTCTTGTGGAGGAGATTCTTTTGGTGTGCTGTGTTCTCGGACAGCAAGGAGTGTGTATTCGGGTGGGTTGTTTGTAACAGATCGTGAACAGGGGTATGTGAATGAGGCAATTGAACATGCGATTTCAGGGGAGATTTCAGAATTAGACGAGGAAAGAATGTATGCGGTTGCGGTTTCTTTGAGATTGCGAGATAACCCTGTGAAGAAGGTTATTCTCGGATGTACAGAAATACCGTTAGTTTTGAGGAGAAAAGAGCCTTGGATAGTTGACGCTGGCTTAGTTGCTATTCAAGAAGTTTTGAAAGATTGGGTGTAATAATATGAAATACGTATTTTTTCTCTATGACCATTATGCGTTTCCCCTTGCTTTACAGCTAAAGTCTGAGGGAAATGAAGTTATTATAGGAATGGTGGAGAAAGTCAAGGACTTGAAAGTTGACGGATTGAAAATATCCGAGTCTCCCGAGGACAGAAAGAACAGGTTAGAATGCTGCGATGGGATGTTGGAAAAGAAAACTCAAAAAGAGGTTATGGATTATCTGAGTAAGGCAGAGGACAAAGACGATCATTTTCTTTTCTTTGAGCATAATGACGCGCATAACATTGTTGAGGAGGTTTTGAAACTCGGATACCGTAATGGCATGTTTCCCACGAGCCTGTATTACCGTCTTGAAAAGGAGCGGGAACTTGGAAAGAAGGTAGTGCAGAAGTTTTACGATCCTAAAAAGGTGAAAGTCGCGGAATACTTTACTTTTGAGAAAGTACCAGAAGGAATTAAGCACATACAAGATTCAAAAGATACAGTTTGGGTTTTGAAAAGCAACGGAACTCTTGGAAAGACTGTTGTTCCTAAGACAGACGATGTAGAGATTGCGAAAAAACAGATTATTGATACTTTGACAAAGTACAAGAGTGATTATGAATCAGGCGGGTATACCCTTGAGGTAAAGATACCGGATGCTTATGAGGTTTGTCCGGTGCTGGTTTTTTGGAATGGGGAGCCTATTTATTCCATTGCTGAGTTTGAGTGCAAGGAGTTTGGTGCCGGGAATATTGGTATTCAGAAGGGTGGGAATTTAGTAGCGAGCGTGGTTACTCCTCTTGACTGTGAGCTAAATAAGATAGCTTTTCCAGAGATAGTTTACAAGTTGGCAAGTAAGCAGCCAGGATTGTCTGTGTATGATGCTGGTTTGATGTTTGATGGAAAGGACTTTTACTTTACAGAATTTTGCGGAATGCGCTACGGCTTCGATGGAATATTTTCTGAGGTAGTTTTGAGAGATGAAGGAAAGCCTTTTGTTGGGGCTTATTTTGAGGACATAATGAAAGGCAAAAGCCCTGTAAGAAATAAGTTTGGTGTGGCAGTTCGCTTGTTTAACATAGAGGGAAAGGCCGAAGAGACAAGAGAATCCAAGGGTGACTTGCCCTTGGTGTGGGATAAATCCGTTGAGAATAATCTGTTCTTGTACCGTGTAAAGAAGGGTAAAGATGGTATTGTTAGTGTTGCCGGAATGGACTTTTTTGGAGCAATGACAGCAGCAGGGGATACACTAAAAGAGGCAGTTGATCGAGTGTATGATAAGGTTGACCAAGTTGATTTTGAGAAATTGTATTATCGGCCAAGTTTTGATTTTTTATCTACAGATTATCGTGGGTCAATTCCTAATCGAATAAAGAAGATTGGCAAGTTTTTGTCTTTGCAGACAGAGGAAAATTGACGATGGAAATAACGCATTATCATCATAATCCGGTTTCGGGAATATCTCATTTTCATGTGAAAGACGCAGAAGATGTTGTACCTGTCAATGTTGAGGGTAACTTATCTCGTGCTGATGCGGAAGTCAATGCGTTGGAGCAGGCACCAAATCTTCTTGAAGCGAAGCGTGCAGAGGATATGAAGAAAGTAGCAGAAGACGCGGTGAATAAGGCACTTGTTGATAAAGGTTTGAAGCCAGCGGAGTAAGATAATGCCTACACGAATATGGTCCGGCTCTGTTGATACAGACCTTAATAACCCATTAAATTATGGTGGCAGTGGCCCTCTTCTTTCCACGGATGATATTCTTTTCGATAGTGGAAGCGTTAATGCAATTGCATCTGCTAATCTTGATGTGTTATCCTTAACTACAACATCTGGGTTTTTGGGATATATAGACTATACTGGATATGAAATAACTCATAGGAATGGATTTAGTATTGACCATTCGGGAAATTGGATTCAAGGAACAAGATTGATAGTGACCAATAATGGGGCCGTGTGTCATGTGGGTAATAGTGTTGGAACAATGACAAGATCGAATTGTAATTTTGAGATAGCGGGAACAGGAGTAATACTTGACGAAGATAAGAATGACAATATTTATTGGAAGCAGCTTATTTTCAAGAGCGGATGTAGTGTTACCTTCGTTGGTACTGAATATTCAGGGGGAAATAAAGTTATCTTTGAGAACACTGCAAGCGTTCTTCTTCTTTCTTCTTCTTTAGTAGTTAGGATGTTAGGGTTAGGCCCACATCTTGTCTTGGGTGTTGGGGCTGTTATTGCAGGGTATCAGCAGATTGTTTTTTATCCTGCTTCTGGTGGGGCATCTACTACAATACCTGCAATAAATACAACAAACGATATATACATTCATGTTGTTGGGGCAAGCAATTATGCCGTTTACCTTGGGGGAGCTATTCAGTGTGGGAATTTTGATATTCCTTTTGAATTAGAAAATGCTTGCGTATTTGATACTGCGGGATATAATATAACGTGCAATGGAAGGTTTCGTTTTTGGGCTAGTTCTGCGGACAGTTCTTTTCATTTTAGGTCTTCTATAATACATTGCACATTATTTTCTGGGTATCCTTACTCAACCCCGTATACTTTAGGTCAGGTATACATGGATTCTGCGCAAGTTTTTGTTGCAGGAGACATATTTTTCAAACCACTTTGGACGTGGGATCATGGTACAAGTTTATTTACTGTTGTTGCCCCTGGTAATGTTAATTCCAACGGATTACATTTTTGGGATTTGACAATAGCATCTCCTACAGGTGGTGTGACAATAACGCCTCCGTTACTTGTTGATGGGACGTATAAAGACCAGACCCAATTTCCTATTGATTGGACGGGTCTTACAGTATTTATCAATGGAAATGCTAATTTTGGAGGAATAAGAATTTGGAATGGTGCAGTTGTTGTTGTCAATGGAGTACATACTATCTTTGACCCCGCCACTGAATTGACTTTTGATGCAAATACAGTCCTTATTCTTGCGAATAACGGTGCGATATTAACTACTAATGGAGTCACAATGCCAAGAGTTGTGACTGCCAATGTGTCTTATCCTGATCCTAATTTTGTAGATGATACTCTTCCTCCCTATGGTGCAGCGCAAAGTCTAATTACTCCACTTTACAGAACTGTACCAAAAGAAGAAGTTAAGCACGGTGTTATGCATGGTCCGTCTGCGTTACTTGAAGGGGAGTACATGGGAGAGGATGTTAATACTCCTCCTTCTCATGGCGATGATAGTCTTCTTGAAGGGGAGACGTGTACCGTGCTTGGTGTTGATTATGCGGGGAATTACAGAACTACTACTGTTGCAGAGGTAAAGAAAGACGTACATTTTGCCAAGAATGGTTCTTTGGTTGGGGAGTTTGTAGGAGTAAATGGCATTCCTCCGGCGAATGGAGATTGTGACCTTTACCCTGGTGCAGAATGTACGATCAATGGCATAGTATATAGAGGATCATCATGTACCGAAAAAAGAAGGAGAATGCTTCTTATGTTTAACACGATTACGGTTTCACAGCAGGCACAGGTTCTTGGAGATTCGTCTTTGTCAGAACAGGGAAGTATTGTTTGTGAGGCTGTTGACAAAGTAGTTATCTCAGTCCCGCATGGTTCTGTTGACTTGGAGGTTGATTTGTTTCAGGGGAATGTTGCTGCAATAAAGGTCGTGTCTGTTAAGGCGAATGTGTATCCTTCAGGATTGTCTTACAAAGCACACCTGAATACCAATCCGTCAATTGCTCTTGACTCTATGCAGATGTTCGCGGGTCAGGGAATGATTGCTTTGATGGGAGCAACGCCTGATAAGCTATTTTTCAGCAATGCTCATCCTTCTACAGATTCAATGGTTACGGTACTTATTGGACGAGATGCGACACCATGAGCAACGGGATTTTGGCAGACATTTACGAAAGGGTACTTGATGAGAGTATTCACGACAAGTACCTTTTCAAGTCTTGCTTTATGGCAGGTGGGGGAGGTTCTGGAAAGACCTTTCTTTCTGAATTGATGTTTGCGGGGTTGCCTATTCAGTTTGTAAACTCTGATCTTTTGTTTCAGAGGTTGATGAAGAAATCCGATCTTCCTTTTACTATTGATAGTTCTAATAAAGAAATTTATGTAAAACAGATGTCTAAGAGAGAAGCTGCAAAGAGAATGACAAAGAGTAGATTTTTGCATTGGATAAACGGGATGTTGCCTTTGGTTATTGATGGAACAGGGAAAAATTATGATAAGATTCAGTCTCAGTCGGAATTGTTGGGTTATGTAGGTTATGATACTTCTATGGTTTTTGTAAACACTTCTTTGGAAGTTTCTTTACAGAGGAACAGAGAGAGGGAGAGAAAAGTTCCAGAAGAAGTGGTTACTCAGGCGTGGCACGACGCTCAAGGTAATATTGGGAAATTTCAGTCTTTGTTTGGGGATACTAATTTTCTGGTTATTGATAACAATACTTTTCTTGACAAGGCAGGAATTAAGCAGTTAGAAGTAGAGTTGACAAGAAAAGCCATGAAGTTTCTAAACACTCCGTTACAAAATAAGATAGGTGTTGCAGTTTTGAAGGAATTGGATAGAATAGGTGGGCTATACTTGTCTGATTTGACTGAAGTAGAGTCTGGTATTTCAAGAGCAAGAAGTATTAGAGTGTGAGGTTTGTAGTATGGACGGAGAGATTTCTGTCATAGATCATCCCTGTCGTCGTAAGTCTGACGTGTTGGAGATTTGTAAGACTCAGTTCATAACGTATGAGAAGGGAATGGCAATCTTTATTGGATTTGTGGCCGTTCTTCTTACAGTGGCAGTAACTATTACGTGGAATGTGCAAGGTAGAACAACTGCTATAGAGTATAAGTTAGAGGGTGTTGGTAAGGATGTGTCTTTTGTAAGGATACAGTACGAAAAAGATAAGGTTGGGATTGATTCACTTAACAATAGTATAAAGACCTTGAATGTTAATGTGCAAAGATTAGCAGGAAAGTATGGAAAATGAATCCTGTGTATACCAAGGAGCATCTCGACTACTTCAGAATATGGGAGTCGGAGACAGCGGTTATTCATATTTTTATACACGGGTTGGAGGATGATTACAAGGCTATTTGGTTTACTGTAGTTAATGGTATTTGTCACCCTGTCAATAAAATTGAGTTTAGAAATTCTGAGTGGATGTTGAAGTTGATTCATAAAGAAGGATTTCACCCAACACAGAAGCACTTTAGGCTTGTGGAGGATAGGGAATAGTGAAACAGACAGTATATGTTAATAGTCATAAGGCAATTGTTTGTGAGGATTTTGGCTGTGGTTCCCGTCCGTCCGCGTGGGTGTTTGATGTGTGTCCTGACGGTGTGGTAATTCCGACAATACCTGATGTTTTGGGGGTAGAAAGATTGGGTGATTTGATTGATGAGTTGCATGTAAAGCCTACAAAGGCAGTGTTGGTTTTGGTATAGGGGAGGCAGTAGGTTTGAAAGGATAGACTGAATGGAGGGTGATGGATGCACAGGTCGTTGTTGGAGTTTACATACAGTGATTTACGTGGAGCAGTTCAGTCTAAGGTAAGAGCAAAGTCTAAGAGACTTCCTTCGGGAACTAAGTTTACAAAGTTCGATAAAAGAAATGGAGTTTTGGTTTTTTCCACAGAGTCCCAGACGCACCCCGGAACAGGGTTAAAGTGGAAACAAAGAATTAAGCTGATTGATTTACCTGTTGCTTTAGATATACCTGATAGTAAGTTAAAGTTGATTGATAGAGTACGGTTGGCTGTGTATGGTGACTTGAAGGTCGAATGTAATTGTCCTGCATTTTTGTATTGGGGCTACCGATATATCATGACACAGCTTGATTCGGTGGTTGGCAGAAAAGAAAAGAGATTACCGAAGATTAGAAACCCGAATTTGGATGGAACAGTCTGTAAGCATCTTGACAATGCTTTGTATACTTTGCCTTTCATAGTTTCTAATATCGCAAAAGAATTGAAATAACATTACTCACAGGAGGAACTTATGGTTTCCGCTATTCGCAAGATTCTTCAGGCTCCCGTTTTCACTGGTGTTAAGGTGTATGGTCAGATTCCTACTGCAAATCAGATGAGCATTACCGCGATTGATGTTGGGGAAATGCAGAATGACTTTGGAGTGGAGATTTTGAATACCGTTACTGCGGGTGCGGAGACTCTTGTATGGACACCTAATCGTTTGACAATCAATGTGCAGGGCGGTGTGTCCACGATTACTCAGGTGCTTGCGGCTGCTGGTGGAGTGACGGGAACTGCATGGGGAACTTTGGCTGCGATTGCTGCGGGGAGTACAACGGTTGCAGCGATGCCATTGACTGCAATCCGTTTTATGCCCGGTGCGATTCTTGGTTCGGCTCCTTCTTCTCTTGATCTCAGTTTGGTAAAAGAGGGGGGAAGTGGATTTCCTATTAACCCTGTGTTTATGTTCCGACATTTTACAGGGGGAAATGTGACTGTTGCTATTGCGCAAAGCAAGAATGGCTTTGTTCCTTCTATGGCATACGGGGAGAAAAACAAGGTTTCGGTTACTGCTTTGTATGGTGGTAAGGTTTACAATGAGTATAAGGTTATTATGCAGAATACCGTTTCAGCGGGTTCTGAGACGATTGTTTGGACAAAGAATGATGTTACTATTTCCAAGGCAGCTACTTCGACTGTTGCACAGGTAATTGCTGCGGCAGGTGGAGTTACTGGAGTTGCATGGGGAGTTATTGGAAAAGCTGCTTCCGCTGCGTTGACAGATGTTTCTGCGGGTACTTTGACTACAACTGCAATCTCAGGTCTTGACAATTACGTTGGCGGTGATGATGCGGGTATTCCTGCTGCTGCCTCTGTTGTTGTGGCAAACGGCGGTGAAGTAAATGTTGCTATTAACGGAAGACTTTTTAATACTGTGAGAATTTCAGCGATGGCGGCTTCTGCCAGTGCGGAACTTGAACTGAATGTGGTATCGGCAAACGCATAATCTGTCTGGTATAGATTAGCATAAACAAGGGACAACCTGAAACAATTGGGGAGTGCGTATGAGAAAGTCAAAAGAAAGCGCGGTTGTCTCCGAGACTCAAGTTCGCGGATTCTTCCGCGTTAAACTCGGAGAGGTGAGGAATGGAAAGACTGTTGTGGTCGGGGATTCGGGTTGGCAGCAGAATACGATTGTCAACTTGGGATTCCAAGATTACATCTGTGCTTCCATTGGAGCGGTGGCAGGAAGTAAGCAAATTGGGTACATGGGTATCGGTACGGGTGCTGCTCCCGCTGTTACAGACACTACGCTTAGCGGTGAGACAGGTACACGCAAGGCAACAACCAATACCACTGTCTCGTCCAAGACCCTTCAGATGACCGCTTCGTGGGCTTCCAGCGATCATCCCGGTGGTACTCCCGCAGTGCAGAACCTTGGCCTGTTCAATGCGACAACGAGCAATGCGACCCTGTGTGCGGGCAATACGTTTGCAACGAGTACATGGAACAGTAACCAAGCCGTCAGTGCCACGTATCAGTTAAGGTTCTCTTAATGTCTACTGGCTCTTCTTCCGAAAAGATTGTAAAAGAAAACGGAGACTTAGTTTCTCCGTTTTCTTTTTTGCAAAGTCCGTTTTCTCCTATAAAGCAATTTACTTTTCAAGGGAAACCTTTTGGAAAGAAATTTTGTTTGCAGGAGAAGGATACTATAGTTTTCCTTGATATGATGAATAAGGCTTACCGTTTGGGCAAGGGTTTACGTATTGATAGTGAGGATGATGACGGGTCTGATATGCCACAATCGTTTTCCACGTCTCAAGGACTATCAATTCATGTCTGTGACAAAATCAAAACAGCAGAAGTTGTCGGTGGATGATCTAAGAAAAAAGCAAGGTATTCGGTTAGATATTGGGTGTGGTCGTAATAAGCAAGTTGGGTTTATTGGTGTTGATAAGAGGGACGTTGAAGGTGTTGACGTAGTACATGATATTGAGGTCTTTCCGTGGCCTATTCCTGACGGTTGTTGTTCTGTTATTATGATGAGTCATGTAGTGGAGCATATTAAGCCGTGGCTCCAACTGGATATGATGAATGAGTTATGGCGGGTGATGGAAGTTGACGGCTTGCTGATGATAGCGACCCCCTACGCTACATCGTTTGGTTACTACCAAGACCCTACCCATTGCTCCCCCTGGAATGAGGCTACTCCCTTTTACTTTGTGAAGGGACATAATCTCTACGAAATTTATACTCCGAAGCCGTGGAAACTTGATAGAGAAGTGTCTTGGCAGTATCAAGCAAACATGGAAGTTTGTTTTAGAAAGTTGGCAGAGTGAGTTGTGTTAGGTGTGGCAAGACTTCGCCGATAAGCAAGAACAGTCCTCTTGCTTTAGGGAAATTTGTTTGCAGTGATTGTGTAACGGAAAAGGACATTGAGAAGATTATCAAGGCTATCCCTGCTATGGAAAGGTTAGAGTCATGCCTAAAGAGCGTCAGTTGATTGGAATTTGCAGAAGGCAATTTAAGCAGCATACCCTGGTATCAACCCCAACAGAAGGTTGGATACGCTACGAGTGGGCGCACGCGAGATTTTCTCAGATTGTCCCGATGAATTGGTCTTCTCAGGGTTTTGACATATCGTATACCGCTGTTGGGTATCAGATTGACGATGCGTATAACTTGATTGTGAAGAAGGCACTTGAATTGGGAGTGGAGTGGTTGGTTACTATTGAGGATGATGTATTGATTCCGGGTGACTTGTTTGTTAGACTTTGGGAGTACCAGAAGAAGAAAACGATTCCTATAGTTTCAGGTCTTTATTACTTGAAAGCAAGTCCTACTCTTCCCTTGATTTTTAGGGGCAGGGGAAATGGGGCCTTTACAGATTTCAAGCCCGGTGACAAAGTTTGGTGTGATGGTACGGGAATGGGATGTTTGTTGATACATACGTCTATTTTGAAGTATATGTGGGACCATACGGAGGATTACAAGGCACCAGATGGAACTTCTTTGCGAAGGGTGTTTGTTTCCCCGCAGCATACCTTTTATGACCCTGAGAGTGGTGGATATTCGAGAATGAACGGGACACAGGATTTGTACTTTTTTGATAGACTATTAGAGAATAAGGTATTTGAGAAAACCGGATGGAAAAAGATCGGTAAAAAGGAGTGGCCTGTTTTATGTGATACATCTATATTTTGCAAGCATATTTGCCGACAAACTGGAAGACAGTATCCTTGACGTAGAGGTTCTGTCTTCTCAGTAGAAATACCTGAGAAGGGGAGAGGGAATTGACTTCCCTTTCCCCTTTTTGTTTTACAAAGGAGAATTTATGTTTTATGTAGTCGGAAGAATTGCGGATCAGGTTGTGCTTGAGAAGGGACTCCGAAATGAGCCTTTTTCTGTACTTCTTTACTCCAATGCTGGAGCGAATCAGAACAGATTAGTTTTTACTCAAGACATGAGTAATTGGAATCTGGGGAGACAGATAGAAATATCTGATGATAATAACAAGGAGTATGGGATTGTAAAGGAAGTGAAAGGGAGTACCCTTGTACTTGAATCTAATCTTGTAAACTCGTATAGCACTTCTGCCAATGCAAAGATAACGGACGATCTTAGAAATGATTTAGCCAACCCAAACAGATTTGGTGGAGTTCCCAATGATTATTTTGTGTATGTAAATTCTGATGATAGTATCGAAGCAAAGAGAGTAATGGCAGAGGATGAGTTTGTCCCTGTGTGGAATAATGGGGTGATAACCGGACTTGACTTTACACCGGAAGATTCTTACCGGATTATGCGCTTTGAGCCTCGGGACGAGAATGGTAATGTGAACGATACTTTGACAGCTAACGGTGTGGATTATGTTGACATAACAGCATCTATATGGGTAGCAGGACTGTCTGCCATTGATACTACTTTCAACGAGAGTCTGCAAATACCTATCATAAATCCTGACAAAAAGCAGGCGTACATCAAGACCGCCTTTGTAAATGGCATAGCTACTAAGAGATTCAAAACTTTGGAGTATGGGGTTTGGAATATTCCTAACAAGTACAAATTCAAAGACCAGCATATCAAGATAACGGATGAGGAAGTTCTTGACATAAATGCACTAATGGACCTTTAACCGAAAGGACAGGGTATGCTTAACTTAGTGGCCCGAATCAAAGATCAGGTAGTGGTAATTCCTCCAACCGATCAGACGATGGACAGTGAATTTCTGAAGGCGGTAGCCATCAATTATGGCGGTGCGCCGGAGGATTACATTATCTATCAGTTGACAGCAGAGGAAGAAGTGCGAGTAGATAACGGAGATGAGTTTATTTTGAAGTGGGACGGGGATAAGATTGTTGCTCTGGATTTTAGTATTGAGGATGCAAAAGGTTGGCTGAGTGTTACATTAACCACACAAGCCATTAAGGTAACACTCAATTCAGTGGACATTGCCAAGGTAAAGATTCCTACAGGTGATCCGAAAGAATCTTTCGTTCAAGGTGATCTTGTTTTTAAGGACAATTCCGTAGTTCAATGTCAAGTAGCCTCTGATTCAACTCCTTCCAAGTCAAGTGTGAATTGGTCTGTTGTTGCCCCTGCTATTCTTGTTGCTTTCAATATCCTTCTTCCAGACAAGAAAACGATAGATATTACAGCTAATTTTACTGACTCTCTTGATGTTCGTCTCCCTGGAAGAAGTGCAAAGCTGACTATCACGATTGTAAACGGAGTATGTTCGATTCCTATGGTATTCAATAGCCTGGATAATTGCGGGGAATGGACTATCCCGGCAGACAGCAGGGTAGTTCTCAATGGAATGCAATACAAAGTGATTGAGCAGCAAGTGTTCAATGGATTTCTCCCTTACTAAAACGGAGGTCACAATGGCACGAAGAAAGAAGTATTTCATAGCATATTCTACACAAAGAGGACTTTCCGATGTAGTTTTCTCCAACGAGACTATTGATGTTCTCCCCTCTGTGTGGATTCTCTCACGTCAAGGTTCTAACTCAGGAGTTCGGTATGCGCTCTTGGGTGTATTTGATGTGAATGAAAGTTTTTCTAATCGTTCCTTGGTTACTTTCGTTACTCAGTCTGAAAGCATAACGGAGTTTTCTTTACAAACCGTGATAGTTAAGGGCAATGTCTACTCTTGGATTAAGGATATGAACTCCAAATATGAGGTACGGTATACTCTTCTGTCATGGGTAGATATGCCTTAATTTATGGCTGCACTTAAAGCCTTACAATCAGGAACCTTAACGATAGCTGTTGGCAATGCCTCCAACACTGCCACTATTACAGCTATTACTACTGCGAATGCCTTTCTGCGTTTCAGTTGGAATACTGCCTCTGCTACAGATGCGGTCGGTGCAGTACGTGGTACTATCACTAATACCACGACACTGACTTTTACTCGCAATACCACAACTACAGCAATCACGGTAGAGTGGGAGGTTGTAGAGTTCTCTTCTGGAGTAACTGTACAGAGGGGTTCGGTTACTCACAGCACGGCTACTACCAATGTGACTATCACGGCAGTCACAACGGCTAATTCCTGGCCTATAGTTACGTTCTCTACAGCGGATGCTTCATGGCTTGCTGCTTATGTAGGAATACAAGCCTCAATCACAACTACGACGAATTTGGCCTTGGTAAGTAGTGCTGCATCAAGCAACGTGGTGGAGTGGCAGGTGGTACAATATGATAATTGTACTGCTGCTTTGTATTCTCCCACAATAGGTAATAATTCTCTTGGCGGTACACAAACAATAACGAGTGTCACTCAAGATCATACTTTACTGTTTGATTCCTTCTACGCGAATGATGACCCACATGCACCAGAAAATTTAGGTAGATGGGCCTTAACAAGTGCCACTGTAGTCACATACGTTAATCCGTCAGACTCAGGTAATGGAAATCATTATCATAAGCTGTACGTTGTATCATTTACAGATTCAATAGCTGTACAAAGGGCATCCCTCTCATTAGGCACTAACGCATCGGCTACATCGACTGTAACCTCGATAACTGTAGCTAATACGATGGTGCATATCCTTGGTGCGTATGGGACATGTGCGGCTACGAGCTACGCAACGAATGGGTTTCAGAGGAATGCCTGTACTTGTGACGTTACCAATACTACTACCATAACTATTGCGCGTAACACGGGCACATCTACATCTACTTGCTCGTGGGAATTGATAGATTTTACTGGAACTATTGTAACTGATCTCTCTGCTTCCATCTTTGATTCCTCAACAATCTCTGAGAGTTTGACAGTAAGAGAAGACCTCGGTGCAGTAAGTGTTTTTGATACCTCAACAACATCTGAGAGTGTTTCTGCGAGACTTAATGCTTATTTGTTAAGTGTTTTTGATACCTCAACAACATCTGAGAGTGTTTCTGCGAGACTTAATGCTTAT